CGAGTATATTCAATTGAGATTGAGATAGTGAATTCTACAGAAGTTGGCTATCTACTTGCCGTAACTGAATCTGGTTTCGTTATGGAAGATAAAGATTCGACCTCTTTACCTGATATTATCAATCAGCCAGGTGGAGATAAGTTTTACCTTTACAACGTTGGTGATGCGAAAGTAATTATACCGCAAGGCGGAATTTCATCAGAAAAGGGATATATTACATTTGAGTCCGAATCGTGGCCTACAGTTGTTACTGAAATTCCGAAAGGCGAATTTCTCCCAGTATCATTTGAGTATTTTTCACAAACTCAAGGCTCTAATGAGGACACGGTAGCTGTTGAAAGCGATGCACTGATAAGCCAGTTTACTTTTGGTTATCAATTTTCAGTAACATCAACTGGCCAAGATTTGTTTTCAACTATTACTCCTTCCTATCAAAACAACGTGATAGGCGAAGGATCGTCTTTTTCTCTGTCTTCATTCCCGATTGGCGTTACAACAGTTGTTACCGTTAGGGTTTATAATACAGGAACAAGTTCGCTAATAATATCGTCAGTTACTATTGGCGAAGACGGTAATCTTTCTTCGGGTTCTATTGGGCCTGGGATTGTTATACCGCCATCGTTTTATGGTAATATCAATATCAACCTATCAACCAATGTTGAAGGCAGCAAATCTGTTAGTGTTCAAATAGTTTCTAATAGCAGAACTAACTCTGTTTACAATTTTACTCTTACTTATGCTGTTCTGCAACAATCCAAGATTGAGTTTAGCGAAGGCTTTTCTTCTGGGTCTTCTAATTCGGTTCTTGTTGACGGTCAGGAAACGGATTTTGGAACTGTTGAAAGAGACCGTCCATTGTCAAGATATTTTGTGTTGAAGAATTCAGGTATTTACAAGAGTTTGATTATAAATTCTGTTTCTTCTTCTTCTCCTAGCATGCCACTATCAGGCCTTCCGTCGTTTCCGTATACTCTTATTCCTAATAATGGTAATGCTATGACTTTTTCTGTATCATTTGAAACTTCGGAAGTTGGTTTGAAGGAAGGTATTCTTTCTATTGATTATGTAGAAGGCTCTGTGTATACTCCGCCAACATCAAGTCCTCCATCGGTTATAACCGATCCTGGTGATATTATTCCAATTGGGCCAGGAGGAGTATAATTGTCAACTTTATCTGTAACATATACATGGTCGGTTCCTGATACATTTGATTTGAGTTTCGAATGGAGAATTATTGTTCAGTCAACCCCTTCTTCGATTCCGACAATTCTAACTTCTGGTTCACAGAATGCTATCAATAGGCCAACACTTATTTATCCAAATGGCGGAGAAGATATTCTTACAAGAGAAATAGAGGTTTCATGGCAAGAACCGTCTCCTCCTTCTACAGATAATTTGGAAGTTTGGTACGAGATTTACTTCACAGAGAATTATGATTATATGACAGAACCGGATTGGAAGATGATTGCTTCTGTTCCGTCTGGAATAGGTAAGTTTTTGTGGAAAGTTGGAAACAGCATTAAGAGTCAGAATGTTAGAGTTGGTGTTAGGGCTGTTAATAGTAGAGGAGAGAGAAGTACCATGTCTATTTCTGCGGCTTCTTTCTCAATAAGGAAAGCGCAGCCTGTTACTCCAACAGTTCTTTCTCCTATTCCTGGTGCTAGATACGGTTCAACAGTCAAGTTTATTTTTGATGACTCTGGTATTATGAATGGCTTTACTCAAAGAGCTAAGTATTACATTTATTTCAGTTCATTAAAAGCTCAAATTCCTTACACTCCTGTTGCGCAAAGAATGCCAGTTGGTGCAGGCCCTATTGTTTGGGACACTTCGCTATTACCTCCTTCAGACGACTATGTTTTAACTATCTATCTAGCTGATGACGATGGAAACAAATCGCAAGAAATTAACGTTAGAGATGTGTCTATTATTCAAGAAGGCTTTTTCTTGATAGATACGAAGCCACCAAGCGGCTATATACAAATCAACGACTCTGAACAGTTTACAAGGAATGAGAACGTTTCTGTTAAGATGTATGCATATGATGAGGTTACAGGTGTTCATTCTATGCAGTTTATAGAAGAGGCAGAAGAAGATATTGTTGGACCTCCAGAATCATTTGCGAACGTAAAGTATTGGGCGCTAACAGAGGATGACGGCGTTAAGACTTTGAAAGTTAAGTTCCAGGATTTTGGCGCTAATAGAACTAGCTCTGAAACAAGAAGCTTTAGAGTTTTGTTTGAAATTGACAATAACGATATTGCTGATATTGTTTCGCAAAATGCTGATACTGTCTGGCTTGCTCAGAACGGTAGCCAACCTTCTATTCATAGATTTAACCCCAATGGCTCTTTCATAACATATGTCAATGAACAAATTAATTGCTTAGCGGTTTACGGTGATATATTGTATGCTTCGGCTCAAACAAGCGATAGTACCGCTTTGGTCTATAGATGGACAGGCTTTGTATTAGAGGAAGTTTTCAGTCTAAGCGAAATTGATTCTGAGATTTTGGCGATGCACCAGTTTAGGGATAAGCTGTTTTTTGGATGCAAAAATGGAAGTCTCTATCATTATGACGGAACAAATGTAACGTATATCAAGAACTTTGGGTCTCAATTGTATAGGTTGTACTCAGATAATTCATTGCTTTACATTGTTCCCAGAAATTCCAAGAGGATACATATTTACGACGGACAATCATTCCTAGAGGTCACTGTATGAGCTTGTTCTCTCAAAAAACGATTTCAGGTACTTATAATTTGACTTCGACGGATAAGGCTCTCTATGAGCCAATTGATGATTCTGCGCTTAGAATTCAGTTCGCAAAGAGCGAAAACTCGGTAACTCCATTTGTTTCTGCAAAGTTTTGCGTTCTGACTGTCGAGGGCATTAAGGTTTTGGCGGGCGTTTTTATTGATTCGTCAGGAACGGAGTCTACTCTTGTCCAGATACCGTTGGTTGGGCAACCTATATCAGAGCTAGTAAGGTCATTGAATACCTATGTTGAGGTTTTTGCAGAATCTGTTAATTCTTTCGATTATTTGTCTTCAATGCTTCTTAAGGATACAGCTTTTACATCAGTTTCTGGAACTTGGGCATATTTTTCCGCAGAAACAACAAACATTAACTCAACGTTTTCAACTCTATCAACTGATATTACATATCATCTAACAAGTGCAGAGCCAGTGTCTTTGCAAAATAATTACACTCAGTCTCTGGGAGGTTATGTTAGTACAAATGAACTTTATAGAGGAGTTGCTTTATTGTCTTCGGTTTCCATATATGACAAGATACTGTATCTTGGACAGTCCGTAAGTGACGGCTTTTCAATAGTTGATTTACAGAAGAGCGAATATGTTCAAATAGGCGAAGAAATCATAAGAATTAGTAAGTGGTCTAGTAATGTTGGTTATATAGCGGAAAGAAATGCATATAATACTCCTCTGAGAAGTCACTCAAAGGGGTCTATTGTTCGGGAAATATTGAAGAATGATTTCTTTGATTTGAACTTTAGTCCTGAAAGAAAGCAGTATAGATGCATTGCTATCAAAAATGAACATGCTGAGGATATTGCTAAAGACATGAAGGTTTTCTTTAAGATAAACAGTAGAAATAACTTATCCACTGTTAGACTTGCTATTGAGGCTCCAAATAGCGATTATTATTCAGGAACTTCTACGTCTACTGGTATAACTGCATTTGCTGTTGCTGATTTAGCTGGAGTTTACGAAGACAATCATTTTGTAGCCGCTCCTATTGTTTTCATATCAGGTAATAACAATGGACAAAAGAGACTTGTTAAGTCCTTTACAGCAAGTAGTGGAACAATAGAAATTGACGAGAGATTGCCAAATTCTATTTCAATTGGTGATCAGTTCTATATAGATACGGCTCCTTCGCATAGAACAAAATCAGGAACGAAAGCTCCAAACGGTTCTAATGTTTCTGAGTTTTTTGACGCCAACAATGAAACAACAGCAGTTTCAATTAATGTCTTAGGTAATCGAACGAGCGGTAAAGATCTAAAACCTAATGAGGTTATTTATGTTTGGATTGAACGATCTATTTCTGAGTCAAATGACGAGTTCTTGAACAACAGATTTTCTCTAAGCGTTATTTATAGCAAGGTGTAATATGGAAACAGTCAATCTAAACATACTAGCAACAGATTATAACAGGCTTCTTATTGGAGACTATGTTAAGTTTTTCATGAAGTTTGAATCTGCTCCTATTATTGATGAGATTAGCGAACAAACTTTACAGTTGTTTGGTGATAGATTTCCTTTCATAGAGAGAGCAGAAAACGGTAATGGTCTTAGAATGCGACCAAAATCGTCAATGTCGCTTCCTTTGCTGCTTAGTAACAATACAGAGTTTTCAATCGGTTTTTGGCTAAGGTCTTTTTGGATTTCGCCAACCGTAAGCCCTCTTACTAATCTTACTGTTTACTATAGAATGGCACTGTTTGATAAGTCTGAGTTTTTGTATACAAGTTCAACCGGGTATGTAACATCAAGTAACGGCACTTTTGTCATATATGAAGAAAGTAGAGAAGACGGCTTCAATGTTATGAAGATTCTTCTAACAGGAGGAGACAAGAGACAGGTTGCTGTTGAAACGGAAAGATACGAAGCCGGTAAGCTTCATCATTTCTGGATTTCGTATTATGGGCCTGGAAGAAGACTGGATGTTTACATAAATGGAGTTAAGGCGAATCTTTTCTCCGAGGATGGACTGTCAATTCCGTCGAATATAAATACAAACTCAACCTATTTTAGCATCAATAAGTCAGCTATTGGTTATAGTTCTCTTTTGAGGGATAATGCCGGCTTCCTCGACGAACTTGTTTTCATAGGCAAGTATATTGTTGATGCAAAGACGATATCAAATGCTATAAATCTTGGTGTTGAGTATGTTATAGATAAGTCTCTTCTGTATAAGGAGATTGTCAATAATTGCTTCGCTTGCGATGACCCAACCGCTCTTGGAGTAACCTCTGTTTTGAGTAATGGAAAGAACTTCTATGCCGGAAGGAATGACGGAACTTTATTTCGTGGCGATAGAACTATGTGGCAAGTCAGAAGAGATTTTGCCAATAAAGACGAAGTTAAGTTTGTGAAGAAGAATTCTTTCGGCTCTGACTCTATCATTGGGGTTCAGGATGGGGTGCTAAAGCTTTACAAGTCATCAGTTAGGATATGAACTAGATGTCCATTTCAATTACACAGGTAAAGATAAACAATACAAACATACAAGACACCTCAATCGAAGTGCCTCTTGATGTTATTACGATTAATTGGGATATACAGACCACAACTCCGTCTATCAAGCAGCTTTCCTATGAAATACGCATAGGAACGCATAATGTTAATTGGGGAACAGGAAACTATATTCCTGACATTTTGAGTCAACCTTACGCAAGAGATAGATCTCAATATTGGAGATTTAAGCCAAAGTTTTTGCAGCGCGGCCAGAAATACTATGGACAAATAAGAGTAAAAGACACGACAAACGAAGAAAGCGAATGGGTTCGTTTTGTTTTTATTGTTAATCGTTTGCCGTTCTTGACTCATGCCAGCATAACTCCCGAAGAGCCGTCTGAACAAACTGATTTGGAACTTGACTTGGGTTTGTCGTCTGAGTCTGTAACGGTCAAAACTAAGTGGATTAGGAATGGCGTTCACTATGATCAGTTCGACAACTATCAAAAGATATCTAAAGAGTATCTTAGGTATGGCGATTCCTGGTATTGTGAAATTACGCCTGTAGACAATCTAGAGAAAGGGCCAACAATAACGGCAAAGGCCGTTAGGATTATAAAGCTTCCTCCCGTTACAGAGTCGCTCAAGATTTTACCAATCAACCCAAATGTTAATGACATACTTGAAGCAAACTATGTCGTAAACGATCCAAATACGCAGACTTTGCTTGTTCAAGATAAGAGCCAGATAAGATGGTATATCAACAATGAACTCATTAGCGAAGCTAATGATGAAAAGTTTGTAAGACTTGGTTTGAAGCCCAATGACGAAGTGTTCTTTACTGTAGCGCCTAGCGACGGTATTTTTACAGGAACAACAGTATCTTCAAGAACTGTTGTTATTCAAGACGCAGGATTTAGGACGGTCAACCTAAGAGTTGATGGCCTTGTAAGTAATTTGAACGTCAATAGCGTAAACCCAACTCTTGAGTGGGACGTTATTTCTCCGTACAATAGGTCAAGTAGATATGCCAAGATAAAGATGGGCACAGCGCCTGGTTCTGATAATGTCTATACAAATGTAATAGAGACTTATGACAATAAGTTTACCATACCTGATAATATTGTTAGAAGAGGTATTGATTACTATGTATCCGTTTCTGCAAGCGATCAGAATGACTTGTTTACAAACTATGAAACGTCTAGTTTTAGAGTTGCCGGAAACTTGTGGGAAAGAGAAGTTAGCAATTCAAAGGGCTGGACATTTGAGGCGTCTTTGAGCGTTTCAGGCGAAGGCTATCAGAGAATTTCTTTTGCGGACGGTTCTAGATTTGCGGAAATAAGGTTCTATGAAACCAAGTGCCAACTCATGCTTGGTAAGTCTAATGTCAAGATTTTTGATATTGATATGACTGTTCCTAGAAATCTCATTGTTACGGCTAAGGCTGATGACATTAAGGTTTACATACAGAATAGCCTTATTATAGACGGAACGGGCGAGTTCAAGGAATCTGCTTCGGATAGGTTTATTGAAATTGGTTCTAATGGAGGTTCTGAAGCTATAGGTTTGTTCAAGAGAGTTGTTTATAATGTTGACGGAGCATTTGACCCTGGTTCTTCTGTTTATTCAGATATAAGGCTTGAGAAATTTGTTGACTTTACTGGAATGTCTCTTGCGGATATTACGGAGCATGATGGTAATGTTCTTGTTGCTGCAAATCCAATCAATCCAACAGAAAGTGGAGTTGTTTATAAGATCATAGAAACAGAACAACCTTCTCTTGCTGCAACAGAAAATGTTGATGTTTTTGATACAAAGATTAACTCTATTGCAACTTCTCCTGACGAAGGCATCCTTTATATAGGACATGGTTATGGAGCAAGCTTTTTCGATGGATATTTCATACCAAAGTATGATAGCGATTCTGTTTTTATAGCAGGATTTGATCCAACAATCAATTTGTGGGAGCTTGTCAAAACAACAACTTTTGACGCAGCAAGCTATATTGAAGAAGGTCTTGTTATTGATACAACTATTTCTGCTAAGCAGGCGGACTTGTCTTCAAGCACTGTTGAGATATTTTTAACAATTAATACCGAAGCTATCTCTTTCATATCTCTTTATGATTCAATTTTTAGCTATGAGTTTGAGATTGAAATTGTAAACAGTGTTTTGACAATATATCTAGCAGGAACAAATACTGTTGCGTTTACAACAGATCTTGTTAATAAGAGCGTTTCTCAGGTTGTTGATGAAATTAAAGAAGCATCTTTGTCAACAAACTATTTCTTCTCTCTCTTCTTTGATGTTTTTGCAAATGACATTTCTGTTGCTTCTCAATCAGCGACTAGATTGGATGCTGTCTCAAGAACTGCGATGTTTCCTAGCTTGACCCTTAGAGGCGATTATCAAGTTACTGATACATACAATCCAAGTCCATACGGAACATACTCTACAGGTAAGTGGTTCTACTGTCATAGGAAGAAGGGTACGCCTTGGTTTGAAAGGGTTGATAATTCTCGCGGATGGACAATCGACTTTAGCCTTAGAATAGATGATTTTGAGGATAGTGATACTCCGTCTAATACAGGTAAGCCAAAAGGAACGGGTATATACGTTAATGACGGTTTGTGTAGCGAAAATATATGGTTCTTGCCTCAAGAGATTATCTTTGAAGGCACAGAAAGATCATTCTTGTATGATACAACTGAGTTGACTGATTATAGACTTGTTGGAAAGAAGACAAGAATCAAGCTTTATGGAAAGAAAGCAAGCGATCAGTCTTACAAGTTGATTGCTGAAACAACGATAAAGCTTGCTGCAACTAATCAAGGAAATGCGGCTAGACCGTCTGTGTTCTGTGATTCTACAGGAAAGACTCATGCGGTATGGCATGACGACGGTAAGGGCATCAATAGAAGACAACTCTATTATAGCTACTATGATGCTAACACTGAATGGTCAGAGCCGGAGCTTATTGTATCTGACGACTTTAGTTCATCCAATCCTAGTATAGCCATTGATAGTTATGGAAATATCTACGTTGTTTATGAAACAACAAGATCTGATTATACAGATATTGCGGTTATAACAAAGAATGCGAATGGATGGTCTGAGCCATATTTGCTTACGTCAAATCTTTATGATTCGTTTGCTCCAAAGATCGCTATTGATAGCAAGAATAATGCTCACGTTGTTTGGGAAGATCATAGAGTGTCTCAGCCTCAGATTTTCTATTGTCGCAGAAATGCGTCAAATGGACAATGGGAGAGTAATACCTTTGGTAAGCAGGATATTCAGGTTACAAACGAAGCTGTTGGAGCAAAGAGACCTGCTATTATTTCTAACAACACTTCTTTGTATATGTCTTGGACAGCTTTTGAGAGGAACGGTTCTTCGTCAATCAAGATGGCTGTTTATGACGACGGACAAAAGAAGTGGAATTCTGCGGCTCAAGGAGGCTTTGACTTTTCTGTTTCTGGTACAGGGTCTGTACGAGCAGATAACTCTACCATTTGTATTGATTTGAAAGGTCAAGTCTTTGTTGTTTGGCAAGATACTGTTGATAACAACATACAGCTTTTTGGAAGGCAAATCAATCCTAGATTGGTTTTTGCAAAGTCTGTGTTGCAACTTACAACAGGCGACTATGACTCTACTCATCCTAAGGCTGGACTCAACTCGGCAACAGGCGATATTTTTGTAGTATTCGAAAAGCAACAAGAGAAAATTGTTTCGCCTTATGACCCATATGTAGCAAGAGCAAGCGACGTTAGCTTGAAAAGCCCGTCTATTGCAATGTTGAAGTGGGATGCTTCTTCTCAGGTTTGGTATAGTAGCAATCAGGACAAGCCTTCTTCTTATACAGCTTCATTTGATGTTGATTTTGATTTTGGACTACCTAAGGAAGCTTTTAGGCCTAATATACCTTCTAAGTTTAGTGGTAACTTGCATATACTTTTTGAAAACTTACAAGTTTCAAGCCCAAGAGAGATATTGCATAATAACGACATTTTTGGTCAAGTAAGAGACTTGATTTATGATTTTAGCTTTGTTCCTGATTATAATGTTTCCGATCATGAAACAGCTTTATTTGGCGAACGAAGACTTGACGGCGATTTGAATAGAAAAGAGCTTAGGTTTGGAGATTTCTCAGATAACTTAGCTTCTAGATTTGTTATTGGAAATCTTAGATACTACCTATCGGATGCTGTGAATCCATTCAATATAAGTCTTGTTTCTTCGGCAACGACAAATATGCCAAAGACTGAAGTTTTGGCTGTTGCAAGCAATAACAATGGAGATTCTTGGTTTGGAACATCAATTGGTTTGATGTACTATGACAGAGATACGAGTAAGGCTTATTTGCTTGATTCTGATAATTACAACATCAAAGGTCTTTCTGTAAACTCAATTTCTTTTGACAAGAAAGCTAATATGTTCTTGTCAACCTCTAGTGGCATTTATGTAAGCTCTGACCATTCATACTTCTTCAAGCTTTCTGGAAACTTGCCAGCAAAACCTGTTTGTGTTGACATTGACGGACTTAATAACTTGTACATTGCTTCTAGCGAGGGACTGTACATTGTTAGTCTAAACAACATATACTCAAGCCTTGTTTTGACAAAAGAAAATGCAACAACAGTAAGAACTATTGCGGTTGCTGGCGACGATATAATCAAGATTGACCAGAATTCTGGATTGCCAACTAATAAGGTTACGACCGTAAAGGTCGATGCTTCAAATGTTGCCTGGATTGGTTCCGAAGAAGGTCTTATTCGTTATAGCGGCGGAGAGATTTCTGTCTTTACAACAGCAAACGGTCTTAACTCTAATAAGATTAACGATATAGCAATTCGTAATACAGCTATTAGGTATATAGCTACAACAGCAGGCGTCAATAAGATGATTGGTGTTGGAATTTCTCCGTTGAATTTTGATAACACCAATGCCCCTCCTGCTGCTGCAACTCAGGTTGGGGTTGGCGACGTAAACCTTCCAATCTTTGTAAATGCAAAAGCTATTAGGTGGAGAAATCCCAATATTCTATGGATTGCTTCGGGTTATAATTTGTTCCAAATAACTTTTACAGAAGAGTCTTTTACAACAGAAAGAACAGAGATAACCAAGTTTAGAAGTTCGGACTTTACGCTTAACGCTGTTTTGCCAAAGAGAAATGATGACCTACAGACATTCCGAGTTGTTGGTCTTGACGACAGAGTAATTTCCAAGAATACGGTATATGAAGTTATCTTGAATGGTAACAAGATAACAAGAGGGTACTCGTTCTCTCCTAGCGATAAGTTACTGAGATTTAGCTATCCTCTTTCTGAAACAGACATTATCAAAGTTAATGTTCGTTTTGATATTGAGAAGATTGGAACTTTTGCTCAGAATAAAGCTCAGCAAATTGCTCTTGGTAATAAGGCAACAAGACTCGAAAGGCTTGTATCGGCGAATGGAAGCATCTTTGCCTCGACCGGCGGAGACATAAACACTCTTCAGATAAATGACTCTGTTAGCGATCTTCCGTTTGATAAGATCATTCTTGACAGAACTCCACCAAGAGGAAAGATTACTCTTGGAACAAGAAGAGAAAGAAGTATCTTTGAGGTTAATGTATCGCCTCTTGAGGACGACGTAGAAGGAGTTTTTGACGACGTTTCGGGTATTGACAAGATGATTGTTTCCAATTTCACTAACTTTACTTCAGACGGAGAAACTCCGTTAGAGCCTATTGTCTTTACAAGATTCTTGCTTCATAACGTTGGAGAGATATTTGATAGCGTAAGTAGGCAGTTTACTTTTGAAAGCGGCAAGGGTCGTAGGCTTCTAAGCTATCAACCTATTGGCGGAAATCAAGCAATGATGGCAGGCACAGCCGAGCCAGCCAATGTCTATCGTTACAACGGTGTTGACCAAACATGGGATCTCATAGATACTTTGGATGTTGTTGGCGGCGTTGCAAATCCAAGCGCTTCTGTTGAGTTCCTTATTGAGTATCAGGGTAGAATATACGCTGGAACAGGTAGCCCTAACGGTTCTGGAAAGCTATGGGTTATGAACTCGTCAACTATGAAGTTTGATTTGCTTCGAACTCTTCCTTCCAATACTCATGCTTACTGCGCCGTTGTCTTTGACGAGGTTCTCTACTTTGGCGGCGGTGGCGGTGGGTATGGTGCTTTGTATTCCTTTGACGGTACAACAACAACTGAAGTTTTCAGAAACATAAGCGGAGCTATATATTCCCTTGTTGAATCTGATAGAGAGCTTTATGCGGCAACAGGATATGAGGGTCGTATATACAAGCTTGATCCTAAGAATCGTACTCAACAGATTGTTGACGTTAATGCTGATAGAAATGTCTTGAGTATTGGCAAGGCAACTGTAAACGGACAAGGATACATATTTGCGGGAATGTCAGCAAATGGACAGATTAAGAGGTCTAAGGTTCCTGATTCTCCATTTGTTCATTCATTCAAGACCGTTCCTTCAGCAGTTCATTCTATCAGAACTATTTCTGATAAGCTTTATGCCGCTATAGGTAATACAGTTTATGCATTAGATAATGTATGGAATGCAAAATACACTCATAATGAGCAAGTTAGAGATGTTATTGGCGGTCTTGATAGTGCGGTTTGGTTTGTTTCTGACTCTTACATCTATAAGATTGGAAGGGCTGAAAATGTCAAGAGGATTTATTTGAAGCTCATTGATAGGGCTGGTAATGAAACCAACCTTTACACTGACGATGCACAATCAACGCTTAATGAGAATCTCTTTGACGAAATTTCCATATCCGATCTTGCATCGTTTATTAATCGCAACAGAGTTCTCAAAATAGACGAATTCGGAAATGCAGTTGCAATAAGAGAAGGAAATGATAGGTTCTACTCGGCTGATATAGTTGAAGAGGAGAGCGGAGAATACTTCAGCGAAATCTTCAATGGAACAAATAATCTTGTTGCTTGGGATAAGATATCCTGGGACGCAACCATACCAGATAATACAAGTGTTACTGTTTATGTTAAGACAGCCGCAACAAAGGACGAGTTGCTTGATAAAGCTTTTGAATTCTCTGTTGACGGTAAAGATCAGAGTTCTGATATATCATTCTTGACTGGTCAGTTTATACAATTCAAGGTAGTCATGAAGAGTAGAGTTAGAGGTTTGAGTCCGTCTTTGAGAAATGTTATAATCAAGAGCATTTCTAGCGATTCGACGCACTTCTTTACTACGAACTTTGTGCTTCCAAGCAGAGTTAAGAGCGGAATAGTAACTTCGACCAAGTTGCTTCCCGTTTCCGCTGACGTTGTTTTTGGTATCAATACGAATAACTCTACTGATTTTGCAGAGTATCAGATAGTTGATGAGAATAGAATCTTTACAACTGATGATTCTCAAGTTGGTAGTGGCCTTAGGGTTGGTGTAAGACTTATTACTCCAACAAAGGCTGAGGCTTCTGGTCTTGTTCCTGAAGAGTATAGCCCGTATGGGTTGCCTCTTTTGTTAAATGCTGTCGAGTGGTCATTCAAGAACGAGGATAATCTTGAAAGAACTTGTAATTTCAAGGTTAGCTTCTACGAAGACCCAGAGCTAACGAATCTTGTTTACTATGCTGATAGTAACGATTCTTATGTTGGATTTAGTTCTGATGGAGACATATTCCCAACCGGCGGAGTAGTCCTTCCACCAAACAATACTACAGCAATGTCTTTTACTCCAATAGGAAATACTCCTCTTCGATGCAATACATACTACTATGTCAAAGTAGAAATGACGAATGAGGTTGAAAACTTGACGGTTTATGACAACTACTCATTTACTCAGTCATGCGGAACAACTTATGTTGACACAATAAGCTTTGATTTCACCAACACAACAGCCAACATTGAGACTTATCATTTCAGAGTAAGGTTCTACAATGACCCTGAAAGAACGGATCTTAAGCATACAGCATTTAGCGGAAATGATATCGCTAATTGGTTTGCAGACGAATTCGCTTTGCCAGTTTCTGGTAAGATGTTAAATCCTGGACAAACAGCGACGATAAACTATACGCCTTTACTTTCAAATATTGATGCCGCTAAGACTTATTACTTGTCTATAGACGTTTTCAATGGAGAAGTATTTGAAAATAACAGTAACTCGTTTACATTCAAAGCTAATGACGCTACTTCTCAGGTCTATTGCGGTTCGTATTCCGATGTTCCTGTAGTAAAGAATTTCTCGATTATGTTTGAGCTTGAGAACAATGAATTTGTCAGCATGAGAGTTAAGATCTAAATGCCTGTTAGAACACCACATTTTGGACTTGAAGCATTCATAACTGGCGATATCTACTCTGAAATTGTAGATACTCGTAGGTTTATGAGTATAGATTCGCATATGGCTTTTATTTCAGACCTTATTGGCCCTGGTGTCATAGAAGGCTGGGAATTGTCAACTCCGTCATCTTTGACTCTGAATGTTTCGAGCGGTTGGGGAATGATTGACAGATACATTATTAGAACGTTTGGAGACTACAAGAAATCATTGCTTGATAATAGTACAGTATATGTATGGATGAGAATGAGGCCTGGCGTAATTGGGCAGATTAGCGCCTTTTCTAATTTCCTTTCAATTGATTATGTTGATTCAACTCCTCCTGCTCAACCATCAGGACTTTATATTGTTACAAAGTCTATTGATTCCGTAACAATAAGTTGGACAGCTAGTTCAGATGTTGATTTTGATGTTTATGAGATATATAGGAGTAGAGATAACATCTCTTATTCTCTTATTTCAGAAACGTCCTCAAATGAGTTTAGCGATACGGATTTAGAAGAAAACTCAATATACTATTACAAGGTGAAAGCGTATGATTTTAGCGGGAATGCAAGTTCGCTTTCATCCGCTGTTCTTGTGATAACCGAAAAGGACTTGAGCGTTCCTGCTAATCCAAGTAATGTCAGAATTGGTAACTCAAGTAATGTTTTGCATATTTCATGGAATTCCGCTCCTTATGGAAATGTTTTTGCATACAGAGTTTACATGACTCCTGTAAATGAGGAAAGAATGCCAACAGGAGATCAGTCTGTATATGAGGTTGATTCTTCTAAAGCAGACATTAGTATTGATGGTCTTGAGAATGGTCAAAGATATTTAATCGTTTTGAAAACGGTTACTCGTTGGGATATCGAATCTGAAGGAGTTACAAGACTTGGTTTACCTGTTGAAATAGATGGCCCTCCTGACGTTGTTCAGGTTAAAATAGTTGATTATGCTTCTGATTCAGGAGCTTCAATGAATGGTATCAATATATCTTGGATTTCTTATACCGATCCATATCTAAACTTTACCGGCGCTGCTGAAATATTGATAGAAGAGTATAGATCGGACGGAACAGTTGTAACTTCGGATTGGATTCCAACGCTTGCGGGTGTTCCATATCGCTCTGTTGAGGTTTTTCCTTACAAGAATAATGGTCAAACATTTTACAAGTCTATAGAACCCAGAACTCTGTATTATATCACAGTTAGAAATGTTGACGCCGATGGTCTTAAGAGCTTAGGCAAAAGAGTTCGGCACTTTACTAGAACTTTTCAAGCGCCAGAAGCCGTTCAGTCTCTTTCTGTAACGGATAAGCCTGATAGAACGCTTATTTTGAGATGGGAGAATTCTCAGTCAATATTTAGCTATAACGTTCTCTCTATAACAAGAACAGATTTAGGAACTCTTACCGATACGGTCTTGATTGACCAACTCAATGTTGGTCGTTCTACTATTTACAGTTTAAGTTCGTCTTATGCAGTAGCAAATAGCAGGTATCGTTTTGATATATACTGCGTTGACGAGTTTGGTAATCAAAGCCAGACAAGGATAATTTCGTTTGATTTTGCCGATTTTGTTGATCTTCCTAAGCCACCTCCTCCAAGACAACAGATAGGTTTCGCTGCGGATAGGCAAAATACAATTCAATGGAGCGCCGCACCAACTGAAGCGGTTGCGGGCTATCGAGTTTATAGAGCGCTCGATACCGTCTCGATTGAGCCTGGTGATTTTTCTCTGATTGAGACCGTTTCTGCAACAACATTTTCGTATACAGATTATGAGGTCGAAAACGAAACAACCTATATCTACTTTGTAACAACAGTTGATTTGTTTGGTCAAGAATCTTTGAACCCAATTGATGATAGTTATATCAATTATGCTCTTATAACTTTGAGGCCAACGTCTTCAACAACATTGAACCCTCCAGCGGCTTTATCTTATTCTTTGAATGGACAAAATGTTCAACTAACTTGGCAGCCAACAGCAGGGCAATTTGACGGTTATGAGATATACAGATCTATAGGTAACAAGTTTTCTTTCCAGCTTATAGCTACAGTTTTGCCTGCTGTAACTTATTATGTTGACGCCAATGCTCTAACAAAAACGGGTAAAGCGTATTACATTGTTCGTAAGTTTAGGAACGAAGCTGATTTGTTTGTTACAGAAAGTAATATACAAGTTAGTAATGCAATTCTGCTTGGCAAGGTTATAACCGAAAATGGTGTTTCGGAGTTTGATCTTTCTAATGTTAGAAATATTGCTAAGCTAGAAGATCCTGTAAGAACAGAAACAATAAATAGACTTGCACTTCATAAGCATGAATATATAGACGAAGAAAACGACAGAAGAATAAACCTTAGCGACATTATTACCGTTTCTGACTGGCAGACTTCGGACAATCAAACACATACTACTGAAACTGATATTTCAGAAACAACAGTGTATTCGGTTTATCTAAATGGAGAAGAAGCGTCAAGCTATGGCGTTTTGTTTTCTCTCAACAAGGCTGAGGGGTCTTTAACTTTTGAGATTCGTCTTGCTGCTACAGGTTTTGAGTTAACGGAACAAACCTTTCCTTTCTCTGAACCTCCAACTGTTGAAGTTAGGTTTTCAAATCTTGAAGAAGTTCAGAATATTCTTCCTAAGAGTAGAATAAACGGCGTTAGCGCTCAGCAGGTTGGTGTTGGAGTTTTTGAGAAGGTTCAGATTCCTTCTATAAATCATGGTGGAAGAATTAAGGAAAGACTTGAGCCTGTTCAAATAAGCACTCTAACTATTGACGACGGTTATCGCTATGCTCCTGTTGATGGAGAAGAAGACCTTGGAGACGGAATTGTTTTCTATTGTATTATGCAGGCTCATGGCGATTCTGATGTTTTGATTGCAGGAACGAGTGATGGTATTTATACAAGCGAGAATTTTGGTGTTTCTTGGGACAGAAGATTTGAAACAATAACTCCTGTTCTTAGGTTCTTCTACTCGGAGAAGTACCAGACGTATTTTGCGGCAACAAATAGAGGCATTCTGTTTGGTCGAGGCGGTCAGGCTGGTGATTTTAGTATTTGGACTGAAGTTGCTGGCGCAGAAAATGCGAAGATTATTCGAGACATTTGCGAAGACGAAGACGGAAATGTTTTTTGTAGTAGCGATTTAGGCGTATATAAGTTAAGAAGGGATATTGGACAAGGTTCATTCTTTTTCCAGCAGACTCCTATTTTTGGCCCAAGAAGCACTGAAGCGTATGCCATGCTTAGAGACGAAGATAGATCAAGAATCATTGTTAGCAATGAACTTGGTATTTTCGAAACTTACAATAGCGGCGTTGCTTGGACTTTTAGCGATGAGTTTACAGAGCAGAGACCAATATTCGCTCTTGTTGCTTCGAATGGCTATCTCTTTGCGATAACGGATTACATGCTATGGAGGAAGTCCCCTAGTTCTCAGTTCTTTGAGCGTATTGGCGTTATGGAAAACGCTTCGATATCAAGGAAGATGGTTATATGGAATAATAGAATTTACATAACAACTGATTCTGGCTTAATGGCAACTATTTCTGATAGCGACATTTATACAGACCTTACTGTTACTTTTGAGCAGGCTTTCTCTCAACTTAGAGTAAATGACGAAATATTGCCAGCGACATCTCTTGATGTTATAGACAACAGGCTTTTTGTTGGTTCTGAGGATAAGCTTTTCATATCAGATAGGCCTGGTAAGTTGTCTTTGCATTGGGAAAACGAAAGCGAAGTCATACCAACAGTTTATGTAAATGGCGAAAAACAGTTCATAGGATATAGATTTAGTACGAGCCAAGATAGACTCAGGAAGTTTGTGTGCTTTGATGTTAAGCAAAAGCTTAATTCAGTTATTACTGTTGCAAATCAATACAAGAAGTATAAGGCAAAGTATGGCGGCTGGGCTGACACAAACTACATATCTGCTGTTTCTCTTTTTATTGACGGTAAGAGAATGAATAAGATGAGCGTTTCGGAGAAGCCGGCAGTTGCCATAGCCTCTCTTGTTTTGCCATCATATAATGACAGAAATGCTCATAAGGTTGGAGCAGATTTGGCTAAGGCTAAGTTTGAAGATAGTAGAACAAAATTGCTTGCGGTTGAAAGAAATTCAGACGGTCAGATAACCGCTCTTACGGGCTTTTCAAAGGATAATGTTGTTTCAACCTTGTATGGTATAGAGAGATTTTTGTCCCAGATTTATGAGGGCGCAAGAGTTGTTCAGGTAACGAATGCTGACGGTACAACGAGCGAGCAGCCGTTTACTGTTCCTGCCTTTAGGGTTATCCTTTTGAATCCAACCGAGTTGGTTAACAAGGCTGTTTTTGGTAGCTTTGGTTCTTACAAGGATTGGGCAAGAGACGCAGATAACTCTACGTCTTCAAACATCGGTTCTTTTGGTAGCGAGCTAAACACAGACGGTATCTTGCCAGAGTCTCTTATTGGAGGCTCAGGATCTCTTGGCTCTAATGGAGGCGGAGGTTCGATTGGTGGTGGATCTTCTGTGTCTAACGACGATACTACTTCAGGAACAAATGATGGAGGCGGAGGCTAAGTATGTCACTATTTTCGCCAAGAGAAGCTGGTAGCCCTAATAGCCAGAAACTCGTATGGTTTGACCCAAATGATTATGACTCTTCTATTGTAAGAGATAGTTCCAATGGTACTCCGCTTGTAAATAATGGAGCAACCTGGGAAGTCACTGTTAATAGAGAGCTTGTTGAATCAAGAGGTGTAAATCTAACCATTACAGTCAAGAACAAGACACAGGTGCAGCAGTCTGCTCCATTTGTTCGCATTAATTCAGGAATGTATCATCCCAATTGGGTTGGCGCTGGAGCGAACTCTTTTTATAGGCACGTTCTCAATCATATGAATCATGATTCATACGGCATGAGACCTGAGGCTGTTGCTTATCCGGCAGTCAAGAATCCATCAACAGACAAGTTTGGAAATCCAAACGCTATATATGGCGTTAATTGGTTTGCTCCTTGCTTGGCTATTGAAAACTGGAAAACAGGTTTAGCAAGCGCCGCTTGCCAGATGACAAGCGTTTCGACTAACTATTCGTATCCATTCAAGATTTATGGAGATTTTGACGCTTCAACTCTTAAGGCTTATTTCCGAATAGAGGGAAATGTCAATACGGATAAAGGTATTGTTGATAAGTTTCAGGCGGGTGAAACTAGAACCTGGAAAGTTTGGCTAAGATATGAAGAGTACAACTCTTTCACTTCATATAATGGCAGCGCTTCTTATAGAAGGACTGCCGCTCTGAGATCTTATGAGCCTTACTTTGTTTGGTTCTGGGCTAACCATTCAGATTCTAATGTTGGACCAAGAATTAGTGGCAGGATATATGGTATTAATCTTGCAGGGCCTAATGCTCCGAAGGCATATTTTACCGCAAGAGACAATCAGAGAAGATATTACCTTTTTAGTACGCAAGATAAGCAAAGTTTGCAGGGTCGTCTTCCTCTGCCTGGACAAGAATATATCAATCCTCAAACAGTAAGCGGATGGAGAGAACTTCTTGATTCGACGGTTGATGTTTCTTTGCTTAAAACATATGGCTATCAAGCTGTCATGTTTTTGAATATTGCCGGTTGGGGGAATAATGACCGAGGAGAGAATCCTGCATTCTTTACTAATCTTCCTCAGTCTCTAAGAAACTCTCTTGCTGAAATTAAGGAATGGGAAGAAGAAAACCAGTTTAGAGTTATTTTTGCCGCAGATAATACATTGAGCAAGGTTAATCTTGGTGATTTTACCGAGCCAGCAGTTGATTTCCAAGAAGACGAAGTTCTTCATGATCAGTTTGAAACTGATAACTTCTTTGAGGGCGGCTTGAGGTCTGCTAGCGGATTGTCTCTTCTTGGTTTGCCAGAGAATATTACAAGTTCTTATGTTACACAGTATGTTCAAGGATGGAGAGCTTCTTATCCGTCTGTTTCTATGGCTTCTGGTGCAAGAAATGAAAACTCATTATATCTCTATGTTGCTCCTGGATATGTTGATAGGTCAGAGTTTTTAACCAAAGACTATTCTAAAGGCGGAAGAGATTGGTTCCTTGATTTGTTGCTTTCTGGTTTGGACCCTTGGGTATACATGCCAATCGCTTCTTGGTATGCCGATTATGGACCGTCTTCAACAACAAACACAGCATATGAGGATTATGTTCTGTATATAGAAAGCGTGCATCAGGCGATTCCTGTAACGATTGACTATATTGTTAGAAGAGAATGTCTTCTTCCTAACAAGCTAAGTTGGAAAGAGTCGTTTGTAACATATTCTTCTATATTTGCTCTCGGCGGAGGCTCTTCGATCTGTCAAGTTGGAGACGCTTTACTTGGAGGTAGAAAAGTTTGTTTGCCAAAAGATATTCATATAACCTACAGTTCAAATGTTCCAGATATACAGGAAATGATAGGACTGTATCAGTTTGATGCTTATTATGATTGGACTTTGCCAGGCGGAAGTCAGCATTCTTGGGTTCCTGTTTCTGGTATTACAAATGATTTTATTTCAGGATCTGGTGATTCTTTACTTTGGTTGTTTCAACAGGATAAGCTTGATAAAGCAAAAGCAACCCTATATCAGAATATAACTGGTTTTGGTAGGTCTGGTGGAGTTCCGTATATACCAGCTACGTTTACTGGAAGCATTTTTCATAACTTTGAACTAAGAGCTTATAATACCTCAAATAATCAAGTAGCCGTTCAGGTTGGAAACGGTCTTATTATGATGAGCCAGTATGCAAGCTCGACTCTTATTCGTTCTTCGCCTTCTTCGGGTTTGGCTGCGAGAACCTTGAGAGATTGGTGGATTTGGGCGGTCGATCAATCAGAGCCAGGGTGGTCCTCAGGTAAGACTCTTGAACAGCAAGATGATTATTTGCAGAAGAAATGGGCTGAACGTTGGATTGTTTGGATAAATGAACTGAATGATGTTATTAGGCAGTTAAGGCCAAATGTTCAAAAGATAGGCTTTTTTGGAGCCGTTCCGACTCGTGGTATATGGTCTATAGACGGCTTGGATTTTGGTTCTCAGAATCCTGACGCAACAAATTCTCTAAGAGATTTGGAAGTCTATTACTGGAAGGAATGGATGCAGGCGTTTGACTTCATTTCACCAGCAATGTATCTTTGGGACAGGACAGCCAATTACGATGCTAATTTGTATTATTCTCAAACAGGCAGAAAGCAAGCAGATCCTATACAGCAAAGAATCTTTTACTTAATGTCTCTTAGGAATTTTCATGATATTGCAAGAATAGCCAATAAGCCTCTTTGCCCTTTCATATGGAATGGATATCTTCGCGCAAGTGGATATATAAACCCAAATATATCGGACTTTACATACAGATCATTATATATGAGCGGATGCCAGGGAGTTATTTGGTGGGCAACTGTTTATACTCATAATGATGCTGTAGCAACAACAGGAGATATGCAGCAAAATTGGTATCCTGTTTCAAGGTTTATAGAACAAAGGAACTTTACATACAACATAGACGTTGACCCGCCGCCGCCAATATCGTTTGGTGTTGGAGGCGACCTTTCAGGCAGTTCTTCTTTCATTGCGAAGTACGGAAAGTATGGTATTGTTTCTTTGGGAGGAACTGAAAAGAGAGACCAGATAGAAGGATTTGGTGTTCAAAGATATAAGAATACCCCCTCTGGTGGCGTTGGCGATCAGTTCCCAGAAGACTATTCAGGTTTTGAAATTGTTGCAGTAGCAAATTCTATTGACGGAATCATTGAACTTCCTAAGGCTCTGGCTAAGTACAATAGAGTTGAGCTTGATATAGTCAATCCTTCTTTGGTAAACATTGGAATGCCGCACTGGACTATAGAAGATACCTTTGAATGGGTAAACTCTGGCGCTCCGTCTCACTTGAGCCAAGTTCATCATTCTAACATACTATCTGGTGGACTTGCAGGTGAGAGAATCAGTCCAGGTTTGCAAGATTCCGTTGCTCCCCCATATCAAGCTAAATATTGCATTCCATGTAATTCTGATTGGTATGATAAGGAAAACTCAACCGTTGATTATGAAGTATTTACAGACCTTAGTAATAGAAATCTGTCCCTTCCATGCGCTAATGCTGTACTAAGCGTTCCTGAGCTTGGTTCTGTTTTTGTTGGTGGTTATGGAGGAGTTTTAACAATAAGTACAGTAACAAAGGAAGTAAATAGACTTTCTTTCAAATCTGATAGAACCCTTTTAGTTAAGGATATCAGAAAGTATCAAAATACAGTCTACATCCTTGATGAATCTAAGTTGTACTTCTTTGACGTAAATACGCAGAAGATAACTAAGGATACTGCTTCTGGTTTGCCAAAAAAGCTGCATAGTTTTGTAAGCATATTTGGAAGTAACCTTGTTATTGGAGCAGAAGACGGTGTTTACGCAAGGAAAAACTCTTCGTCAACCTGGACAAAGGTTGTTTCAACTTCTTTACCTGTTAATGTTATGTCTTCCCCTGACGCTGCAATGGCTGTTTCTGATAGCGGAGAGAGCTATTATTCAACTGATGGATTTAACTGGAATAGGGTTGGTGTTCTAAACAATCAAATTGTCAATAAGCTTCAAAAGCACCGTTCTCAAATGCTGTTCGGAACAACGAAGGGGCTTTTCCAAGATGGAGGTTCTTTCTATAGCGGAAACCTTTCGTTGCAACTTCTTGATATTCTTGGAGATATTGAAGACTCTGCTGCTATTGGTGTTAATGACATAGATTATGATTTTACCAAGTCGCTAATAGGACTATCTGACGGTCGTTACGTTGTTTATGCCGATGATTTTGTAGTTCATACAACTTCAAAACTTCCAACTATACATAAGGTTTTGATAGTGAATTCAGACATATGGCTCTTCGGAAATGCCTACTTCAAACTTGCTTCCGAGAGCTTCATTAGAAAACTTGCTACAGGCTCAACAATAAACTAATAGGGGAGTAAAATGAATGGCTGCGGAGATCCCTGGTATTACAGAGTAACTACAGAGTAACTAAAGAGTCAAACATGGAATATATAGGAAGAAAACCTAGCGGAAAAGGACAAATAGTTAGGGTTGGTTCTGGTTTTCAGTCAAAAAGGAATTGGCCTGAACTTCCCGATTTTGTTCCTGATCTAAGCTTACCAATTGGCCGTCCTCAGTTTGATAGAGAACCATATTTCCTTTTTGAACAAGCTTTTCAGAAAAGCGTATTCAATGGAACTTTGCAAGGACCAGATGTTCAAAATCAATCTTTGTGGAGCCATCCTTGGGTTATGCCTCATATTAGGTACAATCCGAGAGATTCAGGGCTTGCCGTAAGGAATGTTGACTATTTTGTTAATCAAATTTGTCAAGAGGTTATTCCTTATATGAATTCTCAAATGCAGTCTGTCGGAAGGACTGATTTTGAGTATTCAATCAGAAACTTTACATGGGGATATCCGCCTGGATTTCCTCCTGATATTAATGGAACTCCAGACGGACCCAATACTTTCTTATTTATGAATAGACCGGAAGAGAGACCTTCCATATTGAACGGATTGAACTATGGTATGTGGTCAAAGAACGGTATAGATAATAACAGTAGTTGGGATACGGAGTTTTGGACAAAACTTAAACTTGGCCTTGCTAATATAGGTTATAAAGATCCATATTTTTGCAATTTCAATGTTGAATCAACTGGATTGGATTTTTATCCAGGAGTCGCTGTTTATCCAATATCAGGAACTCATGCTCAGTTTGCTTGTGTAGATCAGTTTGGTCTTAATGATATTGGATATATAAGCTGTTCTTTACAAGATTCACGTTCGTCGGATACAGATTTTTTAGTTGATGGGCAAAGAACTTTTCAGCAGTTTTGGAGTCAGGCGAATCATAGAGACGGAGGTTCTTGGCCTTGTCTTGATTTCGCTACCGATGGATATGTAAGAACTCCAAAGGCTTTTGAAGGCTTTTGGAGGGCTGCTGTTTTGTATCATACTTCTAGAGATTATTGCATATGGAAGGCGTCTTGCGAGCCTGCTTTGCAGCATTTTCCAAACATGATATTTTCAAATGCGCAACAGAGTCTGTATACAAAATATCATAAAACAACAAGAATTGGCGTTCAGAATACAAGTCTAAGAGCGATGAATGGTTACGCCATTTTTGATACAATGCCTACGTTTACTAACTGGATGCAATCTGCTAGTATGTATTGTTTTGATCAGTCTGATTTCTCTTTGTATGTTTCAGAAGACCTTAACAATTTCTTTAATCAAGGTTTTTCGGCAATAGATCCAAGATTGTCAACTTTTAGAAACTACATGACTTATGATTTTTCCAACTATTATCCTGCTGATTTTTCAGACTGGAATTGGTTTAGAATGCAGCATATGAGAAGGGGACTCTATAATGGCGTTGTTGCAGGAGGTTTGGATAACCCGATGTGTCCTTGGTTCTCGGCTTGGAGCGTCCGAAATGACGGTTCCGTACAGAGTTCTGTTTCCTCTCCCTACAATTCAAACGATACAAATACAGTACAGTTTAGAAAGGTTTGGATCGAAACTATTAAGTATGCAATATCAATAGGCATTAGGAATTTTGGCGTTTGGGAAGGGGCTTGGGATGCTCCGACAACCTCGTTCTGGAGTGACGTACTGATTGAAGTTAAAGATTGGTACGATAATGTCTTTAAGAAACAAATAAGCATATATACATGATACTCACCAAAGCTTCTGTTTTTATTCGAACCGTTGGCAAGACCGATTCTTCGGCCTCTTTCTTAGTGCCTGAAGACGGTTTTGCTGCGTTTGACGCTTCTAATTTTTCAAGGCTTGAACAAGGCGATCCATCGGCTGTATTTGACGTTGTTGTGGATGGCTCTTATGGTTCAGGTTCTATGGCTATTTCTCAGGCTATTGGAACGCCTTCCTACCCTATCTTGTCTTATCCTGTTACGGCAGCGAAAGCTGGAAAGTATAATGTCTTTATCAGAGTGAGAACTCAAACAGATGTTTCTCAGTTTTCTTATGAACTACTTGTTGACGGCTTTTCGAGTTCTGATAATACCGCCACAGTAACCCCAGGCTCATGGTCTTGGGTCTCTACAACAATTGTTATCAAAGATAACAAGAAGTTTGAGCTATCTATAAAGCCTAAAACACAGCAGTCTTATATAGACTCTGTGATTATAAGTTCTTCTGAAACAATGCCTGATTCTATAGAGTATCAGAGTAAGTTTTTGACTTTGCATTTTAGAATGTACGAAGTCAATGATAACATATCTCCTGGCGACGCGATACCAATATATAGTTACAAGACAACAATAGAAGAAATCAAAGACGATAATTGGTACAATTTTGCTTTGGACCCTTTGCCTGGAAATTCTTCCATAAGCTTTACATTGCATTACGCAGCGGCTTTGTTTGTTTCTGGTTCAAGCGATAACTTGTACCTTATTTGGGATTATGCTGAAAATGAAGAGCCAGTCTTTGACCCTTACAACGTTTCTTGCGCTCTATCTTATGATTCATCTCTAAGAGTTTGGAATCTTGATTGTACTCGAAACTACGCTATTAGATTTTACTCATTTAGAGATTCTATAAATGAGAATGCTTGTAAGCTGATTGTTCCGGCGTCGGCTATTGCGACAAAGGTTGTTCAGAAGTTTGATATAGACGACTTAGAGCCTGTATTTTTGCAAACCAAAATAGTTGATATTGATTCAACTACGAATAAGGTTGCCTTGAATCTTCCTGATAGATTGGTTTCTGTTGTTATGGACCAAAGCGGTTCTCTTAGCTGGAACGATAGTAGCGGGCTAAGGCACGAAATAACAAGACGAATGATTGATAGGCTCGAAGCGACTTATCCCGGCGAAGTGAAGTATAATCTTCTAAGCCTTGGGTCTACTCCTATCAAGCTGAATTTCTTTGCGGTTGTAGAGACAGATCAGGTAAATACAAACAATACAGCAGACGTTGCTTCTGCTTTCTTCGCCGATCAAGAAAGCGGATATGCTGGTGTTCGAATTATTAGAAAGCTTGGAGCTTATCCTACAGGCCCTCTTGACGGAGATATAGTTACAGAAGGTTTTGTTGAAAGAGCATTTGACGACGAGCTTGAAGAGAATGAACAATATTACTACGCCGCATATACTTTTGATTCAAACGGAATCTTTAGTAGCGGTAGATTTTTGAAGGCTTCTCCTAGAGTCAAGATTTATCCTCATGGAGTTGGCGGTTTTACTTATAGGACGATTGCGGGTTCAGGTGTTAAGAGAGATTCTAATACTATTGGACTTTGGCATCTTAATGAGTCAACAGGAACATTCGCATATGATTTTAGCGATAGCCCTGTGCTTTTGTCTTCAAACGAAGATGTAGTTTGGCTCAATAATAACGATGTTCCAAGTGGCATTAGCGGCATTAGGTTTGACGGAACTGATACTAAGCTTTTAGGATACGACGAAGACGGTAAGTTTATTAAGACAAAATACACTTTCATGGCTTGGGCTTACCCGTTTAATTTTGCAGCCAAGAGAAGTATTATATCTAGAGAGACCATTTCTTTAGATAAGATGTCATTTAGGTTTGGAACAAATACGGACGGAACGTTGTTTTTCACCTTTGACGATTTGACGTTTGCTTCTTCTAGTATTGCTTTGACAGCTAATGCTTGGAGTCATGTTGCTGTTACTGTTGATTTCTTGGCTCTTACGGCTACGTTCTATGTTAATGGCGTTGAAGCTGGTAGCGGTTCTTTGACAGCTTTGGGTTACTACAGTCAAGAGCCAATGCATATATACCTTGGCGGAAAGGCTTCTCATTTCTTTGGTAAGCTTACTGAGATAAGCGTTCATGATACTATTCGATCTGCAAACTATATTGCGTCTGCCGCAGTTCGTTATGAAAGAGTTTCTGAAAAAGTATTGGATAATGGAGATAGAATTGTTGCTGTTAGATACTCTGTTCCTGACGACTATAACTTTGAAGGCGGTAAGGTTCGTATCATAAGAAAAGCAGAAGTTGGTACAGGCGTGTTTTCTTATCAAACGCCTGTAAACAATAATGGCGTTCCTGCCGAACCTGTTCTTGTTTTTGAAGGCTTTGGTGAAAATCCCTCAAATGAAGAAGATGGTGATTTGGTTTATGAAGCAAACGCAGGACCAGGTGACTTTGTTGTAACGCTTCCTTTTGATTATGTTCATGACAGAATTTACAACTTCCGTATTTATTCGCAAAATGCTATAGGAAACTTTAGCTTAGATTCTGATTCTCCGATTTTGTCTATTAAGATTCCTGCTTTCAAAAGTAGAGACGATAGAAATAAGGCTATAACAACGCCTCTTATTGAGCCTGTTGAAAACGTTCAGATTAGAGCGGGTAATCATAAAACGTATTTGACATGGAACGCAATCAATAATGATACTGTTGAGCAGATTTTTGTTTATTGGTCTGATACAGGCCCACCAATCATAAACAATGACGAAGGCGTTAGTTTTTCTGCTTTGTTGGTATTTAGCGGAAGTCCAAGTCAGGTTGAGTTTGTTGACAGGAACCTTGAAAATGAGATTGTAAACTACTATGCAGTAGTTGCAGCGGATAGATACGGCAATCTGTCTGCTCCTGTTTATGTTTCAGCAATTCCTCTTGATGATGCAGACGAAGATGGTATACCGTTGCTTGAGGTTAAACAGTTTAGATATGAAGTTGTTAATGAAAATGCAATAAGTCTTGGGTGGGACGCTCCTGTTAAGTTCCAGAAAGAGATTGAAGCTTGGTTTGACCAACGAGTTGCTTTGTATGCTGAGATAACAGACGAATATGGCGCTCCTATTTCTGACGCAAGTAGGATTAAGTTCTCTGCTAAAGCTAGCGTTGGTTCTGCTCAACTTGCAGAAGATGTATTTGGCGAAGTTATCAACACAACTACTCTAACTCCAGAAGCAGATGATTGTTATATACTTTCTTCTACAGTTGTTGGAAGCGGCTTTATAAGAGGCGTATTTAGAATGACGCCTGATCTTGATACTCTTTCTGCTATAAACTCTCTTTCTGCTCAAATAACTGTTTCATATGAGATTCCTAATAGAGACAATCCTTCTGAGAATGTTTTCCAGTTTGAATCATTACCTGTAACCATAGAGATGAGAAATCCATTTGCAATGGAACTTGTCAATATAGGCGATAACGCTGCAAACTTTGGAACTATAACAAGCTCTGGAACTAGAAAGAAGTCAAAGAGGAGAAGGTCTGCTGGGGGTTCAACAAACGATCCATTACCAGATAATCAGTCTTCAGGTAGCGCTGACATAGTAAAGATACTATGCAAGCAGACTGTTCCTCTTGACGATCAGGAATTCATATCTTCTGGTGGTCTTCTTTTTGATCCTGATAAGTTTGCAGAGTTTGACGGTTGTTGGGTTCGTCGTTCAAGGCCTTTTATGGCTAGGGTTGTTGTTACTTATAGAGGACAGGCTTTGCCTGACGGCGGAAACTGTAATGTTGCTGTTTTTGAAGCTTCTGACCCTCAATGTGACGAAGAGCCATCTGGCGGAAACCCTTGTTCTCAAACAGGTGAACCAGGTAAAAGAAGGCCATTTGTTCCGACATTCTCAACTAGAAGAAGTCGTTCAGTTCAACCTCCTGCAACTTCAATTCCTCTTAGAGTTGGATTGCAAAGATTGAGCGACGGAACAACAAGACAAGTTACATATACAGACATTCCTCTTCGCGCTCCAAGAACACCTCAAGCAGTGATGCTGTTTACAAAGGTTGGTTTCAATGGTTATTATGCTCGTAAGAAGTTATACATAGTTTTTGATAATATCTTAAGAGTTGAAACAACAATTGAGCCGCCAGAATCAAATTGTATTGATGTTTCTGAGCAGATGGCGAATATCTATCTCATTGATCCAGATAGTCCAAATGTTGATAGGCCAAGAAAGATTCCTGTTACAGATCAGCAGGTCGTTCGTTGGAATCTAAGAAAGGGAAGAAACGCCAAGGATAGGCCATTCTATTCAACAGACAATGTACCAGCGGGACCGGGTGTTTTCTCTTACACAAGAGGTGGCATGGCAAGAAGAATCTTCTTCGGACCCGCCTGCGGAGTTACATGGGAACTTTATATACCATGTCCAGGTAACGTCATTTATTTGCCTGAACTTTATGCTATTAAAGCTTCGGTTGTTTATGATGGTCTTAGTGCCTTTGAAGAAAGACCAGCCATTATATATCCTGCCAATTTTGGAGGAAGAGGTTTTGGTTCAAGATTCCTTATGGACATGCCTCAGTATGTAAACACGCTTTACGCTGACGGTTATAGCCTTGTTCGTTGCACTGTTTATCATGACCCAAATGTAACTGGAGGCTCTACTGCTGATTGCTTCAGACAATGCGCAGAGAATGCAAATAGACCAATTTTTGTTCTCGATAACGGACAGATAGTTGAAATAGAATCTGGTGATAGCTTTGAAATATTATATGGTGATAACTTAGAAATTGTTTATGACGAGGACATAGAAGAGTATGTTGTTAATGAAGCGAATCAGTCCGAAGGTTTTGCTCAAATTCCTCTTGCGCAAACTGGCGGAACAACAACTTTCTATTTGAGAATAAACAAGTTCATAGGAAGACCTCAGCCGGATTCTGGTTCAGGAGACGACAATGTTGATTCTGGACAATCTTCGAACTCTTGCGATTGTATAGAAGCTCCTCCGGGCTTAGCCAAGAAGAAGGGACTGTCTGTTATTGACGGCAGAACAACCGTAAACTTCAATGGAGAGACAAGGTATCTTCGCGGTGGAGGAGATCTCAAGACAGGTATTCCTCCAACGACTATTGATTTGAAAGAACCTCTTGATATATCTATTGTTGATATTAGAAGAAGCGGTCAGTCTGTCGAGAAACTTCTTTGCGACGGAGTTGCTGTTCATGAGTTTGTTCTTGAAGTAACATTTAAGGGCCGTCCTGTTCCTAATGGAACTCCTGTCTTTTTGACTATTGGCGGCAAAAATCCAGAAAAGATTATACTACAGAATGATACTGTATTTACAGAGAAGCTTAATGATTCAATATTGAATCCAGATGGTAATGTTAGAAGCTTTGCCTCATTCTTTGTTGCTCCTTTTGGGCCTGAGTCGGCGTTTGAAGCTCAAGTTCAAGCGGAAACAAACTATGACAAGAGAGGCGATGTTGAGCGCAGCATGACTTGTTGCGTTACTATCAAATACGATCCTTCTCAACCTAAAGAAGAAGGCCCTGAGGATAGACCAGAAGGCGAGATTAGCAACGTCTTTAGCGCTGCTCTTGACGTTTATGATACCTATTCTAATGAATGGACAGTAAAGGCGTCCATGAACTATCCAAGAGGTTGCTTGACAACGAGTTGGGATTTTGATGCCTATGGCGAAAGACTGTTTGCTATTGGCGGTCTCAATGGTAAGTCTATTCTATCTTATAATGAGATGTATGATATTGGCGAAGACAAATGGTATGTCAAAAAGTCAATGAATACGCCAAGATTTTATCATATGGCTGCTCAAGACTATGGCTATGTGTATGTCTTTGGCGGCATAACAGCCAATGGAACAGAGCTTGTAATTTCTAGTTCAGTTGAAAGATATGATATTGTTAATGATACTTGGGAAGAGCTTGCTCCAATGCCTGTGTTTGACCAGAATACATACGGAGTTGCTTTGGGCGCTTGCGTTGTTTCAAATGGCAAAGCATACATTATTGGTGGTATAAGAAAGATAGGAACAAGAGGCAGCATTGACGCTGTTAATGATAGAATTCTTGTGTTTGATTTCGAAACTCTAACATGGAGTTGGAGTGATCAGTTTGTTGATGAAGATTTGGCTCTTTACAATAGAGTTTCTCCATTTGCATTCACAGAAGCAAATCAAACAAAGATTCACGTTGTTGGTGGAGCTATTCCAGGCGAAAGAAATGAGGAAACAGGCGAGCAACCTTTGCAGTTTGTTACTGACGCATTTGAAATAGATTTGGATACGCTTGAAATTACTCTTGACGACTATGTTTATAGACAGATTCCTTCTCCTAGGTATAGAGGCGCTTGCGTTAGTATCTTGGACCAGCATTATTTCTTGGGTGGAACAAGCGATAAGTCTCAAATTCTCAATCTTCTTGATATTATTACGGAAGGCTCTCCTGTTTACTCATATGCTGAAGGCGAAAGAATGCCTACGGCTAAAACCGCGTTTGGTTGCTCTAGCGATAACTGGAGATATGTCTATTCTTGCGGAGGACTTACAAGTGGCCGTCCAGCCGGATTTTTGCAAATCAAAGCAAGAGTAAGTCCTTCTTCTATCCGTCTTGACGGTAAGCAGTCTGCAACTGTTTCTATTGAATTGCTTAATGATGTAGGAGAGCATCCTACCAAAGAAGTTAGAGTTTTGGTTCAGGGTATACTTTTGTTCCCGAATTCTCAAGCAGGAAACGATCAAACTGCTGGCGGAGATCAATCTCAGCAACAATCTGATAATCAAGCGCTTAGAGACGCTCTTGTTTATCCTGTTGTCTTTAGTTCAAATGATTTCTATATCTATGATGGTGTAGCTTCTACTGTTATGCTTCCAAGAGCCGATGACATTTTGAAGAAGATATCTGAGATTAAAGAAAAGCTTGGTATACAAGATTCTGTTGCCGGTGAAGGTGGCGACGAAGGTAACAACACTCTTGTTATCAAAGAAGGTGAAGTTAGAAATCCTTATACGATCAAGGTTCGTATAACAGTTCTTGATGAATTTTATTATGGTCAAACAGTAATAGATATCAAAGACAATGAAGACTCCACAACAACGAATAATACAACAGATGGTTCGTCAGGCTCAGACACGCCAGGCTCAGACACTGGCGGTTCGGGAGGCTCCTCAGGATCTCCTAATAACGGAGACATTACAGAGTTTGAAGGATGCCGAAGCGTTGAAGGAAGCCAAGCTGTTGAACAAAGCTCCAATCAAAACGATTATGATCCAGGAAGAGATTCCGAAAATAATCAAACCATTGACCAATCTCTAAAGGAAAGCGATAATCCTGTTTTCGATCTTAATCCTCCGCAAACTCCTCAGCTAGAAAGCCCTGAGGTAAGCTACTTTAGCGATATCGAATGGATACCTCAAATTATCGTTCATGTTGAGAACGGAGAGTTTGAGGATATGGCAAAAGGTTTGACAAGACTTAGGAATGAGATTCCTTTTGGAGCTTCACCTCTCTACGACGCTCTTGTTAAGAACGCGGCGATTATGCTTGATGAAGACTTTGATCGATATGCCAAGGTTATCTATGTCAATACGGACAATGAAGAGAATCTTTCAATTAACACGCTTGATACTGCAATACAAGATGTACAAGCGATTGATGGTTTTGGCAAAGTTCCTGTTGTAATCAACAACTTCTCTGTTGTCTTTCCTGTTACTTTGTCAGCTTTGGTAAGTAGAACAGATACGGATTCTTTGGATACCATTGCTAATCAAACCGGCGGTCAAAGCCAGACTATTTTGGACGCAGCCTATATCGACGAGATATTGAATAACTCGTTGGGTCGAGTAGAAGGCTCAATTGGTTGGGGACTGTATGAGTGCGTTATTGATTTGAGTAAGAACAGCATCATTAATACTGTATCTCTTGATTACGAGCTATACCCAAATACAGATGGTAGCTGGAGGATGGCAACAAGTGAAGACGGCTTCAACTATTCAGATTATAGCGACTCGTTCAATCCTAATACGGAAATATCGCTTGTAAATGTCAATGCTAGATATATCAAGTTCAAGGTTACACTTTTGAGCGGATTGAGTTCTTATATAGAGAACGAGTATGATCTTATCCCAACGCCTGGCGTTCCTGCTCTAACTGCTATCAACATTAAGTATAGTGTACCAACTGAAAGCTTTATATACTTGAAGCCAGAGACAACCGATTTTAGCCCTCAGCAAATAGCTGTTGCGGTGTCTGCAAATAAACCAGATCTTAGTACCATACAGGTTGGCGCAACAACAAGTTCGTCTTATAACTGGTCTGACTACTATAGCGGCGCTCAACCTGCCTCGGATAGGTACGGAAAGATATTCATACCTATTCGTTACAATCAAGAGCAGGACGCAACCCTTAATGAGCCTCTTGACAATGTTAATGGTTTTATGTGGAAGGCTAGATATGGCAAGTGGGACGTTACTTCAAGAGTAACCATTCTTGATAAGGACGGAGAGACTGTTGCCTCTGATGGATATGAGCTTTATCCTAAAGAGGGACTTGTCGTATTCTCTTCTAAGCAGCTTGGACCATTCTCTGTTTCGATAGAGAACGCAGGAAATCTAAGACTTGGAGTTAGAATCCTCAATATGGATTCTTACAATCCTGTTGAAATAGATGGTGTTGCGTATATGTACAACACTAATGTTTTCTTGCCGCCTCCATTGTCGCAGAGACCGCCGACTATTACTGACTTTAGAGTTGTCCCAAGTACATTGACGATTTATCAGACAATTAGTTTGTCTTACAAGTATTTTGACATCAATCAGAGAAGCGAGGATACAGATCAAACCGTTATACGCTGGTATATCAATGGAGTTGAAATAGAATACTTGCGTAATCTAAGAACCTGGAATAACATCAATGACATTAATGACCCAATATGGGTTTACGCTTTGTCGTTTAGACCTGAAAATGTTCCCGCAGGAACAAGCTATGAGCAATATGCAAGAGAAAAGGGAGAAAGCATATTGAGAGTTGGCGATGTTGTTTATGCAACAATTAAAGCTAGTGATGGAATTTTGTTTAGCGACATTGTTCGCTCTCCTTCTGTTACTGCAATAGAGGCTCCTCCATTCATAACAGCCATAACAATTAAGGGCAAGAAGAATGACGGAACAGTACAAGATACAGTAATAACAACGACAAGAGCGTTTGCTGATTTCGCTTACTTCCAAGATGGCGACAGCAATACTAGCTCTCAGATTATTTGGTATGTCAATGGAATCGAATTCAAGAGGGGAGACCTTGGTGTTACGGTTGGCGGAATATCCAATAACGAAATTATACCTGGCGAAGTCAAGAACAATATTGTTGGCATTGCCATTGGTAATGTTTTAGAAGTTACAATACTCCCTGCTTCTCAGAATATCATTGGAAATCCCGTAACAAGCGCTGCTGTTTCCGTAGAGAATGATCCTCCTACTGTTAGAAACGTAACCGTATCGCCTAGCCCAACGGCTTCTTCTGCGTCTGCTTTACAGTTGACATATACCTATGTTGACGCTGAATCTCAGCAGCAGGGAAGCACTCAGAACGACCAGAGTTCGATTAGATGGTTTAGGGCCTTGAGCGGCTCTTCAACCTTTGAAGAGGTTCCATCTCTACAGAATGTCCGAATTGTTCCGGCTGTGAATACCGCTTCTGGACAGAGATGGAAAGCCGAAGTAATTCCGTTTGACGGCATTAGTGTAGGTACGGCAACCCAGTCGAATACCGTTGAAATAGTGTAAACCGAATGTAAAATGACGAAGCAAACAACTATAGTAGTTCTCTCCTATAACGGTAAAGCTGTAACGGAGAAGTTTATAGAGCTACTTTTCAAATACACGGAACCTTTGGCCTTCAATCTCATTATGATTGACAATGGTTCTACGGACGGAACGAAAGAGTATTTAACAGACGCTCTTTCAATGTTCGAGAACCATACTCTCGTTATCAACGACAGAAATCTTGGGGTTATTGGCGGGCGTAACATGGGTTATGCTCTTTATCAATCTGACCCAACAGAACTTTTGTGCTTTCTTGATAATGATCAGTTTGTTCGAGCGGGATGGCTTGAACAGTATCATGAGTTTATGGAAAGCGGTAGTTATGATTTAGTTGGAGCGGATGCTTGGCTTATGGATTCGAGTTTCATGCCAAGACATAACTGCAAGAAGAAAGGCGATCCATATACCTATGTCGGTTGCGGCGGAATGATGGTAAAGAAAGAGGTCGTTGATAAGCTAGGGCTTTTTGACGAGCAGTTCAATCCCGCTTATTTTGAAGATCCTGATTTCAACTTTAGAGCAAGAGAGGCTGGTTTCAAAATAGGCTGGAATAGTCTAGCGAAGATAGATCATTTACCGCATCAGACCCTAGGTAAAGATAAGGATAGGATGAAGTTTTTCACGCAGAGTTACGATAAGTTTAAGAAGAAATGGTCTGGTAAGGCGTTTTTGCCAATGAGATAATATGAAGCTTATTGTTTGCACAAATTTTGCCCAACCTTTTCATACGGGTGGAGCCGAGCGAATAGTTCAGCAAATAACTGAACATATCGTTTCTAAAGGCAACTTATGTACGGTTTTCTGTCAGCATGGCACTCATTCTGTATATCATAACGGAGTAAAAGTTGTTCCTGTTGGCTTTTTGAATGAGCAACAGTTCATAGAACTTCTTGTTTCTGAAGGTGCTGATCATATTATGGTTTACAGCGACTGGTTCTTTATGTGGCCAGCCATGCTGAAGAATCTTGAGAAAATCAATTCTGATAAAAGCATTGCTCTTGTTGGCATGAATAGAATGAGGTCCGAAATACCTCAAAATAAGGCCATTGCTGAGCTTTTTAGGCGAAATCATCAACAATTCAAGGTTCTAGCTCATGCCGAGTCTTATATTGACGTTAAGACTTGTAAAGACTGGGGTATCCCTGTTAGAATAATTCACAATTCGGTTGATATGAGCGAGTTTGTTAAGTCTGATTTTGATTTCAAATTGCATTACGGCATAAACACAGAAAAGATGCTGCTCTGTGTTTCTAACTTCTTCCCTGGGAAGGGTCAAGAGTTTTTGACGCCAATCATAGCCAGGTTGAGTAGAAAACGTAAGGACTTTACATTCGTCTTTATATCTTCAACGCTTGCTTTCCAGCCCGGCAATAGATTGAGGGAGATGATCGCAAATCAATGCCGAGGTCTTCCTGTGAAGTTTTTGAATGACATTCCAAGGCCTCATGTTGTTCAGTCTTATTTTGCAAGCGATGCTTTTGTTTTTCCGTCTCAGCAAGAATGCGGGCCGATAGTTCTTTTAGAAGCAATGGCTGCTAAGAAGCCGTGGGTTGCTTTGAACGTTGGTCATGTTGCTGATTTGAAGGGCGGCTTCTGTGTTGATTCGGTGACGGGACCGAGAGAGATGAAGAAGTTTGACGCTGCTGTTTCTTTGGCTTTTGAGAAACATATAGACGAGCTTCTTTCTGATAAGTCTCTTGTAGATTCCCTAGGAGAAGACGGATACCAAGAAGTTCTTGCCGATTATAATTGGGACGAGATTAAAGAAAGGTATAGCGACTTTTTCAACTCAAAGAAGGCATGGCTAGGATAAGCGTTATAACTCCAGCTTACAATTGCGAAAGACTTGTAAAAGAGTCTATCTTGTCTATTTTGGGGCAATCGTTTTCGGATTTTGAGTTCATCATTATCAATGACGGTTCAACAGACGGAACATCAGAAGTAATCAAGTCTTTTACTGATTCAAGAATACGCTTTGTTGATTACCAGGAAAATAGAGGGGTTTTAGCTAGGTCTAAAGAGGCAATAGATTTAGCCGTGACAGACTATATTGCCATTCATGACGCTGACGATGTAAGTATGTCAAATCGTCTTGAGTTACAGTTTAACTATCTTGAGGAGAATCCTGATATTTTTTGCGTTGGAGGTAGGGCTAAAAAGATTGATTTGACGGGAAATTTTATTGGAGATTGGGATTTTCCCCCGGCTTCTCACAAAGAAATCGTGAGAATGCTCATGTCTCAATCAAAATGTCCGATTATCAATCCAGCCTCTATGTACAGGCTATCGGGCTATAGGGAGGTTGGAGGGTATTCTCCTGATAACAAGATTAGGTATGCGCATGACTTGGACTTTTGGTGTAGAGCGATTCTGTATGGTAAGAAGTTTGCAAACTTACAAGATTACCTGATCAAATACAGAGTGAATCCAAATGGTATGACTAGAAAAAACGGAGCAATGCAGCTAGCTGATCATAATGCTGTAATATCTGCCCTTAAGAAAAGGATGAAAAATGTCAAACTTTGAAGCTAGAAAATGGACTGAAGAAGACCTGAAAATTCTTTATACGGAAAGAATGAAAGGTACTCCATACAAGGTTTTATCTGCGATGCTAAATCGCACGCCAAAGGCTCTTGAAACAAAGTACAACAAAGATACCGACTGGACAAGTTATGACTTTTATGAGCCTGAACTTGAAGAGAAGAGGAATGCCGAAATAGAACAAGGTTTGGTGAATAGAGATATTAGCGTCAAGAAGAATCTTGAGAAGTATAGGCTTCAGGCTGATATCATAGCAGACAAGTTGTATAATGCGATGAGAAGGTTGCCTCCTGCGCCGCCTCCCGTTTATACGAAAATGCCAAAGACTGATAGAACGCCAGAAGATATTGGTCTTATCTTGAGTGATCTGCATATAGGTCATGAGCATACGGCTGAGGAAACTGGCGGCTTATCTGAGTATAACATAGACATTTTCTTGCAAAGACTTGAAAACTTGAAGCTCGCCATTACTGACATTCATGAGCTTCATTCAAATCTATATCCTATTAAGAAGCTTCATGTTTTCTCTCTAGGAGATATTGTCGAGGGAGCAAATACAGCAGGTGCTTGGTCTCACGTTTGGATTGATTCTCCAATATTTGACCAAATTATGATTGGTGAAAAGGCTATATCTGATTTCCTCTATTACATGCTAACTCTATTTGAGGAAGTTGAGTTCTATGCTATATACGGAAATCATGGACGAATAGCCCCAAACGGTGCAGAGAAAAAGTATAACAACTTTGATTTGCTATGCTATGAGCTTATACAGAAAGAGTTCAAGGATGAACCTAGGATAAAGTTCCATACAACGAAAAGCTGGTGGATGTTGAAGTCTATTCAAAACCATAAGTTTCTAATGATGCATGGCGACGACGTAAAGGCCAAAAACCCTCCTGTTACTTCTCTGTTGGAAGTTGAGAGGAAGATGGGAGCCATGATTGGAGTTAATCCCGATTATACTCTTTGCGGACATTTTCATAACTGTTCTGAGTTTACTACGCATGGCGGTAAAGCTCTTATGAACGGTTCTTTTGTCGGTTCTGATGTTTATTCTTTGAGCAATAACATGCCAGGCAATAAGCCAGAGCAAAAACTCTTTGGAATTCATCCTAAGAGAGGTATAACTTGGACTTACAATATCAACCTCCAGCATGATAGATCGTGAAGGGATTTGTCATAAAAGTTCGAATATATAGACATGGCACTAAGAATCAGTAATTATTTGCTTGTAACTAAGGCCTTGCAGATTTTATGCAAGAGGCTTGACTGTGATTTTGTTGATTTGCCTGTTGTTTTTGAAGAAGTTGATTCTCCCTCTTTGAGGGACGGACAAATTGTTCTTCCTAAAGGTAAGTCTGTCTTGGACACTATGGCATCTATATATTCGGTCTACATAAACGCTCTTGGTTCAGTTTCTGGTAGAAATATAGGAAATATGGACGCTCGTTATACTCTAATGCGATACTTCATTTCAATGCTTGCAGATTTCAAAACCCAATATGGGAAATCTCATGAGGACGACGATAATGAAGTAATTAGCATGAAGCTTGATCAGTTTCACGCTGTTTGGATGCTAATAAAGAACGTCTTCTGTCCATATAAAGGATTGAAGTTACAAAACATAAGAATTGTCGCCAAGAAATCGCAAGAGCTAGATGTAGTTGTTCAGGCTGATAATAATGGCGAACCTTATTTGTTTGTCAATCTTGATATAGAGAAGAACTCGGTTCGTTCTGCTTTCTTATTGGTTGAAGCTTTGCGAATTATGATGAAACCAGGAGATTCTACTGAAGCTTTGATTCGAGAAATGTTTTCGAACTTCTTTATGAGAGAGCGAATAACAGATTTCTTGGGTCTTGCTTTTGGAGAAGACGAAGAAATCGCAAATTTCTTGGCAGTTTTGTCTCTTATTTGTCAATCAAAGGACTTGGAAGAGGCTTCGCTTGGTTTAAGAAAAATGGACAACCTGAAGACTGCGCAATCTTCGTCGGCGGCTAATCCATATGCAGGTAACTGGTGGTTCTTGGGTTTGACCGAGAAAATGATCGATTCTGTAAGAGGGCCAGATTGGTCAACTACAGAAACCTTGAAAGATTTCAGCAAAGATCTCTGGGAGAAGGTGGAATCCGAAAGAAGAGCGAGAGGAATGTCCGAACTTCCTTTTGAGCTTTTGCTTAGAGTGCAAAGTAAGGAACTTGTTACGTCTCCCAACTTGACGCTGCAACAGCTTTTGTCAAAGACTAGAGTTTGGTAATGGAGAAGAAATATGCCAGAAGAGATGAATTACAATGATTTGTCAGAGATAGAGTTCCTTAAGAAGGTTGTAGCTACTATGCAGAAGCAAAACTCAAATCTTGAGAACACTTTGCCCTTAATGAGGAACGGCCATTTTATTGACGCTTTCTATAGGATTACAGGAACGAAAGAGAGTATCAATAACCTTTGGGTAGTCGCAGGAGAGCGATTGCAGTATTTGATGGCGAAAGGTAGCAACGTTGAAAGTAATCCAAACAAATAGCTTTCAAAAGCTGTCGTCAGATTTTAAGAGGCAGCCAGGTTCCTTCCCGGGAGAGAATGATTCTGGGCAATCGTCTCTTTTTGACAAGCCTGACCGTATCGAAGATAAGTTGAAGAGAAAGAACAGACTTCCTTCGAGTAAGATTTACCAACTTGGCGTAGATACGCCTGACGCAAAACCGAACGAATCAGGAATGTTATGAGTTCATCAATTGGATCGTATATTACGCTAAGAGTCCAGGACTCTTCAACGTTTGTCGTTGGCAAAATGACCAAAGAGCTTTATCAGGAGTTTAAGAAGACTCTTGGTTATAAAGACCCTAACGCAATTTGGCGAGGCAAGAACGCTAAAAACTGGGACGGATATGTTACGACGGTATGTTTCAATAAGACATACTGCAAGTGTTCTCTCAAGAAAGACGGCGTTCATTTTCCAACAGGTTTGTATAGCAGAGCGCTTGAGTTTTTTAGAGCTTATGGCGTTGATGTTACAACTGTTGACGAGCGAACAGAAGCAAAGACAAACAATATCGTTTTAACCCCTAGCCCTTCTTTTCAAGTTAGAGACTATCAGCAAGAGGTTATTGATAAAGCCGTCAATCAACAACGAGGCATTATTAAAGTTGCTACTGGAGGCGGAAAGTGCAGCCGTGAAAGCGATTTGTGTTTTACAGAAGATGGTTTATTAACTTTTGGAGAATTAGGTTTTGGTTTGCAAGAAGGTGAATATAAGAATAAATCAATTTTGGTTTCTTCTCCCTTAGTTGAGAATAGCAGGGAAAAAACATCACATATATACCGAGATGGTTGGGGTTTTACTAGAAAATACAAAACAGTAAAAGGCTTTGAATCATCTTCTACTTATAATCATCAAATTAAAGTCTTAACAAAAGACGGTATACAATGGAAAAAAGTTTCTGATTTAGCCAATAGCGATTATGTCGCACTTGTTAAGGGCAATAAATTATTTGGTTCAAAAAAGATTGATAATAAAGAAGCATATTTTTTGGGAATATTATACGGTGATGGTTGTTTTACTCCAAAAGTTTGTGAATGGAATTATTTGCAAATAAGCAATTCAGATAAGCACATAATTGATTTTGTTGATAAATTTATATCTGAAAAAAATATAGGCTATAAAAATAAACAATCTTATTCATCAACAATATGTAGAGACTTGAGAATATATTCAAAAACATTTATTGATAAACTAAAAAATGATATGAAGATTTTACCTTCACATGCTACAAATAAGGAAATATCAATAGGTATTAGGCAATCCACTAAAGAGTCCATGTCAATGTTTATTAGAGGTCTTTTTGAGACAGATGGATGGTGTTGTTATGAAAAATCAAAACCAACTCTTTGTATAGCTTTTTCATCAAAGAAATTTATTGATCAACTACACGTTATGCTTTTGAATTATGGTATTGTTGCTCATCGTAGAGTAAAAAAGACAACCCATGCTGATTCTCATATTTTAACCATATATAGAGATTATATACCAGTATTTATGAGAGAAATAGGATTTGATCCTAATGGTCATAAGTATCAAAAATTACAGAAAATAATGAAAGAATGTGAGGATATCGAACAAAATTCAAATTCAGATCTTATTCCCAATCAGCAAGAAAAAATAGCTCGTCTTAGGTGGTTATTTGCTAAAATAATTGGATATAGAAATGTTCGAGATCATATGGAGTCTTTTTGCAAAGATGTTACTTATTCCACATTAAGAAGCTGGAGTCAGCCTAAGTCCTGGAGGTCTCCTTCTCGTTCTTCTTTGATGAAATATATTCAATATGTTAAAAAAGAAACACCTCAAAGACAATATCAATATGAAAAAGATCATGCAATATTTAAGTATGCAGAAGAAGCGATAAAACTTTGTGAATATTTTGAATATATTTGTAGAGAAGATTTCTTTTATGATAAAATTGAATCAATAGAAGATGATTGGACTGATAATTATGATTTTGTTGTTCCTAAAACTCATAGTTTTGTTGCTCAAGGTTTTATAAATCATAATACAGCTATTGGCGCTGGTATTATCCAAAAACTAAGCGCTGCTCCTTTTATCTTCTATGTAACTTCCAATGATTTGCTTAGACAGGCAAAAGACGAACTAGAAAAGTTCTTGCTCCAAAATGGAAGTTCGCTCAAGGTTGGTAGTATTGGTGGTGGTAAGTTTGATATCAAAGACGTAAATGTTCTTACTGTTCAAACGGCTATTAGAGCGGTCGGGGAAAAGTACCATAAGTTTGACGAGGAAGACGAAGTAGAAGACATTTCGGAAGAGCTTCAGCAGAAGAGAGAAGCAATAGCGTCTCTCATTCATAATGCGAAGGGAATCATTTGCGACGAAGTTCAGCACTGGGCTGCTGAAACCTGTCAGATCTTGGCTGACCATTCTGTTAATGCTAGATTCCGTTTTGGACTCTCGGCGACACCTTGGCGAGATATGGGCGACGATTTGCTCATTGATTCTTGTTTTGGTAAGCTTATTCATGAGATTAATGCGTCGTTCCTTATTCGTAAGGGAATCTTAGTCAAGCCAACTATTTACTTTGTTCATACTCGAAAGTCTATGGACGAAGATATCAACTATGCAACAGCCTATAAAGAAGGCATTGTTCAGAATGAAGAGCGTAACCTACTGATTGGTAATATTGCGCAGAACATGGTCAAAGAGGGCAGGCATGTCTTGATTCTTGTTCGCCACATTGAGCATGGCGAGCTTTTGGAGTCAATGATTCCTGATAGTTTCTTTGTTCATGGTAGTAAGGGTCATAAAGTTCGTCAAACTCATATTGATGATATGAGACTAAAAAAGGTTCCTGTTACTATTGCCACATCAATCTTTGACGAAGGCGTTGACGTTAAGCCTCTTGATGGTCTTATTCTTGCGGGTTCTGGAAAATCTCAAACCAGAGCTTTGCAAAGAATTGGGCGTGTAATCAGAACTTTTGAAGATCCTGCTTCTGGCTTCGTGAAAAAGGATGCTTACATTGTCGATTTTCACGATAATATGAAGTACATGCTTGCCCATAGTAGAGCGCGTCGAAGAATCTACGAAACTGAACCAGAATTCGTAATCAAAGATTTCAAGGGTACAACCTAAATGGCTCGTAAAAATCGAGAACAGTTTGGTAACTTGTTTGCCGAAACCAAAGAAGAGCTTTTTGTTGAAAAGGCTTTGAATACTCAAGCTGATTTCAATAGTTTGAGCAATCCATACGTCGGTAACAAACGCAAAATTCTGGCAGATATTGCTATTGAGCTAAATAGCGAAGTTTCTTTTGATTCTTTTAGCTCGGTACTTGATTTGTTTGCTGGTTCTGCTGTCGTTGGAGCGTTCTTTAAGAAGTTTGGTAAAGAAGTTTACTCGAATGAGTTGCTTCGTTCTTCTTATATGAATGGTGTTTCTTTGACGCAGGGCTGGAATAGCAGGATTCCCGACGAAGATTGGGAATTTCTAGTATCTAATAAGAATTCGAAGTCTGATTCCTTTATGGAAAAGACTCACGCAGGTTCTCGTTTGACTAATGCGGAAGCCGTCTTTATTGACAATTACTTCGCAAACGTAGAAGAGTGCTTTGCAAATGACCATGTTAGAGCCTGTATTGCTCATTCGACAATGATGCAGTTTATTATGTCTCATTGTTTTGTAGGCGGTAGGCTTAATAGCGGGCAGATTATTGCGTCTCTTGAACATCGTTTACAGCATCAGAGAAACGATAACAGTGAAATGAACTTTAAGACAATGAAGCCTTTCTATTTTCCTTGCGAAGGGCCTCCGTCGATGTTCTTCAACAATGATGTCTTTGATTTTTGTAACTCGGTTGGTAGCGGTCGTAGTTTTGATCTAATTTACATTGATCCTCCATATGGTGGACAACAAAGCGATTACGCTTTTATGTACCAGTTTTTAGAGGAATACTTAGCTAGGAAATCTTTCGAAGATATCGAATACCTAAAGGTTGCTTCGAAGTCTTTTTCAAAAGCTAAAACTTATGAGGATCATTTCCGAAGGTTACTAGATAGTTTGGATTCAAATGCAACTTTGGCAATTAGTTACAATGATAGTAGCTGGGCCAAAATTGAGACGATTAAAGAGTTGGTAAGCGAGTTTAGGAAGAATGTAATAGTTAAGACAATGCAGTACGATTACAAGTATCGTTCAGCCGAAAACTCGTCAGGTGTAGAATATTTGATTATTGGTCAAAGCGATGCCCAAAAGAGGTAAGAAAATGCAGACAGAAACAAAAGACTTTATGGGTGATATTCTTGCGCAAAGTCAAAAGGACGCCAGTAAGGGGATTAGTCCTAAAGCTAAGAAGAAGAATAGCCTTCTTGATATCATTGGAGAAGACGAGCTTGAAATTGTAGACGGACCAACTACTACTAAGAACACTAGCGGTCAGAAGACTGGCGTTTGTAAATGGAAAGATATAAAGACTTCAAAGGGCTTTAATACTATTCATCCAGATCTCTGGACTGATAAGGCGATGTTTAATTATCTTCGCTATCTCTGTATAAAGAAAGACAAGCGCCTCGGAGATAAAATTACTGTTACAATTGGCCCTGCGATTCATGCTCGTTTTACAAAGCGGATCAAAGAGGAGCTTGAAAGAAGGTTATCCGCTCCGCCGTCAAATTCAATAGTAAAGACCTACATAGAATGGTTTATTGAAGAGGAGCTAAATGTTGAGGCTTTTGATTTGTATGACTTCTGTTCTCGTAGGGCTTCTCAGAAGTTTGTAAGTCTCAATAAGCATAAGGAAGTTCAAGGCGTTGCGCTTGGAAACAGAATTGATCTATCGAAGATTGAAGAGTATTACAACTCTGGCGGTGTCGCATTTCTTATGAACTATGGGATTGTTGTTTGTTTTTCATGGTTGCTCTCGAATAGGGGTTTGTCTCCTAAAGAAAGCAGAGAAGTAATACAGAGCTTTTATCAAGACGCAACAAAGTCAGGACCAGCATTTGTTGAGCGAATCAAAGACATAACAAAGAAAATGTCTCCGTATGCAGAGAAGCATTATGACCCACAGTTGGACGCATTACTCAAGAGTTTGGCGATAAACGGGATATCTTTTGTTTCGAAGGATTAAGGAGCTTATTGTGACTGGCAGGATTTTTGCGAATGAAGAGATTTTTGGTTACTCCGTAATTGTTATTGACGAAAACGGGGTCAGCAAGGGAGAGACTAACAAGAGATTTGCAATCTCCCAAGCGAAGGAACGAGGTTTCGATCTTGTTCAGGTTTCAAAGAATGATAAGGGCATTCCTGTTTGTAAGTTTGCAGATCTTGGCAAGCTTAAGTTCGAAGCTTCAAAGAAAAAGCATAACAGTAAGCCTACTGAAACAAAAGAGATGATGTTTCACTTGAAAACGGGAGAACACGATATTCAAGTGAAAAAGACGAAGATTAGAGGCATGCTTGAAAAGAAGTGTCTTGTTAAGTTTGGAATCGAGCTAAAGGGAAGAGAAAGAGCATTTATCGCAAATGCGAAAGAACTTCTCAATAAGGCGGTGTCTGACCTTGGCGATGTCGCAAAATGGGACGAATTAAAGGTCACAGACAACATAGTTTTTGTAATACTCAAACCACTAAGAGAGCATGTTCATGTCGAAGGGTCAAGTCAAGATAAGCTCTAGTATTGCGGGAATTGGCGGCAAGTCTTTTCTGCATGATATTTACGGGAACAGTTATCGAGTTTCCGAGTTACCAACCATTCTTGAAAAAGGCAGTTTACAAGTAATTGGTTTTGACCAGGAAACTTGGCAATCAAAGATTGTTCGAATTCAGTCTTGCGTTGAAGGGAAGCCTTCTAAATTGACCAAGATACAAAGCTGTGGTTCTTTTCTTGAACTACAGCAGGATTGCATGGTTTATGTTAATGAAAATGGAGAGTTGAATAAGGCGTCTGCTGGTGAGCTTGTCGCAGGCGATTTGCTTTTGATGCCGAAGTTTCTCTCTTTTCGAGAGAATAACTTTCAAATTGAAAACGTCTTTCCAAAGAAAAGGAAGGGTTCGCTTATAAAGCAAAGGGTTGGAGGTAAGCTTCATGAGGCGGACGCTTCTATGTCCATCACTTTTTTGATGGGACTTGCATTTGCTGCTGGCCTTATTGATTGTAAAGGAACTTATAATATTGAGACTGGCGATATTCTTTTCAGCACGCCTAACAAGATTGTAAATAACATATTTGCACATCTTATATCTTCAAACTTCCTTGTTGAACCAGAGATCAATTGGAATTTGGTCAGGGTTCAAAATAAGGTTGTTGCCATGTTGATTGACTCTTTCTTGAAAGAGGTTGCATCTCAGAATGAAGAGATTATAGCGAACTATCTTGCTGGATATTTTCATGCAAGTAACACTTTCGGCTTTATTGATAAGGCAAAACTTAAGCCTTGTATTTCTCTTCATCGTGGCAGCGAAGTTTCTTCTGATAGACTTTGCAAGTGTTTGCTTACGATTGGCGTAGTGCCTTTCATGTCTAATTCTTCTTACATAATCATTGATAGCGGTCATATCGAAACTTTCTTTAGCTCCATACCTTATCTAATCAAATCCCTTGTTATGAAGGTTGATGATTATATGACAGAGCTTACAAGCAGACCCATTCCTGCTGTTGATTTGTTGGGTTATAAATTCGGTAAGTCTCTTTCAAATATCAAGAAAGACGTAGGGATGGCTGCTGAGAAATACGAAAAGCTCGCTCTCTTTGAACAGGATAATGTTGTTATGAATCACGACATGGCTGCTGATTTGAACAAGTATATCAAGAAAAAGAGTAAGCAATCTTCTCTATCAAAACTTGTTGAATCCTCTGTTGTAGGAATCAAAGTTTGTAGCATAGAAAACACTCCAGTAGAAAAGACATTTACAATAACGTGCGACGATAGTTGTGGTATCTTTTTGAACAACATTCTTTGCTCTTGCTGATTGTGATTTCCTGCAACGGCTAGGTTGTTTTTGTCGAGAATACCATATGTCTGATTTAACTGCAATCATACGCAAGTACAGGTTCTATTTGTATCAAACCGCAGGGGAAGATTCAAATGGTAATCCTTCTTTTTGCAAGAACTATATCGGAGCGGACCAGTGTAGTAGACCTAACGGTTGTCTTTGTAGAAAACTCGCAGAAATCAAAGGCAATATTGAGTATACGATACCCGAGCAATACAGAGAACTAAGCATCCAAAATCTAACCGGAATGGTTGTTGATAAAAATAAGAACCTTCAATCCGTTTGGAGTAACGAGGACCGAGTTAGGATACAAAACGATCTTCGTAAGTATCTGTTTGACGGTGAAGAGATAGCTAGGCTCTCAACCAGAGAGGCCATGAATAAAGCTTCTAAGATGGATACCCGTTTTAATGACGGCGATAATGTCGTTATTCACGGAGACGCTATTCGTTTGAAGCTTGGGGCTTCTTCTCGTTCGTTGCCTGCTGGTAAGACGCTCATTGCGAGCCTTATCATAAAAGAAGCTATATGGAGAAGGCTTTACGCTTCTAATCGAGCAGACACATATTCGATGGTATCGTTTCATACCCTCAAGCAAGATCTAAAGCAAAAGACAGATAAAGCCAATGATTTGAAAGAATGCGATTGGCTTGTTATCGACGATATAACTTTGCCTGCGAATGAGCTTGATTTCAACTATCAGTCCTTTGTTGCTTTATTCGAAAGTTTCTTGATAACAAGACTTGAAAATAAGTTACCAACCATTCTGATTTGCGATTTTGATGTTGAGTCCCAGGACTATAGCAAGTTCATGGGTTATGCATTTCAGAAAATCATTTCTGCGAATAATACATGGCTGATAAAGGTTGGGGGACAAGGATGATTACAGACGCAGAAGCTCAGCAAAAATTACTCAACATAGTGGTCAATAAACAAGAGTTTATACCTGATTTTCTATCTGAACAAATTGGTACTGAATACTTTGACACGAAATACAGACCCTTTGTTAGAGGCATAGAACAGTCTTATCAAGATTCTCAAGCGTTTACTGAAGAGTATTACAGCGATTTTATATCGAAATCTGTTGCAAACGGTGATTACAACAAGTGGACTGGTAGCGAGGTTTCGAGTCAAAAAATTGCAGTTGGTAATGAAAAGGACATATATACTGGTATAAAGAACTTTGAGAAGACTGATTCGGCTGACTTTCCTCTTATGTGCAGGAGAGTTAGAGAAAGCTTCATTCGTCAAAAGTCTGTCAAGTTTATAGAGAAGTTTAGCGCCAACAAAGGTCAAGATTGGATTGGTTCGCTTTCTTCTCTTACAGAAGAGCTTACCATACTAACCTCGAACTCAATTGATGGCAAGACTGCCTCTTGGGATACCGTTGCTGAATACGGAGACGATTGGTATGCGGAGCTAGAGAACGAGATAACGAATCCAAAGAAGGTTCTGCAAACTGGAATAAAGCCTTTTGACGAGACAATGCCGATGGGTTTGGATATCGGCGCGCTTACTCTCATTGTTGCTGACGTTGGCGGATTTAAGTCCGCAACAATGATCAATATTGCATTGAATGTCTGTAGAGATTCTCAGGAAGATGTTCTTTATGTTTCGCTTGAAATGCCTAAAGCCAGATTGATGCAGAGAATCATGGCTAGGGAGGCTAATGTTCATTCTGAGAAAATTGGCAAGCCTAGTTTGCTTTCGCCGCCAGAAAAGGAAAGGCTCAAGAAGGCTAATGAAGAGTTCAAGAAGATAAGTTCTAAGTTTGCCATTCTTGACGCTCAAGAGAGAATGACCGTATCTAAGATTAGGGCGGAGCTTGAGAAGCGCAAGCATTTCTTCAGACCAAGACTTGTTGTAATTGACTACATTTCTATTCTTAGCCCTGAGCCTTGGTATCAGAGACTTGCCGAGCATAGCTGGTATGGTCAGATGTGCAAAGACCTTAGGCAGCTTGGTAGGAAGATGGGTTTCTCTGTTTTGTCTGCTGTACAGTTGAATAGAGAGGCTATCAAGTCTCTTCGCAATCAAAAGGACGGCAAGCAAACTGTTGGCTCAGACGCTCTTAGAGGTTCTCATGATTTCTCAGCAGACGCTGATAATATCTTTGTTCAGTTTCCTCATCCTGATAGGCCAAAAGAGAAGCTTTATCTTGTATGCGTAAAGTCCCGTTACGGTTCAACGATGTTCGGCCAATACAAAGACAAATCAAAGGCGGATCTTGAAGTTAATCCTCATATTGGCAAGATCTATTCAACTGTTGAGGCTACGTTTGATTTTGGAGATCCAGAGGCTTCAGGTTTGATTAAGAAAGCAGAAGATGCTGTAATCAAGAATCCTGACCTTGACCTTTCCTTTGAACCAGAAGCGCCTCAACCCATGCTCAGTAGGGGCGAAGTAAAGAATCCCGCAAAGAGCGCAACAAAGGGTGTTTTGAATAGTGTAGCAAACTTGGATTTTAGTTAATATGAATGCGATACTTGATACAATTTCAAAATCAGTCAAGATAACTGATTATCTTGCTCTTAAGGGCATACAGTGGCAAAGTCATGACGCTGAGAGGTACAAGTATCGTTGCCCTTTGCCTACGCATGCTAATGATAACACGCCCTCATTCTTTGTATTTGACAAGCCAAATGGACAGGACTATTACTGCTTTGGATGCAAGAGCGCTGGTAATATCATACAGTTGGTTTCTGCTTATGAGCAGATAACTCTTAGAGAAAGCATAGAAAAGTTATCGTCAGGACTAAATATAAGCCTAGACGATATTGTTGACTCTATTGTTAGAGAACTTGTTATATACTCAGAAAGCGGAGGTAAAACTGATAAAACGGAATCAATTATTGCCGCCGATCTATTTGTCAGTAATCATATGTACAATTTCCTGTCAAAGGTTGGTTTCAACGCCAAAGACCTAGAAATAGCGGAAAAGGTCTACAAGGTTGTGGATTCCTATATTCTTGTTGAAAGAGTAGACGATCTAGAGAAGCTTGTAAAGGCTCTTCCTGCGAGAACAAAATCAAGGTATGAGATTTACATGGCTGAAAAGAAGCAAGAAGAGATAGACAGACTTAGAGGCCCCAAGAAGAATGAAATATGAACTTCATAATACTGACTGTCTTGGCCTGGTAACGGAGCCTGTTGATTTAGTGTATCTAGATCCGCCTTATAGCTGTGAATCTGAAGACGAATACTATGGAGTTGGTTCGTCTTTCGACGAGTTTGTTTCTTATATGGCTGACAGGCTGAATGCCATTAAGAAGCTAATGAAGAAAGATTCGAATATTGTAGTTCATATGGATTACAAGGCGATACATTATGTCAAAGTTTCAATGGATAAGATTTTTGGAAGGGATAGCTTCAGGAACGAAATTATATGGGGCTTTAGTAATCCTGCAAGCGCTAAGAGATGGCTCCCTAGGAAGCATCATACGATCCTATGGTATGGACTCGGAGAGTATGTATTTAACCAACCCAGGGTTCCATATAAAACCAAGATGAATGTCGGAGGGGCTGCTGCTTGGTCGAAAGAAAAAATTCCTTGGGAACATTACGAACAGAGAGGTAAGCTTCTTGAGGATTGGTGGGTTGATATTCCTGCAATATGCAGGAATGAGCCGGAAAAGAACGGGTATGCAACTCAAAAGCCTCTTAAGCTCATGGAGAGAGTAGTTACTATATGGAGCAATCCTGGGGATAGAGTTTTGGACCCATTTTGCGGTAGCGGTAGTTTTTTAGAAGCAGCGTTAGCGGCTAAAAGATTCCCTGTTGGAAGCGATAAGAACCCTAAAGCGATTGCTTTAGCAAAGCAAAGACTAGATGTAGTAAAAGATATATTCTCGGAGTAATCATGAGCTTGTTGAACACAATTATGTTGGACGATGTTTTGGACGGTCTCAAAAAGATACCCGACGAGAGTGTTCATCTTGTTTTATCTTCTCCGCCTTATAATATTCAGCTTGAAGGGTATCGTAATCGTAATGACGACGATCCATATAAGGTATATGTTGATTGGCTAAAGAAGATATTTATTGAATGCAAGAGAATACTTGTTGACGGAGGCCGACTTGTAATCAATATTGATTCTGTTAGAAATAGGCAAGACGACGACGAATATATGAGACCCATTGCGGGTGACCTTATCAATGTAGGTAGAGAGGTAGGTCTTAAATATAGAACCGAAATTTGCTGGTATAAGCAGAACTGGTCAGGCAGGGCAACTGCTTTTGGTTCTTATATGTCTTGCTCTAATCCTGCTATTAGACGAAATCATGAGTATATTATGGTTTGGTCTAAAGGTAGTTGGAAACTCAAAGGAGACCCTGAGCTTTCTGATATGACAAATGAAGAGTTCCAAAACTGGACTTTTTCAACATGGTTTATTCAACCAGAAACTCAGAATCTAAATGGTCATCCAGCGCCATTTCCTGAAGAGTTAGCAAGAAGGGTCATTAAGCTATTTTCTTACAGAGGGAATACAGTTGTTGATCCGTTTATGGGAACTGGTACTACAGGCTTGATGGCTAAAGTTCTTGGCAGAAACTACATTGGTATAGACAATTCTGAATCCGATGTTAATTACGCAAGACAAAGGATATCTGCTGTTTCTAATATATTTGACGATTATATTCCAAGATCCAAGAGAATTGAGGAAAATAAAAAGACAGTAAATACTGTTGAGGAAAACAGGATTAGTTAAATGGAATTTGAGATTCAATTTTCAGATGTAACATTGCTTGAGGCAAATGGCAACTATGATAAGGTTTGTAAAATCATGGCTGCTGATGCTGAGGAGTCTGGTGTTGCAAGCCATAAGGGTGAGTGGATGGTCCGCTCAAAGGTTACTGTTATGAGTCCTTTTGGTTTTGCGATTCTCATTTGTCATTTTTACAATACAGGCAAGGTTTACATCGCTGAGTATTTTCCGTCAAGTAAAGACGCTCATAATGCGGATATAAAGAGTTTGACTTATTGGTGTAATGAGTTTGGCTGGAAAACTCCTGAGCCATTGCCTCATGTTGTTGATTCATGGCCGGCTTTTTGGAAGTCAGAATGGGAAACTTACATTGTTGATTCAGAATATCTTGACAAAAAGTATGGCTATAGGAAAGAGATACTATTTAGCAAAGACGATGACGAAGACGAAAATGACGATATTGTTTTAGACGAGGATGAGCAATGAGTTTTGTTTGTCCTCATTGTTTTTCAAGTTTGGGGGCAAGATCGAATGTATATGGAACGGTATGCTCTAAATGCGGAACGTTTATACAAAATGAAGTTCCAGCCCCTATATACAAGGAAATGAAGAAGCGATTGACGCAGCAACAACAGCAGATAAGGCAGTTTTTAAGGAAGAAGATTTTAGGAGATAGCAATGGCAATCAAGTCAAATAAGAAGATAGATTTTGAATATGAATATGTCAATGGGGAGGCTGTTTTTTCCATTTGGCTAAGGCTTTATGAGTCCGCTGATTGCGGTATGTCTATTGGCGTTTTAGACGAGAATGGCGAGATCGCTATTAGCTTTCCTATTGGAATGTTTGCCGAGGTAACTGATTTCTTGATTGCTCAAGGAGTTCTTGAAGGTAGGCGAACCGTTTCGGCTACATTGCCGGTACAAAAGACTGTTACTCAAAAACCATCTTCGTTGCCTAAGCCAAGATTGGTTTCTTCAAGACCAATATCTAAGCCCAAAACAAGTAGCGGTCCAACTATTGTTGATTTAGAGCAAGACGGCGGCGACGACCTATCTGAGTATCCTGAGGAAGTCAGGGAGCAGATTCGTCAAGAGCAAGCAAGGTTGCATGAGATTCAAAATGCAATTGATGGTGCTACTCCAACAGTATCTTTGTCAGCAGCGGCTGAGCAAACCGATCTTCCTGAAGAAGAAGCAAAAAATATCTTGCAAGAAAGACAAGCTGCTCTCAAGAGAGCGCAAACCTCAGCGAAGAAGATTAAGAAGAGAGATGACGACGAGTGAGCCAATATAAGTGTAAACTTGTTCCTCTTGAAAGGCTTCCTGTTGGGCCTCTTGGAGTTGTTTCCCCTTTATGCAATGATTGCGAAACAGTGGATTGCTCTAATCCCATTGAGCCTGTAAAGATAACTGTCTTTGGAAGACAGGTTGAATGGAAGGTATACAAAAAGAACTTTGTAACATCCATTGTTGTTCAATGCGCAGGACATAGTAAAGACAATGCCAACGTAAATTAAATAGCAGATAAATAAGAATTTCTTTTTCTGCTCAGGAAGACGTTGGAATCTTTGTATAGCCAATCCATTATTGTTTTTACAGAACTGTATGCGGTACTATCATATTTGTAGGCACTTCCTGATCTAAATAGTTTTGGTCTCTTTTTTATTCCTAAATGTTCATGTAATTTGTTTTGCATTTCATCTAAAAATATTTCACTTCCTATAATAGATAATCTTGGCCCTCCCCTTGCTCCGTTATTATGATGTGAAACGCATCCATCTCCGTCGAAATATCCTCTTATAAAGTGTCTATCCATATTCTTATTTAGGATTGGGTATTGGAGTATTAGTGATTTTCTCGGAGTGCATCCAAGTTTGATTAAATCATTACTTATCTTATCTGAATACAAACGAATATAAGAAAAATCGTGCTTATTATGATAATCATGTATTTTGATAGAAGAGTTTATATCTTTACTAAATAGTTCAAGATGTTCTCTGTCTTTTCTTGATAGGCAAATGGATAAGAATTTTGAACAACCCTTTATTTCCGAAACACATCCATCTGCAAAAATAAAACCAAGCCAATAAGCTTTTCTTTCTGAATCTATATTCTCGAAATAGTTTTCGTTAAATTTAGGTTTTATTGCCGATATTTTATATGAAGAGCATATGCTGTAAAATGTAGATTGAGATATTTGAAGTTTGTCTAAAATTTCTTTTCTAGAGTTACTACTATTTATTGTTTTTTCTAATTCACGCTTTGATATGATTATCTTTTTCATACATTTATATTAGTTATGCGGCATGAAAATTCCTTCAAGGAGATCAAAAATTCCAACCTACATATACCAGATACTGAGTAAAGAGGGCGAGCCAATAGGTGAGACTATTGAGATCTTTCAAAACATGAAAGACGACGCTCTTACTGTTGATCCTGAAAGCGGCAAGCCAATCCGTAGGGCTATTTGCGCGCCAGCCATTAGAGACGGCAAACCAGCTTGGGACAGATGCTCTGATGTTCGTGATCATATTAGGAAAACACGGCCTAAGTGGATTCATGATAAAGAAAAGGGCATTCGAGAGCGATTTGACCCCAAGAAGCATGGTTAGTGTTTTACTCTAAATCCGAGTCCTGTAGCGTCGATACATGACTATGGCAAAAATCATAAGCAATAGCGATTTTGTGCATTTGCACAATCATTCCGAGTATTCGTCTTTTGACGGCTTGAATAAGATATCTCAGTTTCCTAAGGCTGCTAAGGAAATGGGGTTTAAGGCCTTAGCGTTGACTGACCACGGTAATATGGGTGGAGCGGTCAAGTTTACTCAAGAATGCAATAAAGAGGGTATAAAGCCTATTATTGGTTGCGAATTCTACTTGTCTAAAGACCGTCACTTGAGAGGCGAAAAGAAAGACGGCAACAAGATTGTGAAGGGTCAACCTGACGGAAGAAAAGGTAATCGCCACTTGGTTCTTATTGCAAAGAACTGGAAAGGTTGGCAGAACCTCTGCTCTTTATCTCAAAAGTCATGGACCGAAGGCGTTTATATTGACCCAAGAATTGATATCAACCTTTTGGCTGAACATAGTGAAGGTTTGATTTGCAATTCTGCTTGTCTTAGTAGCGTCATCAATGCTAATTTGCTTCATGACCGCTATGACCAGGCTAAGAAGTCTGTTGCTCTTTTCAAGGATATCTTCAAGGAAGACTTCCATTTAGAGGTTATGTATCATGGAATTGAAGCGGAAGCGGCAATTATTCCTGACATCATAAAGCTTGGTAATGAAATGAATGTTCCAATCATTGCTACAAATGATTGTCACTATTGCAAGAAAGAGCATGGTTCTTCGCAAGAAATACTCATGTGCATGAGTACGAGTCGCTGTCTTAACGATCCAAAGAGATTGCATTTTCCGTACCATGAATTCTATCTCAAGTCTGCTCTTGAGATGTCTGTAATGTTTGGATCTCATCCAGAGTTTCTTCTCAATACAGTCATGGTTGCTGATAAGATAGATGCTAAGGATATTTTTGAGAACATGACTTCTGGCATGAGATTGCCTAGGTATAAGATTCCAGAAGGCTTTGCCTCTCCGTTTGATTATCTTTCTCATATTGCATGGGAGGGTATGAGGAAACTTGGATGGGACCGTAGCGAGCCTCATAAGGAAAGACTCAAGAGAGAGCTTGAAGACGTTAGAGTTGCATGGGAGAATAACAAATACGATTTTGCAACTTACTTTCTTATCGTTCGAGATTACATCCAAGAGGCTACTAATAAGTCAATTCTTACTGGTTGTGGTCGAGGTTCGGGTTATGCAAGCGTTCTTCTTAGGGTTCTTGGTATCGCTTATGGTCCAGACCCATTGAAGTATGACTTGATTTGGGAGCGGTTCCTTGGCTTCGACTGGAAACATTTTATTCAAGAGAAAGACTTCTTTGATGAAGATGTCATAATTTCTGATGAAAAGCCTATTTTAGAAGCAAAAGAAGACGACAGAGACGTTGTAGATGATCCAGGTGGAGTTGATAGGTATTAAGGTAGTATAGCAAATATTGAGCTTCAAATATGAATTATAAATCAATGAAAGGTGTTGGTTCGTTCTTTGTGCAAGAGGATTTTGACAAATATGATGAACCAGCTAAAAACGCAGCTTATGCTCTTCTTAAGTTTCTTGAAAAGAAAGGCTTTGCTAAAAATGTGGACATGAATGTAGAAAACGAACTGGAACAGCCTTATCATCGAGATCTAGAAGTTATTGTTAATGGAGTCCGTCGAGTAATTAGCACAGAAGTAAAAACTGCTTGGATGTATGGAAAAGGGAGATTTCCATATGAGACTGTTCGTGTTATGAATAGAAAAAGTGAGGACTGCCATAAGAAAAATGCACTATTCACAGACTTTTTTGTTACGAGTGTTGATAAAAATGGTATAGCTGTTATAAGTCGAAAAGATTATGATAGTGTCGTTCCTAATGAAGTAATGACAACAAGAGGATTGGATTGGGGACGAGAGATACCTATTGATAAAGTAATTTTTTATAGGCGAATAGACGCCAAAAACAATATCTGGGAAAAGAGCATTGGAATCTAAATGGCAGACACAATCATAAAAAGAGTTGGCGGAAAAGTTAAGCTGAGAGAGTGGATTAAAGATCTGCTACCAAAGCATAATCTATATTGCGAGCCTTTTGGTGGTAGCTTTGCTGTGGGTTTTGTTTTACCCAAAACTGACGGCAAGTACCGTTTGGTTTATAATGACTTGGATAGTCATGTTTGGAATCTATTTAGAGTTCTTAGAGATTATAAAGATGCCTTTATTGAGAAGGTCGAATTAACGCCGTACTCCAGGGAAGAGTTTGAAAAAGCAGTTGAATATATTGAGTCTAAACGAGACTTTCTAAAAGAAGATCCTGTTGAGTGGGCAAGAAACTATCTTATCTACAATAGACAATCCATGTTTGGAAAAGAAGACGGAACATGGTGTGTTTCGAGAACAGGGGAGAATATATGTTTGTCTTGGGCTGGTTTGCCTCCCTTTATTGATAGATGTGCTAGGTTTTTCAAGGGTGTTTACATTGAAAACCTTGACTATAAGGAATGTATCAAAAAGTGGGATTGCCCAGAGGCCTTGTTTTATATTGATCCTCCGTATGAGCATGTTGAAAAGATGTTCTATCATGTCAATATGACTGACGGATTTATTCATGAAGACATGGCTAAGTATTTAGACGGGATTCAAGGGTCTGTTGCGATATCTTACTATTCCAGCCCGAACATTAAAGATCTTTACCCGGCAAGTAAGGGTTATACTATCTACAAGAAAAGCGTTGTCAAGCATATGCAGACCTTAGAAGAAAAAGATTCTGTTGAAGAACTCTTGATTGTTAAGAAGAGTTCTTATGCGATGGCTGGGGAAAAGCAACCAATGTGTTTCGAGTGAAATTATGGGATATCATAAATCTAAAATCGCAAAAGGCAAGTATGGCGAATCTTCTAAGATAAAAGAGGAAATAGAAGAGTTGCAGGATGCTGAAAGACAGAGCAATAGGATAATGGCTCTTGTTGAGCTTTCTGATATCGTTGGAGCTATTCAAGGCTACTTAGAAAGACAGCATCCAAGCATAACCATGCAGGACTTGATTATCATGTCCAATGCAACTCGGTCTGCTTTTATGGACGGCACAAGATCATGAGAGTAGAATACGATATTGTTGTAAAAGCTATTACTTATTATGAGCGTGCTGGATATGCTTATATTGATGTCCCGTGGCAGGCCTCTCTTGATGTTCTTATGGTAACGGCTCCTTGTTTCTTGACTAAGGAAGATGTTGCGAAAGCTAATCCCAATGGCTTTGTTGCCTCTGGAGAACAATCGTTTTTGCAAATGGCTATTGATAAGAAGCTTTCTAAGGGCAAATATTGTTGCGCTACTCCTTGTTTTAGACCGAATGATGACCTTAAGGACGGTCTTCATTTCCCAAATTTTTTCAAAGTTGAACTGATAGAATATATAGGCGATGATCTTTGCGATGTTACAAAGGTAGCGGGCAGGGTTGATTCCATGATTGAAAAGGCTGCAATTTTCATGGAAAATGTCTTAGGTAAAGACCTTTCAATTGAGCCAATTATTGATGACGAAAGAATTGGATGTCAGAGTTCTTTTTGTTGTGATATAGTAACGCCTATGACGAAGATAGAGTTAGGGTCATACGGTTATAGAGTGGCAGATCAAATTGGCTCTTGGATTTATGGTACAGGCGTTGCTCTTCCGAGATTGACTATTGTTGGAGACAATAAATGGCTGATATGAAGCAGGAAATCTTGGAGGCAGTTAAGGATAAGTCTCTTTTGCCTCTGATTGAGAAAGAACTAGCTCAAATGGAGCAAACAGAAGGCTTGGACGAAAAACCAGTTCTACAAAAGTTCCATTCAATCTGGAAGCATTCTCATGGTAAGGTTGGTCATCGTAATGATATCAACTCCTGGACCGCATATGCTCTTGGTATGACTGATAAAAAGCCTGACGAAGGTTCGGAATTCTTGCCAAAGCGTCGCGCTTTTGCCCGTAAAGGTTTTCCCGATATTGACTCGGACTTCGACTACGAACGTAGAGACGAGATGTACAAGTACATCATTGATACCTACGGAAGAGAGCATGTTGGTAATATTGGAACATACTCTGGCCTTAAGATGAAATCGTTTGTTCGTCGAGCGGTCAAGGCTATAGATCCAGAGAATACCTTTTTCAAGGGTTATGATGAATGGAAGACAAAGACGAATGAACTCGGCGACGAGATATTGAATGCTTTGCCGCCTCAATATGGCGCTTTTTTGAAAGTAACAGATGATCAAGGCAATGAACACCCAGTCAAGACCGTTCAGGATGCTTATAAGTGGTGTCCAAAGTTTGCATATTACATGGAGAAGTACCCTGCTATACTTGAACACTCTAGGAGTATTGAAGGACTTTTATCTATATTCGGAGTACATGCTGCCGGTATTGTTATATCGAATGAGCCTCTTGGACGTATAGCTCCGCTTAAGCAAAGCAAGATTACGGATACAGCCGAGGACGGCGAAGTTAAATATGCTTTTGCGACTCAGTTTGAGTACAATGACTTAGAGTTTCTTGGACTGATCAAGTTCGATATTCTTGCTCTTAGTACGCTTTCGGTTATTGGCCGATGCTGTAAGCTTGTTGAGCAAAACTACGGCTTGAAGATCAATATCTATGACTTGCCTCTTGAAGACAAGAAGACCTTTGATTTATACAAGAGCGGCAAACTGACTGGCGTATTCCAATGCGAAGAGCCTGGAATGCAGAAGACCATGATTAACATGGGAGTTGACTCCCTTGACGACATCATGGCAGGCATTGCGTTGTATCGTCCTGGTCCGATGGATTCGATTCCAACCTATTGCGCTCGTAAGCATGGTTCAGAATCTATCAACTACTTCCATCCTTCTCTAAAGAAGTATGTTGAGCCTTATCTCAAGAAGACGTATGGATTGCTTGTATATCAAGAGCAAGTCATGCAGATTTGTAACTCAATTGCAGGATTCTCTATTCCTGAGGGTTATGTTGTTATCAAGGCAATCGGTAAGAAGAAACCAGAGCTTTTGGCAAAGTATAGAGCTAGGTTTATCTCTGGCGCAAAAGAGAATAATGTAGACGAAAAGATTGCTCAAGACTATTGGGACAAAGTAATCATGCCATTCGCTGATTACGGCTTCAATAAGGCGCATGCTTGCTGCTATGCTTACAACTCTTATGTTACTGCTTATTTGAAGGCTAACTTTCCAGAAGAGTTCCTTACAGCTTATCTCAATGTCGAAATTAATCGCTCAAACTATGACAAGGTTGACGCTCTTGAAAAGATGTCTAAAGAGATGAACATAGAGATTTTGCCAAGGCAAATCAATCATTGCAAGCTTGAGTATTTCATTGTTAAGAAGGCAGATCCCGCAAATGGTATTCCAAAGTCGCAAATCATGCCTTCTATAAAGTGCAAGGGCTTGAGTCATAATGCTGCAACTAATATTGTAGAGCATCAGCCTTATGCTAGTCTTCAAGAGTTTGCGGAAAAGACTGATACGAAGATGGTCGATGCGAAATCGTTTGAGTCTTTGTTGAATGCAGGCTTCTTTAAGCCAGCAAAGGGTGGCGGTCGAAGCGCAAATAGAGAAGAAGTTCTTAAGTCTTTCGAAATTATTAGAGAAGACTTGAAGAGAGCCAAGAAGAAAGGCGTCATTGTAGGCAACATTTTTGGGTGAAATAGACTCAATAGCGATAAGAGTAGACGAATTACCATTTGGAGAAAAATATGTCACAAGATCAAAATATGAGAAAGTCCGTTGTACGCAAAGCTATTATCAGGAAATATAATACTGCAAAGTTTGAGACAATGGACATTATTGTAGAGCATCAGATTGAGGTTGAATGGGAAAATATTGATATGTTGCGAGCCAAAAGCGACGGTATCACAACTCTTGTGAGAGAGGATTTCGAGAATACCCAGAAGAGGGTTTTTGAGGAATTGAACCTTAATGGATTCTCCGCGATTGTATCTTCTACGACCAATAATAATAAACGTGGTCTAACTGAAGAAGAAAAGAAAGATTTTGACGCTCTTGATTGAAGTTAAAGGAAGACAATAAATGCCGTCGATAAATGAACAGCTTTTAGATGACATTTTTGGTATTCCCAAAGATGGATCGAATATCAGAGAAGAAGACGACGAAAGCCAGGAAACTTCTTATGCTGAGGTCATAAAGACCGGAGGCGCTGAAGGTTTTGAGCAGAAGTCAAAAAAGCTGAATGAAGTCTTAGCAAAAGATGCTCCTCCGATTGAGGTTACTTATGTTGCAAAGGAGCAAGGCAATGAAGCGAAGATCAAACAAGAACCAGTCGTTCAGCAACCAATCACAATCGCAGAACCCAGCAAGAACTCGTTTGAGAAGATACTCAAGCAGTCAGTTCTCCCTGGAAAGCCTGTCAGCGAGGAGACTAAACCCGTGGCGCAAAAACAAACCGCTCATAATGAAGATACAGACGCTGGAGAAGAAGCTGAGGAGACAAAGGAGGAGTCCGTAACGACTCCTTCGGTTGCGAGTAAGGCAGACGAAGATGGCTGGACTCTTGTTCCTCCGTCGCCAATGTTTGCTCATTTCTATTCGGAAAAGCATAGCTTTATCAAGTCGCTCACAAGGGGTGGAAAACCTCTTCTTGTTGATAAGCTTATGGCCGAGCTTAGGACTTGTCATGTTAGTACAAGTACAGAGTTGATGGATCTGGAGGGAATGGCTGATAAGCTCAATAAGATTCAATCTCTTCTTGATAGAGTTGTTGAAATCAAGATTCAAGCAACAGGTCAATGTTCCGCCTCTAAAAGAGGCGTTGAGTTACTAAGGGGCGTTCTTGCAAAGGTTACTTACGAAAAGCCTGCTGCTCGTCAAGACGGCGTTATTCATGATCATATGAAAGACGTTGAAATGTATGCTTGCGAAGTTGAGGCTCTTGAACAAGCAGCTAAAGACGTTTATCATAATTTGCTTGAGTCGAAAGAGATTCTTAGTCGTAAGATTAGCATAACGCTTGAACTGCTTAAGCAGCAAAATATTACGGACAGTCATGAAAAGAACTATGCGAACTTGTCCGATAAGGCTAAGAAGGTTGTTGAGAACGTTTCTGCTCGTTCCTCTGTTTCGCCAGAAATTGCAGCAGAAGGTTTTGACAGATTAGAGGTTCAAGAGGCTGTGAAAGCTCAATCTTCGGCAGCAAAAACGTCGATGAGTGGTCCAGGAAAGACAGGGAAAATAAGTTGGTTGGATGACTAAAGGAATTTGTTGAATTTAGTCGAATTAAGAGTATCCGAGTTTTAGAGTTCTAGAGATTAGAGAAAGGAGATGTAACCGACAAATGCAAGTAAATCATATTGAAATTGTTAGAAGTTAATGCTAGTTTTAGGTTATGTTTTTATTGTTATTATAGACAGAGTAAACAGAGACCTAGAGAAAAGAGATTCTGAGCGTTTCAGGGTTTCGAGAAGACGTAGAATAAAAAGCTGAACTCAAACAAATAGAGTATCAGAGACAAGGAGTTTTGAAATGAGTAAGATAATTAATTGGGATGATATTGATACGACTTCGACGGGTAAGAAGGGCGGCAAGGGCGGAGGCAATGATAGCAAGTATCTTAAGTTGACTGGAAGCATCCAGGGTACAACTTACAGAGTCCGTCCTGTTGGCGACCCATGCGGCTTTTACGCCTATTACATTGCAAATCCAGACGATCCTAAGAGGTTCAACAGGGCCATCACAGAAGACCCTCAGAACTGCATTATTCGTCAGAAGTACAATGTTGAGGCCAAGCCTCGCTATGCGGTAAATGTCATTGATCGAGCCGATGGCAAGTTGAAGATTATGGAGGCTCCTGCTAGCGTATTTGAGGCAATCAAGCGCTGGGCAAAGGCTTCAGGTCAGCACCCCGGTAATAGAAACGGCGCAGATTTCGAAATCACCGTTAAGATTCCGGCAAACGGCGACAAGAGGCGTACTGAGTACAACACAACTCCAGTTGTTCAAACGCCTTTCACTGATGAAGAGAAGGCGATGTTGAAGGAACAGGATCTTTGGGATCTTGGTAAGGAGTTTGCTCCAACTCCTCAGAGCGAAATCGAAGAGAAGCTTTATCCGAGCAAGTCAAAGGCCCCAGCGCAAGCTGCTTCGGCCCCGACCGCTGCTCCTGCAAAGGCTGCTTCGAGCAAGCTTGATCTTGGATTCTAAAAGTAAGTAAGTCTGTAATGAACAGGCCGTGGTTTTGTATGAGCCACGGCCTTTTTGTTACGATGAGCTATCAGTACGCAAACAGAGAAACGGAGATGAAAAATGGCAAAGAAAAGTACAGCATTAGCGAATTTTGAAGGTTTTGAGTTTGGTTCTGAGGGTAATCCGACTGAGTTTATCCCAACAGGACATGCTGAGCTTGATTACATTATTGCAAGCGGCTTATTGAATAATGATGGTGATTCGGTCAAAACAGGCGGTATACCGACTGGTAAGCTTGTTATGATTTATGGCGGCGAAGGCGGCGGTAAGTCTTCTCTTGCTTATTCAATTTGCGGCAATGCTCAGCGAATGGGAAAGATCCCGATTTGGGTTGACGTTGAGAACTCTTTTAGCGAGTCTTTGGCAAAGATCAACGGAGTTGACCTTGCAAAGATTGGTCGCAGGTCAATGTTCGACAAGAACAATCCTGACAAGGTTTTCGACGGAGAGTATGCTCTTGATTGTGTTATGGAGGCTTGCAAGAAAGGCGCAGGAGTTGTTGTTCTTGACTCGGTTGCTTCGCTTGTTCCTCGCTATGTCATGGAGAATCCTGCTGATAAGGATACGATGGCAGCGCTCGCTCGTTTGCTTGGTAAGACCGTAAACAAGATTTGTAGTCTTGCGGCAGCGAACAACACGCTTGTTATCTTCATTAATCAGCTTCGTATTTCTCCAACGGCAATGTTCAAAGACCCCGAGGGTTATCCAGGCGGCAAGGCTATTGCCCATGCTTGCTCGGTAATTCTTAAGTTGAACAAAGTCAATGCAAAGGATGGATACCGATACATTGAAGATGACGACGGTAAGGAAAGGATGATTTCAGGTTCTGCGAATGTTTTCATTCAGAAGAACCGCTTTGCTGCTCCTCACTTTGGTGGTATTCGTATTCCGATTTACTATGAACACTACTTCCCTCAAGTTGAAGAAAACGCTTTTGAGTATGGTCGTCAGACGAAGGTTATTAGCGTTCGTAATGGCGTCTTTTCTTGGGGTGGCTTGAAGGTTGAGGGAAAGAAGGCGTTTATAGCTGAGTTGGTTGCTCAAGACAAGGTTGGCGAACTTATCAACGCAATCAAGGGCGCTGCTAAGCAAGCTGAAGTTGTTCTCCCTGCTGCAATTTTGAACTACGATAAGCATATTGCGTTTATCGAGCAGAACAAAGATAAGCTGGAGAATGCGAAGAAGAAAGCGAATAAGCAAAAGTCGAAGAAAGACGAACTAAGTGAAATCCTTGAGGAAGAAGAAGACGGTGTATCGAGCGAAACTGAAGTAGAAGTTGTCGAAAATCCTGATGTATGAAGGTTTATTTTCCAGAAGTAGAGCGGAAGGCGATAGTCAATCTTTCGCAAGAAGTTCTATGGACGGAAGATACCGAGGATGTTCGAGAGACCCTTAATTATCTAAGGGTTGAACGAGGTCTTACGGACGACGTAATAAAGAAGTTTCGCTTTGGGTATTATCCTCAAAGATTGAAGAAGCAAGGGCATGATTGGGCCGGAAGGCTCATCATGCCATTATATGACCAGCATGATGAATTGATCATTCTTACATCAAGAGATTTTAGATGTAAGGATAAGACTAAGATGCCTCATTTGCATGAGCAGTTTGATAAGAAGTTCTTTTTGTTTGGTATGAATGTTGCAAAAGCTAACATTATCAAGCATCAAAAGGCGATTGTTGTTGAAGGCCAGTTTGATACGGCATGCGCTCATAGATATGGTTTTGGAGTTACTGTTGGATTGCTTGGAAGCGCCTTTAGCCCTTACCATTTATGCATTATTTCTAGGTATTGCAGAGATATCTTTCTTAGCTTTGATTCTGACGATTCAGGTTTCAAGAACCTTAGTCGCTCAGTAAGAATGTATAGAGAGTATGGTCTTGAATCAACGGGAATCCGATTCATTCCTGTTGTTCTACCAAAGCATAAAGATCCTGACGAGTTTCTAAAGAAAGAATCAAGTAGTGATTATCTAGAGTTGCTTAGAGAAGCAAAAGCAAAAGTTGAAGAACTTGGATTGAAGAAGTATTGTTTAGGTCTTAGTAATAAACATTCTCAGTTAGAGATAGATTAGGAAGACGTATGCCTCCTGTTGCACAACCACCTGAAGTAACGAATGTAATGAATGTATTAAACACCTTCCTGAAATGGAAGAATCTCAATGGGCCTCCTCGCGGATATTCTTCGTACCATCCTTCTTCATTTGGAGGTTGCTTACGAAAGGTTCAGTATCAAAGATACTCAGACCAAGGCCTTATAACGCCTGATAAGGGAGACATAGAGCCAAAGACCGTAAGAATCTTTGATACAGGTCATAGCATGCATGCTCGTTGGTCTCATTATTTCGCGGAAATAGGAGTTTTGCGAGGCATTTGGCAATGCGCAAATGAATGCTGCCATCTTTGGGATAATGACGGCAATTATCATCCTGATATTCTTCAAAGAGATGGGCTTAAGGTTCCTGAGGTTGTAGCAAACTTCAAACCGCGAATGTATGGATTAGACAATAAGCTTGGCTGCTTTAAGCCAAAAGAGTGCGTTTGCGGAAATGACAAATTCCATTATCATGAAATTACCGTTCAAGATAAGGAACTCAACTTCTATGGTCATTGCGATCAAATTCTCGATTTTTCTAAGTTTGATCCTGCAATGTTCTCGCAAGGCAATGCTGTTGATGTTCTTTTTAGAGCAGAAGACTTACCCAAGAAGCCTATTGTCTTGGATATGAAGAGTATTAACTCTTACAGTTTCAAATCAAAGCTTGAAAATGGCCCTTCATTGGTCTATAAAACGCAGTTAGTGATTTATAGCAACATTCTTGACCTTGATTATGGAATATTGATTTACGAGAACAAAGACGACTCTTCAACCAAGATCTACAAGGTTGAGAGAAATCCAGAGATGTGGCTAAAGATTAAAGAACAGGCTTATAAGCTAAACGAGATGTCCAAGGATAAGTTACTTCCGCCTCCTCGTCCGCTGTCTAAGGACAGTTATGACTGTAGGTATTGTGAATTTCAGTCGATATGTCATAGTAGTAAAGCTTGGAGCGATCCAGACTTAATGCAAAAGCGACTGAAGTTTTACGGTATCATAGAATGAGGAGTTAGTTATGTCTAATACTGAGCCGGATATAACCCTGCTAAAAGTAAAGGGAGAAGGTTCTTTTACTTCGGATGAACTTAGAAAAGGATATGTTAAGAGTCTTGCTTCCGCTGTTTTGACTGTTGTATCAAAACACGGGCATGCCAAACTCAAGACAGTTGGAGCGTCTTCTGGCAATAATGCTTGGAAGGCAATCATTATCGCTCGCGGTGAAGCGGCAAAAAAGGGACTAGACCTTGTGGTTGAGCCATCTTTTGACAGCGCTTCGTTCGATGGAGGGGATAAGACTGCTATAGTTTTGAAAGTTGTACCACGATAAGGAGCCTTTATGAGTTATGAAGATGAAGCACCAGGAATGTCGTACTTGAAAGTTGAAGGTATCATCAATGGTACTGAGCAGCTTCAGGACAAGTATGAAATAGAAAACGTTCTACTTGTTTTGCAGAATATGACAAAGAAGATTGAGTTTCTCAAAGAACTTAAGAAACGCAGAGTCGCTGCTATTGACGAGCAAATTCAGAAAGAAGAGTCTGACGCTGAAAAGCTTGAAGAGGCAATCAAGACTTGTATGCAGCGCAATAAGGATAAGACCTTAGATTTCCCTGGCGTTGGTAAGGTTCAGGTTCGTTCTTCAAAGGGAACATGGACGATTGTTGACGACGAAGGACTTCGAGACCATTTGCAGGCCCTTGGTAAGTTTGACGAGGTTTCCGAAACTTCTTGGAAGTTCAAGAAGAAGGACTTGAATAAGCTTCTCGATCAGTTGCTAGAGAATAATAATACTTCTCCTTTCGTTCAGAAAGAGCAAGATAAGACTTCTCTCAGCGTTTCTTTCCCCAAGGAAGAAACAACCATTGCTCCTGTTGTTCCTGCGGCTCCTGCTGTTAGAGCGCCTCAAAATATAACAATCTAATGTCTCGCGCAATATTCATAATTGGCCCTCAGGGATCTGGTTCCTCTTGTTTAGCCGGAGCGCTTCATGTCGCTGGTATAAACATGGGGTCTAATCTCAGAGGGCCAAGTCGTCTTAATCCAAAAGGTCATTTTGAAGACCTTCCTTTTGAACTTTTAGCAAGTAAAGAGGATGCGATTGAGAGAGAACATGAGTTTAGAGCATACTTTGAGGAGCGTAATAAGAGTCCTCTTTGGGGTCTTAAGTCGTATCAGATAGCTTTTTGCTATAAGTATGTTCTTCCGTACACTAACTGTAGAATTTTGTCTATAGATAGGCCAGAAGAAGGCGCAATTAAGAGTTCTCTTGTAAAATATGGTCATTTTAGAACTAGGGAATTCATAGAGCATATACATTCTCTAATAAGACTTCATAGAAAGAATCTTATAGAAGAGTATGATTTACCTAATCTTAATGTGAATTTCAATGAGCTAACAGATAATCCTGGCGAGATGATACCTAAAATTCTTGGCTTTTGTTGCGAAGGGATTGACGCTCAAGGTATTGATATTCAAGCTGCAATAGACTTTGTTGATCCCAAACTAAATCATAAAAGGGAGCTTCAGTGATGCTTTATTCGGTTACACCTAAAAAAGAAAAGGAAGCTAGAGTTTCCTTAAATGTTCTATACAGTAAAATTCCAGATACAAAAGGCTGCATGGAGCATATAGGAAAGCCTGAGTCAGAGGGCGGTTGCGGCGCTTGGTGTTGCCGAATGCAGACTCCACAGGTTTTGTATTCAGAGTTTTTGAATACATGGAAGAATGTAACATCTTCTTTTTCTGATGGTGATTTTGAATCGTTGATAGAAAGATGCTTGAGAAAGTATCTTTATCCAAATGAAGATAAGGGCTGCGTTTTCTTGAACAAAGAAACGAATATGTGCGCTCAACATGAAACAAGGCCTTTTAACTGTAGGGTTTATGGTATTATTCCAGAAGAAGAGTTCAAGCCAAGATATGAGCGGTTGAAAGTCATTTATCCTGACGTTCGAGAGCAATGTAATCTTGTTTCTACTGTTGACGGTAGAAAGGTTACAAAGAAAGACACGGACAATTGGTGGCTAGAACTTAAGTCGATAGAAATGAAAATGGGCGTGAAGCCTGATTTGATTTCTGACGACGACGGAGGTTCTTATAGAACCTATCACGATCATATCCTTATTCATCTTTTAGGCGAAGAGAATTTGTATAAGCTTTCGGAAATACGAGTTGGCGGCTCTAAGATTGATAAGGAGCGAGTCATTCAAAGAATGATGGGCATGTTGAAGAAGTTCAAGGAGCAGAAACGTGAGCAAGCCAAAGAAGATGCTTCCTCCAAGGAAGGCTAAAGTTATTGAAGGCAAGTATCTTGAGCATGCCGATCTTATTAGCTGGACTTTGAAGTTTGCTGATTCAGGAGTAGAGCAGACTTATGTTTGGCCTAGTGTAGATCTTCTTTCTTGTCTTAATATCAAAGGCAAGGCAACCACAGAAATGCTTCACAAGTTTTGTTCAGATATGACTGGTAAAGACATTAATTTTGTCATAGACGAAGAACCTAGCCTGCCAAAGCCTGCTGCTATTGCTGAATATCAAGGGCTTAGTGACGGCCTTCGTGAATACTTTGGGGTTTCAAGAAAAAATGCCGAAAGAGGGTAACATGAGTTCATTTACTATACGAATTTTTGGTTCGCCAGAATGCGAGCGATGCCAAGCTCTAGTTAAGGCTTTCCAGTACCATGATATTGCGTATGAGTATGTTGATGCTGATGCTGCTGAAAATGAAGCATTATGCGATACCTATAATGTAGACGAACTTCCGCATATACAGGCAAGATATTCTGAAAGCGGAAAGGTTTTTCATACTCATATAGGTTACACTAGTCCAATTGCTTTTATAGAGAAGGCTAGAGAGCATACAAAACAATTGGAAGAGTTCTTCAAAATGAACGCAAGCGTTGCGAATAAGGTTGTAGGTCATCAAGAAGTAATGAGGTCCGTTCATGAGCAGCAATCAAAGCGTCCCTGCGGAGGGTGTTCGAAGAAAAATCAGCCTAAACCCTGAACAGCTAGAAGCCGTTGAGCATGTCATGGGACCGTGTTTTGTATGCGCCTGCCCTGGCTCTGGGAAGTGCATAACTGGAGATTCTATCGTTGTTCTTGACGACGGATTTTCTACTATTGATAATAGCAAGGTTGATTGGATTAGAGCGTTTGATTCAGAATCTTTGAATCAAAGTAATTATCGTTCTATAAAAATCACAAATTTTGTTGACTCCGGCATTAAATCCACTCTTAAAGTTACAACTGAACAAGGTTATTCTATCCAGGGAACTCACCATCATCCTATTGCTATATTAAATAGGAAATGTGAACTAGAATGGAAAAAGCTTGAGGATATCCAAGTTGGGGATATTGCGGTTCTTCAAATGGAGAAGCAATCTGATAATCCTATAATACGCCATCCAAAATTTTATGATGTTTGGTATGTTCTTGGGTTGATGTTTGGTGATGGTTATTTGGTAAGAAAAAATGAACTTAGCATAACAACTAATGATGATGAAATTCAAGCCTCGTTTACTCAGTTCTTTAGAGAACGATTTGATTATACTGTAAATGTTTACTATGATAAGAGGCGAATCGGTCTTAGATCTTTAGTTATCTGTTCTAAGGATATAAAAAAGCAATTACAAGATATATTTGGTGATTTTTTTAGTTTGGCTTGCGATAAGAGGATGACATCGCAAATGCTATCTGCTGGAAGAGGAGAGATAGGCAGCTTTATACAAGGGCTGTTTGATACTGATGGGTATGTTAGCGGAAATAATGTTGAAATATGTCTTTGTTCTCAAAAGCTTATAGAGCAGCTTCAAACTATTCTTTTGAGATTTGGAGTGTTTTCTTCGCTAAAAACAAAAGAAGTTGATGGATCTTTATATTATCGTTTACATATTTCAGGCGAAGATATGCGTAGATTTGAGAAGAATATAGGTTTTAGACTTCCTAGAAAACAGAAACAACTCAGAGAAATTTGTTGCAAGATTTCTAATCCCAACAGAATTATACCTTTTGCAGATTATTTGGTTTCTCAAATTTATAGTAAAGTAAAATTACAAAAACCGGAAAACTACGATCCTAAAACTTCTAATTTTTATGATATCAACGGAGATTTTGTTAGGCTCATAAGATATTGTTCAAAATCCAAAGCTGTATTACGAGGTTTAACTGAAACGGCAGCTTATAAACTAATATCTGCTTGTGAAGTTGCCAATATTAATTGTATTGCTTTGGATCAATTGAGGTTTTTGGTAGACAATTTTGGATTTAGTCCGGTTGAATCTGTGGTTGATGGTGGGCCTCAGCATGTTTATGACTATTTTATTGAGGGTTCACATAATTTTGTTGCCAATGGGTTTGTAAACCATAATACTCGTGTTATTGTTGAAAGAGTTATTCGCCTTATTGAGAAGGGTTATAGCCCCCGTTCTATTCTTTGCATAACATTCACCAATAAAGCTGCAAACGAAATGAAGGAAAGAGTTTGTAAGCAGCTTGGCGAAACGCAAGGTCAAGAAGTCTATATAAGCACTTTCCACGCTCTTTGCGCAACCATTATCAGGAAGTATGGCTCCTATATCGGTTATGGACTCAATACCACTATTCTTGACGACGAAGATCAAGAAGGCCTAATGGCTCAGTGCGCTAGACAAGCGGGCCATGAATGGAATGCGCAGCAAATAAAGAGCCTTATTTGGAAGGCTAATGAACTTCGAGAAAACCTTATTTCTGAGGACGATTTTCCTTCTCATTTCAAGCACGAAGCCGAAGGCGAGGTTTGCAGAGAGTATGTTCTTCGTATGAGAAAGAACAACCAGATAGATTTCAGTGGTTTGTTGTCTGAAACTATTAGACTCCTTGAAAAGGACGGTTCTGTTCTTTGTAAGTTACAAACTCGTTTTGATTTTATTCAGGTTGACGAAGCTCAAGATACAAACTTTGCTCAGTTTAGAATTGTTCAGTTAATTGGCGCTCATAATAATGTTCTTATAGTTGGAGACCCGGACCAAGGTATCTACTCTTGGCGTGGCGCTCGTTACAAGAACATAGAAGATTTCATCAACATCAACAAGGCGAAGGTTGTTAACCTACCTCATAACTATCGATCAACGCCAGAGATTGTCAAAGTTGCTTCAACGCTTATAAAGCACAATAAGAACCGTCAGCAAACTCTTGAATTCAAGACGGGTAATGAAAGCGGACAGCCTGTTGAATGCATTTGTCTACCAACGCCAGAGCAGGAAGGGGCATGGATTGCTCATCGTATTAAGCATATGATTGACAACGAAGGTTATAAGCCGCATGATTTTGCGGTTCTGTATAGAATTAATGCGATGTCGAGAGCTATTGAGCAGGGTCTTATGGCTGTTGGCGTAACTTATCAAGTTATTGGAGGCTTTAGCTTCTTTGACCGTTCTGAGATCCGAGACTGTCTTGCAATGTTGCGGTTCATTGTTAATCCTCTTGATGGAACTGCTTTATCTCGTTTCATCAATAAGCCTTCTCGCCGAATCGGAGAAGTATCTTTGGGTAAGATTGAGAATTTTGCTAACGATCAAGGTATCAATCTTATGGAGGCCATGAAGCGGGTTAGAGAGTTTGCCTCTGGCAATGATAAAGCAAGGGTTATACAGGGATGCGAAGAAATCCATGCAGCGTTTTCGTTTGACAGAACTGGTATGTCAATAGGCGATGTTTTGGATAATATCGTTGTTCGATTGGGTTACTATCGTTATCTTGAGTCTAAGTACGAAACAAAAGAACTTGACGACAGGAAGGATAACGTTCAAGAACTTATCAATGCTTGCGCTTTGTATACAGAAAAGAGAAATAACGATATTGCTGGATACTTGAATAACATAGCTTTGCAAACCTCGTCTGATAAGGATACGGAAGAGAATACTGTTTCTCTAATGTCTCTTCACGCCTCAAAGGGCTTGGAGTTCCCTGTCGTATTTATGCCTGGTCTTGAAGAAGGTCAGCTTCCTCATAAGCGAGCCTTGATGGAAAGAGACGGCTTAGACGAAGAGCGAAGACTTTGTTATGTTGGAATGACAAGAGCGCAACAAAGATTGATTGTTTCTTTTGCGGATACGAGAATGCAGCGATTCAAGAATGGCGGTATATCTTTCGAGCCGACTAAAAAGAGTCGTTTTCTTCAAGAATCAGGGCTTGCTAATACAATAAGAACGATCCGCGCAAGATAAATATTGACAAGACAAAGAAATTAAATAGCCCCATCTTTTCTGGTATGATATCCTGTACGGAAGTAAACTTCCGTACCATGAATGCCTATTTTATTTAGTTCTCTTACTTGTTTGTATAATCGCTCCCTCCATTCTACAACTTCTTGTGGAGAAGTTCTAACCCTCCCGTCTTTCCCTTTTCTTTGCTCTTCTAAGACTATTTCAACAAGTTTTTTAGGTATACGAGGTTTACTGGCTAAGTGATAAGCTCCTTTCACAGAAAGTAAAAGGCCGTTTTTTACTGCTTGAGATACTGAGCTTAGATTTTTGTACCCCAAGATATGACAAACTTCTTGGCTACTAAGAAGTTCGTCATTTTTCCAGTTTGGATATTTTTGACTGAACCAGTAACTGTGCATTAGATACTTGCGATTTCTGGTCTCTTCTAATTCTAGAATAATTTTGGCTTGTTGTTTCTTTACAACAAGAAAAGGAAGCAAGGTTTTACAGAAAGCAATAGCTTGCTGATTGTTACATTCAAAAACAAAGAGTTCTTTGCTGTTTTCTGATTGTCCTTTTTCTTTTCTCAGGCTACCTCTAAAAATGGAGTGTAATAGATTTGGAATTTGAGGAGTTACTTGTTTTAGTCCAACTTTTGCTTGATAAGTAGGATAATAACAGTCTTTGATGACTCTTGTTTTGTAATCTGATTTTTTTATTGAAAACCAACCATCAGAGTCCATTGCTCCTGCCAGATAGGCTAAGGTTTCGTTCTTCATACATCCTCCGTATAACAGTATATTTTACTATTTCTTTCATATGGTCGATAATCCCTTTATGGCAAACTATGAATTATTATGCGGTGATACGGAAGGAGTGTTGGGCGGAATGAGTCCCAATAGCGTTCATGCTATTGTGACTTCTCCGCCCTATTAGCTTATTATCAGTTGCGAGATTATGACTTTCAAGATCAGATTGGTCTTGAAAAGACTCCTGACGAATATATAGCTAAGCTTGTTAGCGTGTTTTCTGCCGCTAAACGTGTTCTTAGAAATGACGGAACTGTATGGCTTAATATAGGCGATACTTACGCAAGAACTTCCGGCGAAGGATATAAGAAGGGAGATCTTTTAGGGATTCCCTGGATGCTTGCTTTTGCTTTGAGAAAAGACGGTTGGTTTTTGAGAAGCGATATAATTTGGGCCAAACCCAATCCTTTACCTGGAGGAGTCACAGATAGACCTGTTTCTTCGCATGAGTATTTGTTTCTTCTTGGTAAGTCTGAAAACTATTATTATGATCAAGAGTCTATAAAAGAAAACGCTGTTGAGCGTAATTCTGATGGTTCTTTTAAGAGACGAATTAAGAGGGACGTTTGGACTGTCCCTGTTGCGTCTTTTAAGGGCGCTCATTTTGCTGTTTTTCCTCAAGGCTTGGTTGAGCCTTGTATTTTGGCTTCAACTAGCGGTCATGGTTGTTGTAAAGTATGCGGTTCTCCTTATGAGAGACAAGTTCAGAAAAATCGCTATTCAACTCGCCCTGGCATACATAATAAGGTTGATAAGAAGGGTTTTGCAAATAGGGATTCGGGAAGGCATCTAACTGATACAAAGACTGTCGGATGGTTGAAAACTTGTAGTTGCGAAACAAATGAAGTTGACAAAAGCGTGGTTCTTGATATTTTCTGTGGTTCAGGTACGACAGGTGTTATAGCCTTGCAAAATGGGCGGAAGTTCATTGGAATAGATGGTAAACAAGAGTATTTGAATATGGCGAAGAACCGCCTTATAAGAGAAGAAGAAGTAATAGGAGTTTTGAATGCATCTAAGGGACTTTAAGGACAAACACAAAGGTAAGCTTGGTTTTATCGTTGGCGCAGGCCCTTCTTTGCGGCATGTTGAAACAGACAGCCTAAAAGATTATGTTGTTTTTACGTCTAACTCTGGTTTGTTGAAGTTTCCTAACTGCGATTATTTTGTAACCGATGATAATGGCGTTTGTAGTTGGAACTATTGGCAAGTAACGGCTAAGCAAAGCAAGTGCATGAAGCTTCTTTATAGGGAAAAGCTTCAAGGTCATGAGTCTATTTTTAGGCCAGAAGAAGTTCTCTTTTATGATCATGTAGGATGGGCCTCTTCAGGTCCAAACGGGTTGATTTACCATAAAGAGAATGTTGTTATGACGGACGATCCAGAAAAGCCAATTATGGGAGCAAGAACGTCTGCTGCTTCAGCGATGCATATTGCTTATATTATGGGATGCGATCCTATTGTTCTTCTTGGTATGGATGGTTGTTATGAAGGAAGAAATAGGTATTACTGGCAGTTTCCTAATCAACCCAAGGCTATAGAGTATAACAATCGTATATTTTCAACACCGAATCGAGGGTTGCTCAGAGATAAACCTGTCGATAATCACTGTGTTGCATATGACTTGTATTGGAATCATTTTGCTGAAATGAACCCAAGTCTGATGCAAGGAAGAATTCTTAATGCCTCGGGTGGAATTGTTGAGGTTTTTCCAAGAATTAGTTTGTCCGAAGTTCTTAAAACATATGGAGATAGAAAGAAATGAAGAAGACGCAAAACAAAAAGTCAGTAAGGAAAACTTCTAGTCGAAAAAAGAATTCTAAGAAGTTATCAAAAAAGAAATTGAGAGAGCAAATTGTCAAACTTCAGTTTGATAAGTTTGCTAAAATGTTCGAAGACGCAGAAGAGTTTTCGAGAAGGTTACATGATAAGAAGAAAGAGTTTGAGGCCTTGAATAAGGAGGCTTGGGAAGAGCAAAGAAGGCGTCTAACCGAAGCTTGTCCTAAAAAGGAAAAGGAAAAAGAAAAGCCTAAGAGTTCAGTTTGCGAGAATAGAGCCGAAGCTTGTATTCATAAGTTGTTGGAAATTATTACATCACAAGAGCCTCCCTCGATTAGACTGAATAAGGCGTATGAGTATTTGGAAGATTGCTTTAGCCCTTTACCTGAATTTGTTCCCAATATGTTGATTGAAGTATGCTCCCCGACAAATCAAAAGTAATAGCGTTCATTCCTGGCAAGACGGCTTCTATTGGTCTTCCCGGAAAGATGTTCAAAAAGATTGGTCAACACTCTCTTTTAGAGTGGACATTACTTGCTGCAACACAAAGTAAGTACATAGATGAAATAGTTGTTTCAGCAATTGACCCTTTGGTTTTTGAAGTATTTAACAAGTTTGCTTCTGAACATACAGAGAAGGTATTTAGGGCGATTGAAAGACCGGCAGAACTTTGCTCTGCGACAAGTAAGACTGAGCAAGCTATTAGTCATTTGTTTAACAACTATCCGTATTATTCTGATTTTAGCTATTTAGTTATGTTGCAGGCAACGTCTCCTGCAAGAAGAAATGGATTGATAGATAAATGCTTTGATAAGCTTATTGATACGAATGCTGATAGCTTATTAACAGTTACCGCTTCAACTCCTTTCTTTTGGAAGAAAACAGGAGTTGGTCATGCTTATACTCCAACTTATGACGTACTCAATAGACCAATGAGGCAAGAGCTTTTTGATAGGGATTACTATTATCATGATAATGGGAATGTTTACATAACAAGGGTTGAAAAGTATCTAGAATCTCGTTGTAGGGTTTCTGGAACTGTTGAGATTTATCCGACCGACAAGTTTGAAAGTCTTCAAATTGACAATGCAGAAGACCTCATAATGATGCAGTCATTGCATGATTATTATGGAAGTTGTTTATGAATGTTACAGCAAAAGTTGTTGCAGAAGTTGGATGTGTTCATCTTGGCTCTATGCAAAGAGCTAAGGATTTGGCGAGTCTTGCCAAACTTTGCGGCGCTGATTATGTAAAGTTTCAAAAGAGGAATCCCGAGGAAAGCGTACCAGAATCTCTTAAGCACAAACCTCATCCTAATCAGATATTCGCTTATGGTCCTACATATCTTGAGCATCGTAAAGCTCTTGAGTTTTCAATAGATCAGCATTTAGAGCTTATGTCTTATTGTCAAGGAATTGGCATTAAGTATTCTTCCTCTGTTTGGGATATGACTTCTGCCAAGGAAATTGTTTCCTTGAATCCCGAGTTTATCAAGATACCAAGTGCATGTAATCAAAATTTCAAGATGTTGGAATACCTTCTGTGTAACTATAAAGGCGATATTCACATCTCAACGGGTATGACTTTTGACCATGAGAAGATTCGTATTTTTGATTACATAAAGCCTTATCCAAGCCGTTTTGTTGTCTATCATTGTACAAGTCTTTATCCTTGTCCATTTGAAAAACTATATTTAATGAATATTAGAGGTTTGTCGAAGCTTGCTAATGAGTACAATTTTGAGGTTGGATTTTCTAATCATGGTTATGGTATAGCGGCTGATATAGCTGCGTATGTTCTTGGTGCTACGTTTATAGAGAGACATTTTGTTGACGATAGAACCCTTCGTCATACCGACGCTGCTGCGAGCCTTGAGCCTGAGGGTTTACGGAAGTTGTGTCGAGATTTGAAAAATGTTGCAAAGGCTATGGAATTTTCAGGTCCAGAGCCAACCGCAGAAGAAATGGTTGAAAGATCTAAATTGAGGGTTGAAGAATGAGTATTGAAGCTGTAAAACTGATAGCCATAGACGTAGATGGAACTCTTACTGATGGAAACTATTACATCAATGAGGCGGGTGATCTATATAAGAACTTTTTTACAAGAGATATGTATGCAATAGATCAAGCTGCCAAGAATGGTTTTCAGATAGTTTTTGTAACAGGTTCAAGAGATAGAGTAATCTATGCCAAAGTAGGCAAAAAGTATCCAATTTTGTCTGGTTGCGAGAATAAGTTTGCAAAACTGAGCGAGTATATAGTTGAAAATGGGTTGAGTTGGGAAGAGGTTGCTTACATTGGTGACGCGGAGAATGACCATAAGTGTATTGTTGAAGCAGCTTTTTCTGGATGTCCTTCTGACGCCGTACCTGAAATTGTTGAGCATTCCGTTTATTCTTCTCACTGTCCTGGCGGTAAGGGTGCGGTTTACGATGTTATCAGATATTTTTACAGACTTCGCAAGATTCCTTGGACTTTAGAGTAGTTCTAGAGGATTGATTTGCCCAAAGTTAGAACTATTGACGAGGGCGAATCATGCATAAAAACTTCATCTATCTTGAAGAGTATAGTGCCGAGTTCAGGCAAGGCTATGACGTTGCCAATGTTATCAGCGCAATGAAAGAGCTTCTTAGACTTTTCTACATTGATAACTCAACCAAAAAGTTGCATGTTTGTATTCATAAGGATAGTCTTTCAGCCTGCGAAGGAATCTGCGCAGAGAATTTGTTTCATACTGAACTAAAAGATCCGGAGAAAACTGACGAAAATACAAAGGCGGACAATGAGATTTGGCTCATGATAACTCCGTCTAAGATGATAAAGCACTAAGGTATGACAAGACCAAATTCTGAGAATATATGTTTCACAACAACGGCGATGCCTCGTCCTGAGCTTCTTGTTAAAACATATGCTTCTTTCAAACAGCATCTTCCCTGGCTTGACTTGAAGAAATGTCCATTGTTTATCAATGTTGATTATTTCCCTCATTATTACGAAGATCATGCTCAGCGAGTTCAATCTGTTATTGATATTGCCAAAGAGTATTTTGGCGAAGTAACGGCAAACATTCAGGAGAGAGGGAATTTTCCTGCTGCTGTTAAGTGGATTTTTTCGAATGTAAATAGAGAATTCGTTTTCAATTTAGAAGACGATTGGGAGCTTCTTTGCGACATACCTGAATATGTCGCTTCTTTTTTTGATGACCCAAAGATTATACAGGTTGGCTTTAGAGCTTGGAAGAAATCCGATCCTCGTTTTGTTCTTAGTCCGTCAATTTTGAAGGCTTCTTTCTGCCATAAGGTTGCTGCTGAGATGCATACAAAACGTAATCCAGAATGGCAGATTAGGGGTCTCAATCCATATAAGGTTCAGGAATCGTTTATATATTGGCCTTATGAAGACGACAAAATTATTCTTAGAGACTTAGGAAGGACATGGATGAAGGATACTCCATTTGCAAGAGGTCTAGACACTTGGACTTCTTGGGAATTTGTTCCCAATGTTATTATAAGAGCAAGGGAACAGTTGATACAAGATCAAAATATTGAGATAGATATATCAAAGCTTGATGGTAATTTTAGAGGTAAAGATGTACCCAATAACTGAGAAAACATTGACTTTTACAACTACTGCGATGCCTCGGCCAGAAATCATAGACCAAACCTATGCTTCATTTTCAAGGCATTTTTTGGAGTTTGATTTCAAACAAGCAACTTTGCTTCTAAATATAGATAGTTTTCCCGATAAGAGAGACGATCATAAAAGGCAAGAAGTTGCAAATGTTGCAAGAAAGTATTTTGGCAATGTTATTGTCAATATGCCTGAAAATCCTAATTTTGCGGCTGCTGTAAAGTGGTGTTTTTCAAAGATTGAAACATACTACTGTTTTCATTTAGAGGACGATTGGGAGTTATTGACTCCTTTTAAGGTTTCAATATTCAATCAATTCTTTGTTCCGCCTCATGTTCAGCAACTTGCTTTTAGAGCTTGGAAAAATGTTAAGAGCAATTTTTGGCTCTCTCCCTGTTTTTTGAGAGGAACATTTTGTAGAGAAATAGCTGAAAAGATGAACATAGTCGATAATCCTGAAGTTCAAATAAGGACTCTTTGTGGTGGATACAAGCCAGAAGGTTTCCTTTATTTTCCATTTGACCATAGGGCTGTCATACTGAAAGACCTTGGAAGAAATTGGATGAAAGAGAAAGGTTTCAATAGAGGCGAACGTAACTTTACGCAATGGCACACTATTGAAGAAGGCAAAGGTTTTCAGCGATTGGCAGATCAAAATGCTCAAATACCAAAAGAAATGCTTTCGCCCAATCCTAATGATAGAAAGGCTATAGCGTTGAATAGATGGGTTAAGTCTTATGAAAAACAAAGAGCGCATAAACTTAGGAATAGGAAGTAAGCATGAATAAGAAACTTTCAATACTTATATGTTCGTTGGCTTCTAGAGCGGATAAGCTACAGAGGCTTATGAATGTTCTGCAACCTCAAATTAATGATTCTGTAGAACTTTTAGTTAAAACCGATAACGGAGAGATGCCTATTGGTAAGAAAAGAAATCTTCTTTTGGAAGAAGCTTCAGGAGCTTATATAGCGTTTGTTGATGACGATGATTTGGTTTCCGAAGATTATGTCAAAAAGATTCTAGAAGCTTTAGAGTCTAATCCTGATTGTTGTGGCATACAAGGAATTATTACCTTTCAGGGTCAAGGACCAAGAATGTTTATACATTCTTTGAAATACAAAGAATGGTTTGAGCAGAACAATATTTATTATCGTTGTCCAAATCATTTGAATCCTGTAAAAAGAGAAATTGCTTTACAAGTTAAGTTTCCAGAAACTAATTTTGGAGAAGATAAGGATTACTCCACTCGGCTTTTTCCTCTTTTGAAAGAAGAGCGATTTATTAGCGGTGTTGTTTATCATTATTTATATGAAAAGGGTGGACCACCAAACGGTAGGCCTCATAAAAGAGTTCATAGAGGAATCAGATGATATTGCCAAGAAGTGTAAATAATCTCCCTTCTGATATAAGAAAGAACTTTGAGTTTTCATCGTCTTCTGTTCAGCCAGTTTCAGGAATAACAGTTGTTGTTCCTGTTCGGGGTGTAGATAGACAGCAAAATCTCAATTACTGTATTTCTAGGCTTTTGTTGCAGAATGTTGAACCAATGGAGATTGTTGTTTCAGAAGAAGATGTTACTGAGAAGATAAATCTTGATAGATTTAGGAATGATTCAAGAATTAAAAAGATTTTTGTAAAGAGTCCTTCTAAGCCATTTAATAAAAGTATTGCAATAAATGCGGGTGTTATGTTTGCAACGCATGCTAAAATTGTCATGAATGATGCTGACATAGTTCCTCCTAGAGGATATTTGCAAAGAATAGATATGTTTTTGAATTCTTATGATTGTTGTTTTCTTGGTAAAGAAATTTACAATGTTGAGTTAATGCGTAATGTTGTAGTTTGGAGAGGTAGTAAGAGAGTTGATTATTTTTCAGGAGGCAGTATTGCTTTTACTAAGAAAGCTTTTATTGCTGTCGGAGGAATGTGCGAAAGATTTTATGGTTATGGCAGTGAAGATTGTGAATTTTGGGAAAGAATAAACAAACTTACCAATCTCCATGAAAGTCGAGATAGTGTATTTTTGCATTTGAACCATAAGAGGCTTACCCCTTTCAGCGTTAATGCTGACCTTTATAATGAGATAGTTTCTTTATCTATGGAAGAACGCTTAAAGTTTCTTAAAGAAGATTTGAACAAAAGGGCATGATAAATGTTGAAGATAATATCTTTTAGTGTTTGGGGTAATTCTTTCAAATATCTCAATGGATGTATTGAGAATATTGAAATTGCAGAGAAGATATACCCAGGTTGGACTGTTAGATTTTATTGTGATTCAGAAGTCAATAAAGACTTTATTCGTAAACTTGAAAAAGCAGGCGCTGAAGTTCTTATAAAGAACACTCTAAAAGATAATTGGGAAGGGTTGTTTTGGAGATTCCTTCCCGCTTCTGAGGCTGATATTTTCATTTCAAGAGATATTGATTCAAGATTAAATGAAAGAGAAAAAGCCGCTGTTGATGAATGGCTATCAAGTGATAAAGACATTCATTGTATGAGAGATCATATTGAACATAATGTTCCTATGCTTGGAGGGATGTGGGGATGCAGAAATAAGGTTATTCCGAATATGGAACAACTTATTTCTGAATGGTCTAAAAATGATTACAAAGGAAGTGATCAAGATTTTTTGAGAACAGAGATTTGGCCTAATTATTTAGGTACAATACTTGCTCATGATAAGTATTTCGATGGTCTTATTGTTGAAAAAGGACAGCATAAGCGAGGCTTTTTAGGCGTTGATCGTTTGGACTCAGAGTTTGATTATGTTTACGATCCGATAAGATTTTTTGGGAAACATGACATTAGGCCATTTCCAAATCATCCACCAATGACTTATGGCGTTCATGTCGGGGAGATAATATGAAAATATTCAATCTTGATTTGCATATATCAGTTATTGAAGACATCAAGAGTATTCTTGGCGAGTTAGGACATGAAGTTACTAGCTGGAATATGTCTGGTCATAATTGGGTTTTGGGTAGAGGAAAAGCTTCGACCTCAGTTGTTACTCCTGAAAATTGGACGCAAATAGATCAGTCTATGTGCGATAATTTCTACAATACTTACAAAGATCAACTTTCAGTTTATGACGCATTTGTTGTTACCTATCCTCCGGCGTTTTCAATGTTGTTTGAAAAATGGAATAAGCCAATAATCGTTGTTGCTCCTATTAGATATGAACTCCCGTTCTCAACAAGACCAGAACAGTGGGAAAGATTTAATGATTTTCTAAGACGAGGAGCGGATAGCGGACAAGTTCTTTTGGCGGCGAATAGTAAGTATGATGCCGAATATGGTAAGTATTTTACTGACAGAGAGTGGACTCATATTCCTAATCTTTGCGAATATACAAGGGTTCATTATGCTCCACAAAAACGGCAGTTTTTGTATTACTCAAGATGCATGCAGTATAGTCATTACCTCGGTGGAAGCTGGATTCCGAATCTTGTTGAAAAGTCAAAGGCCCTAGGAAATGGTTATCAATGGTCTGAAAGAGTAAAATATAGGGGTCTTGTTGGAGTTCCTTACAATATCTCAACAATGAGTATTTTTGAGTTCTATAATGAGAATATGCCTTTGTTTTTTCCAAGCGTAGATCTTATGATTAGAATGAAACAGGATTTTACTGCTTATGTTCTTGCGGAGACTTCTTGGAATCAAACATGGAATATTCCAAGTGGTTCTGTTATAAGACCTGGACCTAATGATCCAAATGATTTTGCAGATTTGAACAAGTTTAAGAAGTGGCTTCCTCTTGCTGATTTTTATGACACAGAATGGATGCCTCATATACAGTATTTTGATGATTGGAATACACTTAGGGATAGGCTTGGGTCGATACATGACGATGAGTTGTTTGCTATAAGTAATAAGATGTCTCAGTTCAATGTTATTAGACGACAAAAAGTTCTTGATATTTGGACTAATTTCTTGAAGAGAGTGAAATGATATGATGGAATATGATAAGAAAATTGCAAATATGTTAATGAAGGTTAGCGATGCTAATGAGGGTTCTTTATTAAACAATACCGCTCCTTGTGTTAAACTGCAAGTTGAGCTTATTGAAAGAACGCTTGAAAAGTATCGTCCAAAGTATATTGTTGAAACTGGAACTAATAAAGCTTTCTTTTCCTTTGTGTGCTTATCTTTTCTTGATAAGTTTGCCGAACCAGTCATTATAGATACTTTTGATATGGCTGATTTTAGTTTGAAGGCCGTTACTATTGTTAATGATCATTTTCCAAAGCATAAAGTGTTTTTCCATCATGGGGATAGTCGTCAAACTTTGAGTTCGTTTTCTCCAAGACAACAAGTTGATTTGTTTTTTGTAGATGGTGGTCATTCTTATGATGTTGCTCTTTCTGATATTAGAAACGCAATAAGAATGAATCCTCCTTTGATATTGATTGATGACACCGGGGGAGAAGGCGTTTCTAAAGCGATAGATTATGAACTTATTGGTAAATATCAAATGATTGATGGAACAGAAAGAAGCGACGATAGAAAAATGCGATTGTATGCAAAGTTTTAAGGGGACTTATTATGGCTCAAGGTCAAATAAATAGAGGTAGCAATCTTGGTGAAACGATTTATAGTTTAGCCAAGAAAGATGATGTCAATGTAATTGTTGAAATTGGAACTTGGAATGGGGCTGGTTCTACGAAATGTATTAGAGATGCAGTTTTAGACAAAGGCAAGCCATGTAATGTTCTATCTATTGAAGCTTGGAAATCAATGTATGATGTTGCAATTCAAAACAATCAGCCTGCTATCGTTGGATTCAGTATTGTTCATGGTAGAATTGTTGAACTTTCAGATCTTAATTGGTTTGATCCTGCGACTTTGAGTGCAGACGAAAAGAGATGGCTTGCCGAGGATATTGAAAACTACAAGCAATGCCCAAACATTATTGACCGTATTCCTTCTAAAATTGATTTGCTTGTATTAGATGGTGGAGAGTTTAGTTCTCACGAAGAGTTTCATAAGCTTATTGATAGATCAAACTATGTTGTACTTGATGACACATTTCAAGGAACCAGGAAGTTCAAGCTTATTAGAGAAATGATTCTTGCTAATCCTGATAGATATGAAGTCTTTGGTGATATAACAAATGATAGAAATGGATACATGGTTCTAAGGAACAAACGATTCAATGCCTAAAATTGCGTTTATATCTGGTGCTGGCGGTCAAGATGCTTCATATTTAGCGGAGCATTTGATATTAGATGGATATGAAGTTCATGGCCTTGAAAGAAGTCGTTCAAAAGAAGAATGTAAGTTTGTTCCAAGTCAAGTAGTTTGGCATAAAGGTGATATTTGTGATTTCTATTTTCTTGAATCGCTATTATGCGAGATAAAGCCGTCAAGAATATATAACCTTGCTGCCCAATCAGAGGTCAGGCTAAGCTGTGATTTACCGCATCTAACGACAACAGTTAATTCAATTGGCGCTCTTAATATGCTTGAGGCATTTCGTAGATGCTGCCCTTCTTCTCGATTTTACCAAGCAAGTTCAAGCGAAATGTTTGGAGTTTCAATGGATACTGATGGGATGCAAAGGGAGTTAACCCCAATGAATCCTATTACGCCATATGGCATATCCAAACTTTACGCTCATAAGATGTGCCAGTATTATAGGTCGCATTACAATTTGTTTATTGCTAATGGCATTCTATTTAATCATGAATCTCCTCGCAGACCGGAGCGGTTTTTGACAACTAAAGTTGTAAAAACTGCTGTTGCCATAAAGTTTGGAAAAACAAATGAATTGAAAGTTGGTAATTTGGATGTCTATAGGGATTGGGGTCATAGTAAGGATTATACAAAATCTATGATTCTTATGCTTGAACATAATGTTCCCGATGATTTTGTTATTAGTACAATGAAAAGCAATTCTGTTCGTTATCTAATAGAATATGTCTTTTCAAAATTAGGCTTGGACTATGTAAAATATGTTGTTCAAGATCCTGAGTTTGTAAGAAAAATAGATCAGAAAGTAGTTCTTGGAGATTCAACGAAAGCAAGAACGGTTCTTGGTTGGCAGTCTTTATATAGTTTTGAGCAAATGATTGATGAAATGATTGATTTTTGGGTCAAAGAAATGGGAGATAGCAAATGAGTAACCATCTTGGTGGATGCGTTTTTGAGGGCGATATAGGAACTTTTGCACCTCAAGTTTGGGATAAGTTAATCGAGCTTTATAATCCAAAAACGGTTATAGACGTTGGTTGTGGTTGCGGCTATTCTTTGAAGTATTTCATGGATAAGAATGTTGATGGTATTGGAGTTGAAGGTTATAAAGAAGCCATTGCTCGATCTCCTGTTGGAGGTAATATCGTTTTACATGATTATACTCGCGGTCCTTTTGTTCCGCCGTCTAATTTTGACTTAGCATGGTGTTGCGAGTTTGTCGAGCATGTAGAAGAGAAATATAAAGCCAATTTCATGCAAACATTTGCTAAGTGCAATCTTGTTGCTATGACGCATGCAGTTCCTGGACAACCTGGATTCCATCATGTTAATTGTCAAAATGCCGATTATTGGATAACAACCTTTGCTGATTATGGCTTTGAGTATTTAGAAGAAAAGTCTTTGATGCTTAGGAAGTTGTTATTCAACGAAGATGGTTCATGGAAACCTAACGGTGGGCATGTTAGAAACACTCTTATGCTCTTCAAAAGGAAATAAGTCATGATTAGCATAGAATCGAACAGAGAGTTGTATCTATTTGACACTGTTGAAAGAGTTAGAAAGTCTCTTGATTTTGCTAAGTCTTTACCAGAGCCAAGCGTTCCTGAGCCAGTGACTTTTCATTTTTACTGGAGAGTTCCTAAAGAGTTTTCGCGCAAACAAGTTCTTCCAATAAAGTCTGCTATAGTTTCACAAAAGATGGCTAATACAAAGTTCATTCTTTGGTCTAATGTTGATTTGAAAAACAACGAATACCTTAAGCCTTTGCTTCCTTTTGTTGAAACTAGAATATGGGATATTAGCGAGCAATCCAAAAGTTCTCCGCTTGAAAATGCTAATATGCTCAAAGGCTTAATAGATGACCCTTTATGCTATCTAGGTGGGGATTTGTTTAGATTGCTTTGCCTTCATAAACATGGAGGCGTTTATATAGACATGGACGTTGTTGTATTGAGGGATTTTAGTCCAATATTGCCTTATGAGTTTATGTATCAATGGGGAGCGTCAGGTACATTTGAAAACGAACCTGTTATTCGCCAAAATGGGGCTATAATGAGACTTAAACCATATAGTCAACTTTGTCACGATTTGCTAAATGAATTAGCAAGAACACCTGCTAATCCTAATACAACTTGTTGGGGAACTGACTTGTATCATAAAGTAAGACAACACAACAAGAACTGGACTGTATTTCCTTGTGCGTGGTTTAACACTGAATGGGGCTTTGGTATTCCTCTTGAGCCATTCAAGAAAAATGCTTCTGGTAATGATAGTTCAGAGCTTTATGACGGTGCTTTTACTTGGCATTGGCATAATAAATGGGATGAACCAATTGAAGATGGATCTAAGTTTCAAATATTAGAAAGTATGGTTGACCGAAAATTTAAGGAACTAATCGGTGAGTGATTTCATAAACAGTTTTTCAGCATTTGGAGAAAGAAGAGAGGCGTATATGTCTCTCTTCCCTCTCATTATTAGAATGCACTATTCTTTGTATGTTAATCCAAAATGGAAAATACGACTTACAACTGACCGAGTTTTTGATTCAACAAGTTTTTATGGAAGACAAATTAATAGCCTTGCTAATAGAGGCCTTTTGCAGTTAAGAATTGTTCCTAATGGAGGTTCTATTTGGGAACAGTCTGTAAAAGGCATTGGTATGCTGTGGAGGCTTATGCCAGCTTGGGAAGATAATGAATATGTTTTTTGTAGAGACTTGGATTCTATATTAACTCCAAGACAAGCTAAGTTTGTTCAGAGTTTTATTGAGTCAGATAAAGCGGTTCATGGTATCAACGATAACGATGCCCATACAATTCCTCTTATGGGAGGAATGATTGGCGTTAAGTCAAAGAGATTTGTCTCGTTAGTAGGATTTTCTTCTTTTGCAGATATGATTTCTTCTTGGAGGCGAACAAGGGAAGGTTGGGATTCTCATGGGCAAGATCAATCGTTTCTAATGGAACGAATATGGCCTAAGGTTTGTAATGATTCTTTGATACATAGGATTCAAGGACCAAATGATAGATGCCATATGAAGGATTGCGTACCAGGAGTTGTTCTTGAAGGGGTTAGTCAGAAAGTTCTTGACGAAGGCGATAATTTTACCAACTACATAGGCGCTGCAAACTGTAAGAATACAACTTATGGTGAGCGAACGGTTGAGGAGATGTCTGCTTTTTATGAAGAGTATGGTAATAAAGAAATGATAGCGAAAATTAAAGAAGCAGAAAGGGCGTAATATGTTTTGGCAATGGAAGACATTTGAGGATCATAGCTTTCCTTATCTAACAGGAAATAGCTTTGCCGTACAATGCAAGCATATATGGAACTACGATGGATATAAGATAAATCCATATTCAAAACCCGAAAACTGGGTCTTTGTTAAAACAGATTACTTAGCGAATTTTTTCTCAACGATTAGATTGCCTAATCCATTTGTTCTTTTTACTCATAATAGTGATTATCCTATTAATGAATCTCATCTTAGGTATTTGGAAGATCCTAGGGTATTAGTTTGGTTTGCGCAAAATGTTGCTATAAATCATCCAAAACTTAAGCCTATTCCAATTGGCATTGCGGACGCAGGGTATTCGCATGGAGATATTTCTGCTATTAACAAAGTAAGAAGCGAAGAGAATGCAAAAGAAGTCATGTTTTACGCTAATTATAGCATTCAAAATAATAGAGCAGAAAGAGAATATTGTTTGCAGCAAACTGGTGTTCCTTTAGCTTCTGAAACTAATGGTGGTTGGAATGGTTTCGCTGGAGGATATAAGCTTCCAAATACTTTCGAAGGCTATCTTAGAGATATTAGCAAATCTTACTTTTGTATTTCCCCGAAAGGTAATGGTATTGATTGCCATAGAACGTGGGAAGCTTTGTATGTTAAATCAATACCTATTGTAACAAGAAGTCCTGTTGCTGAGGCTCATAAGGATTTTCCAATAATCATTCTTGATGACTGGTCTGATTTTAAGAAAATCAATTTTAGCAAAGAGCTTTATGATAAGATTTGGAATAATTTCAATGTTGGAGAGATTCATATGGATAATTACATGAAGAGGGTTCAAAATGTCATTAAAGCTAACACCTGAACATATACTTACAAGTTTCCATAAAGCAAAGAATAAAGAGTCAAAACTTGATTCTTTTGTTCTTTCGATTATGGGAATGTCTAGCGAACGAAATAGGCATTTTTTGAATAATCTAATGTCTGTTGACGGCCTTTCTTACTTAGAGGTTGGATGTTGGCGAGGTAGTACAGCTTGCTCTGCCCTGTATAAGAACAATATTGCAAAAAGCTTGTTGATTGATAACTTTTCAGAGTTTGGTAAAGACTTTCTAGAAACAGATAAAGAGTGGGATAATGGCGTTTCAATAAGAAACGATCTTGAGAACAATCTTTTAGCTTTCACGGACGGTAAGAGCCGTTTTATTGATGCTGACTTTTTCAAAACAGATCTTTCTAAGCATGGTAAGTTTGATGTTTTCTTCTATGATGGTTGTCATGATTTTGAACCTCAAAGCAAAGCGCTAGAATATGCGATTGATAGTCTTTCGGATACTTTTTTGTTTATAGTCGATGATTATTCGTTTCCTGTTGTTAAGTCAGCAACTAAGCATTCTTTGGAATCTTTATCTTCAAAAATCAAGATTCAATATTCTCTTGAGTTGGAAAGAGAAGAACCGATAAAAGAATGGTGGTGGCATGGACTCTATATTGGATTGTTGAGTAAAGTATGAATCATTTCTATAAAACAATTCCTGGGTATTTTGATTACGAAGACGTTTATTCTAAGATTGTTTCTTGGGCAAAAGACGACTATCTTTTTGTTGAAATAGGGGCTTGGTACGGACAAAGTACCGCTTATCTTGCTGTTGAAATAATAAACTCAGGTAAACGCATAAAGCTTGATGTTGTTGATACATGGAAGGGTTCTGAGCAAATGTATGATCCTTCTAATGGGGCTTACGATGAAACACTTGTTCGTAATGGTACTATTTTCCCAGAGTTTTTGAATAATATGGCTCCTGTTCTTCATATTATGAAACCTATAGAAATGGATTCTGTTCTTGCTTCTGCTCGCTATGCTGATTCTTCTATAGATTTTGTATTTATAGATGCAGAACATAAGTATGAGTTTGTTATACAAGATATTAAACATTGGTTGCCTAAAGTTCGTAAAGGCGGAATTATTGCCGGTCATGATTATGGCTGGGAGGGTGTAACTAGGGCAATTAACGAAGTTTTTGGACAGGGTAATTATTCAACTAATGGTCAATGCTGGTTAGTCGAGGTTTAAGGAGTTATTATGTTCGATCTACTAATTAAGTTTCCAACAAGAGGGCGACCGGATAAGTTTCGTAATCAATTTGACAAGTATTACAGTATGTTATCGGGTGAGCTAAAGGTAAAGTTCGTTGTTTCTATGGACATTGATGACCACTGGATGAATAACGATGATATGAAATGGTGGCTAAGTTCTGCGAATGGCGGTAGACAACATATTTTCTACTATTATGGCAACTCGAAAAGTAAGGTTCAGGCAATAAATGCAGACATGCATCATCATAATGATTGGAAAATTCTTTTGCTAGCAAGCGATGATATGACTCCTATAGAAAAGGGTTATGACAAGATTATATTTGACGATATGGCAAAGAATTTTCCCAATTTTGACGGAGCTTTACATTATAGCGATGGAAGGGTTGGTCAAAGGCTGATTACTCTTTCTATCATGGGAAAGCCGCTGTATGACTATTTTGGGTATATTTATCATCCTAGCTACGTTAGCCTCTATTGTGATAATGAGTTTCATGATTCTGTTTATGCCATGAATAAGGCCGTATATCTTGATAAGGTCATAATCAAGCATGATTGGGTTGACTATACAGGCAAGGATCAGCTTCATATGCGAAACGAATCGTTTTACCGGCAAGATGGAAGAACATACGAGCGCAGAAAAAGATCCAACTTCAATCCCAGATTACCTTGATATTTGGTGAAATGCGCAATTACTCCCTGTACTAACTCCGAAAAATATATGTTCAGTCATATAATGGAGAATATGTATGAGGAGAAAGGTAGAGAAGAACGAGTCTAAGCCAAGTAAGGTTGCCAAAAAGACAAAAGACGTTAAACCAATCAAAAGAGGTAAGCGCAAACCAAAGGTAATCAAGCTAAAAGAAATTGGTATGGAGATGGACAAGATCTATGCCATAATTAGTTATTGCCAAATAAATAGGGTCGAACAAGAGTTAGTCATAGATCCGGTAGATTTCCCTGTAATAGAGAATATTCTCCGAGACGGAGAGATGGCTTTTACCAAATCTTCTCAAAATGATGGTATTCATTATCTTATACAGCCTCCTCCAGAAATTGAAGTCTTGGACGAGGCTTTTATCTTTGACGAAGAACTAGAAAATGAACTTAAAGACGATGAACAATGCTTTTGAAAGGTAAATAATGAAAGTTCTAGTTACTGGCGGAACGGGCATGGTTGGGAAGGCCCTGCAAAGAATTTTTCCTAATGCAACCTATCTAAGCTCTATGGATTGTGATTTGAGAGATGCAAGAGGGGTTAGTGGTTTGTTTTTCTCTCATAAACCTGACGCCGTAATCCATCTTGCAGCAAGAGTTGGAGGTATCAAGGATAACTCTGATTTTCTATACGATTACTTTGTTCAGAATCTTAGAATCAATACTAATGTTATCAATGCTTGTGTTGAATTGCGAGTTCCGAAGGTCATTGCTCTTTCAAGCACATGCGTTTATCCGGCAGTTGTTGAGTCTTATCCGATTAAAGAGGAGGTTCTTCATAAAGGCTATCCAGAAAAAACAAACTATGGCTATGCTTTTGCCAAAAGAATGATGCAGGTACAGATAGAAACAGCCAAGCAGCAGTATGGTTTGAACTGGACAACTGTTTATCCTAGTAATCTTTATGGTCCTTATGACACGTTTGACTTGCAAAAAAGTCATGTCATTCCTGCGTTGATGCTTAAGTTTCATAATGCTGTAAAAGAAGGTAAGGATACTGTTGAGGTTTATGGAACAGGTTTGCCTTTGCGACAGCTAACATATGTTGACGATCTTGCTAAGATGCTTTTGCGCATTCTTAATTCTGATATTAGTGGCGATTTTAATTTTGCAAATCCAAGAAACTATTCTATAGCAGAGATTGCTCAGTCAGTTGCAAGAGTTACAAACTATTGGGGTGGTATTTATTACAATGGAAAGCTTGACGGTGTTCATAGAAAAGATGTAGATATTTCAAAAATATCAAGTGTTTTTGCTCTTGAACCGTTTACTGATTTGGACGAAGGACTTAAGAAAACATATGACTGGTATCTTCAGCAAACTTTAGAGAAAGAGAGAGTATGAAAAAGGCACTAATAACTGGCGTTTCAGGGCAAGATGGTTCTTATCTTGCAGAGTTTTTATTATCCAAAGGATATGAAGTTCATGGAACTCTGAGAAGGTCTAGTTCTTTCAATACAGAGAGAATAGACCATATTTTTGATAAGCTACATTTGCATCATGCAGATTTGCTTGATCAAACGAGTATATCTGGAGTTATTAACGAGACTCGACCAGATGAAATATATCATCTTGCAGCTATGTCTCATGTCAAGGTTAGTTTTGAGATACCTCATTATACCGTAGCCTCAACCGCTCTTGGTACATTGAATATACTTGAATCTGTAAGATCTTTGGGTCTTAATTCTAGAATATATAATGCTTCGTCTAGCGAGATGTTTGGAGCGGCATCTCCTCCTCAGAACGAATTAACAACTTTTTTACCACAAAGTCCTTATGCATGCGGAAAAGTCTGCGCTCATTATTTGACAAGAAACTATAGAGAATCATACGGTATGTATGCATGTAGTGGTATTCTTTTCAATCATGAAAGCCCTAGAAGAGGCGAAACGTTTGTTACGAGAAAGATAACAAGAGCAGTTGCAAGAATTAAAGCTGGATTACAAACAGAACTTCGTCTTGGCAATCTTGACGCTAAGCGAGATTGGGGTTATGCAAAAGAGTATGTTGAAGCGATGTGGCTTATGCTTCAGCAAGATAAACCTGAAGATTTTGTTGTTGCAACAGGTCAGAGTTATAGCGTTAGAGATTTTTTGCAAGAAGCTTTTTGGAGGGTCAATCTTGATTGGGAAGATTATGTCGTTATTGACCCGAAGTATTTTAGACCCTCAGAAGTGAACTTTTTGCTTGGCGACCCTTCAAAAGCCCGTGAAAAGCTTGGATGGGTTCCGAAAACTTCTATGAAAGAGCTTTGTCATCTTATGGTGGATTCCGATATTCGCCAGCTTGGAAAGACGATTGATGTTGTATAAGGAGCTAAATACATGCTGATTAGAACTGTAGAGAACTTTTTTGGACCAGACGGCGAAAGAATCGAAAGATTGACTCTTGTTGACGCGGACAGCGGGATGACTCCTACTGACGAGCAAATAGCTGCTGAACTTAAGGAACCAGAACCAAGAGTTGTCCATCTTGGAGTTATTCTTATCCCCGTTGGCGTTCATGCGCCTGGTCCTGACGGACGACCAGTGCTTATAGATGTTCGTCCGCAAGAGGTTCGATTCCCAATTGAGAGCGAAACCCTCAAAGAGGCTTACGAGAAGTTCCCAGAGCTTGCAAAGCAAGTTATTGACGATTTGCGCAAGAAGCAGGAAGATAAGGCTAAGAGCAAGCCCGATATCATTGTTCCTAATGCCGCTCAATCCGAGGCAATCAATAGATTGAAGCTTGTAACTCCCGAGTAAGGAATAAGCAACATGAAGTTTGAAAATGCTGCTGGTGAGCAATATTGGCCTTCGTCTTGGTTAACATTCAATGATGTTCTTCTAAAGCCACAAAGGTCTCCATTCAAATCAAGAATGGATAGTCGTATTAGCCTTATTTCGCATCTTGCTGAAGGAGTGTCTTTAGATATTCCGTTTATCAGCGCCAATATGGATACCGTAACTGGTTCCAAGATGGCAAAGGAAATGTCTGAGCTTGGTGGCTTGGGTATTCTTCACCGTTTCTACCCGTCTCTTGACGAGTATAAGAAAGAGATAGAAAAAGTCCATAAGTCATGTAGTTATACGGCATTTAGTGTTGGTTGCGGAAATAAATGGATTGAGTTTGCTAATGATATAGTAGAAAAACTAAATTCGGAATTTCCGTCAAAGATGATTATTTGTCTTGACGTTGCTCATGGTCATATGGAGCAAGCTATAGAAACTGTTACCGAATTAGCGAAACTTGAAAGGGTTTGCGTTATTGCAGGTAATGTAGCAACCCCTGAGGGTGTTATTGATTTAGCTGCGGCTGGCGCTCATTGCGTCAAGGTTGGAGTTGGTTCCGGTTCTGTTTGTACAACAAGAATAGTTACAGGTCATGGCGTTCCTCAGCTTTCGGCTATTATAAGCGCTAGGCAAGCATTAGAGGGAGAAGGTTTTTCTAATGTTGGAATTATAGCTGACGGAGGTATTAGGAATGGCGGAGATATTATCAAAGCCATTGCTGCTGGGGCTGACGCTGTAATGTTGGGAAGTATGTTGGCCGGTTGCGACGAAACGCCTGGTGAGATATTTACAACCAAGGACGGGTCTTTCAAGATGTATCGAGGACAGTCTTCGAAGCATTTTTTGAAGGATATAGGTAAGATGGGCGTTGCTGCTGAGGGCGAGTCTATCGAGATAAAAGCAAAAGGCTCTGTCAAGGAAGTGATTTCAGAACTTGCAGGAGGCATTAGATCGGGTTTGACTTATTCTGGAGCTTCTGATTTATACGATTTACAGAGCAAGGCTGTGTTTTTAGAGATTTCGCATCATGGTTGGGTCGAAAGCACTCCTCATGCGATAACAAGAGTTCATTGAAGTTGCTAACGTAGCGGCTTCTCAAGTTTGATCCTTTTGGAAGAAGTAAATGAAAGCGCATTACGAAAAAGTTGTTCGAACTGTTTGCGGTGATAACTGGAATACGAATGAGGTTAGTCTCGACGAGAGAGATGGTGGCTATGGAGTTGCTATTTGTCTTGCGCAGCTTGTTCGACCATCAAATAAGCTAATGGACATTGCCGAAACAATCGGCTGTCCTCCTCAGTATATAGAAATCGCTTATAAGCGACTCCAGATTAATGGGGTTCTCTCAGCAAATTCTCCTATTCTTAGAGATCCTGAGTTGATTATGAATGATGATATGACTGATGCTGAAATGGACCGCTCTGTTAAGGCGTGGTGCCATATCGCCGGACTTGCTTCTGGCTTTATTGGTGTTGCTCCTTCTAGGCAGGATCTTATGGCAAGAAGGGGAGCGAGATGAAATGCCTATTTCCTGGGCTTCAAAACTTGCGATTGCCTTCATAAGGCCATTTAGATCTTATGTTGACGGTTATAGTTTATTCAAAGGCGAAAAGGCTCAAGTTGAAGCTGATATAAGAGCTAAGATTGATGCTATTGCTGAGAATGCGAGAAGCCGCAACCCGGATATAGATGAAGAAAGGCTTGAGTATACTAAAGAATGCCTCATAGCTATCAATATGAAACTCATTGATAGTTATGATAAGAGTTATGGAGATATCCTAACTGAGGTTTTGGATAAGCTCACTATAGATCTTGAATCCGAAATAAAGAACTCTTTCAATGGAGAAGAGCAGGAAAAGCTAATAGAACTAGTGTCGAATCCTGTTTTTCAAAAGTTGTTGCAAAATCAGAAACTGTTTGGTTTACTTAAGAAAAGCGAACTAGATTTGGAATACAAGCTTCGTCTCAAAACTATGGTTGACATTTCAAGCACTAAGGGCGTTGAAGAAATGAAGAATCTTCTTCGTGATTTGAAGAAGAAGAGGCAACAAAGAGACGATGAGGACGAGAATGGTTTTGATTTTCCTCCAGACGAGGAAGGTCAGAATGATACAGACTTTTGGAATTAACCAAGGCAATTAGAAAGGAAATCAAGAATGAGTGTATCAACGATTCGCAAGAGAGTTATCAACTCCAAGAGGCATACGGTTGGTTTTGTTTTGACGGGAAATAAGAGGGTCTCCAGAGCCGAGGCTGTTCGCATGGCGCGTCAGTCAATGATCGGCGGTGTTAGAGTGGTTCGAAGCTCGCAAGGAACGTACTTGCAAAGCACAACGGATCGTAATTTGTACGATCTTCCAACAGTCAGTAACTGAGTATTTGAGTGATTATGCCTGGTTAGTTCAAAAGGCGTGAGGATTTGTTTCCTTACGCCTTTTTTGTCGAAATGATGTTATGGCAAAGTACCTCGTTATAGTTGAATCGCCTGAAAAGGCTAAGAAAATAGGCGGATACCTTGGTAAAGATTACAAGGTAATGGCTTCAGTGGGTCATGTTATAGACCTGCCTTCAAAGGGACTTAACGTAAACATCAAGAAGAATTTTGAACCCAAATACGATGTCATGCCGGGTAAGGAAGATGTTGTTAAGGCTATTGTAAAGGCCGCAGAAGATGTTGATGAAGTTTATCTTATGAGCGACCCAGATAGGGAAGGGGAAGCGATTGCTTGGCATCTCAGCCGACAACTTCCTAAGGGTATTCCGTTCAAGCGAGCAAAGACAAATAGCATTACAAAGCAAGCGGTTCAAGACGCAATCAATAATGCTCATAGTATAGATTATGACCTTGTAGATAGTTATGAAACAAGGCGAATTCTTGATAGGCTGGTAGGCTATAAGTGTAGCTTCATTACAACTTCTGCCACAGGCGGTAAGTCCGCAGGAAGAGTTCAAAGCGCTGCTCTTAGAGTTCTTGCCGAGAGAGAAAAAGAGATACAGACGTTTGTTCCTCAAGAGTTTTGGGAAATCGACGCTGAACTTTTAACTCCAAAGAAAGAGAAAATTGTAGCCTCTCTTGTTGATCCTGATAAAATGGATGTCAAGAATAAAGAGCAGGCCGATGTTATTGTCGCTGCAATTAAAGGCAAGGTTGCTAAGGTTTCTAAGTACGAAAGCAAAGAGGTCTTTGTTTCGCCAAGAGCGCCTTTTACAACTTCAACGCTTCAACAAACAGCAGCTTCTGTTCTTGGATGGGATCAGGATAAAACAATGAGAGTCGCTCAATCGTTGTATGAAAATGGTCATATAACGTACATGAGAACCGACTCTGTAACAATCGTTCCGCAGTTTATCTCTGATACTAGAACATATCTTCAAGCTAACTTTGACAAAACTTATTTACCAAAAACAGCAAACGTATATTCCAACAAAGCTGCTGCTCAGGCTGCTCACGAAGCCATACGACCTGTTGACGTAACTGTTACTCAGGTTTCTTCTGACACTGATTCAAGAAAGCTATATGATTTGATTTGGCGCAGGACTGTTTCAAGTCAAATGGAGAAGGCTAAAAACCTATCCGTTTCTGCTCGTTTCAAAGTTGGCAAATATGAACTAGGCGCAACAGGTAGCGTCTCTTTGTTTGACGGATGGAAAAAAGTATGGCACTGGTCTGCTGGTGAAGATAAGCCTTTGCCTCTTTTGAATGTTGGTGATGATTGCGACGTTATTGATGTTACTTCTGAACAGAAGTTTACTCAGCCGCCTTCTCGTTATACCAAATCTTCGATTACGAAGATGTATGAAGAAACTGGCATAGGAAGACCTAGCACTTATGCAAGTATAACCAAAACACTTAAGGCTCGACAATATATTGAGCTTGCTGGTAATTCGTACAAAGTAACTGATCTTGGTATGAAGGTTTGCGACTTCCTTGTTAAGTCAAAGTTCTGTTTTATGGACTTGAACTTTACTTCTGATATGGAAGGTAAACTTGATAAGATTGGTGATAAAGAGCTTAAGAAGTTGGACGTTCTGACTGATTTTTGGGATAGACTAAAGAATGATATTGATTTTGCTACCCAAACCAAGAACAATCTTGCTGTAACTGACTTTGATTGTCCTAAATGTAAGACCAAGCTATTGCTGAAACATGGTCGTTTTGGCGATTTCTTTGCTTGTCCTGTTAAGGAATGCAAGTTTACAGCAAATGTTGGCGAAGACGGCAAACCTAAGGAAAAGGTTGTTGTTGAAAAGGTGTATTGTAAAGACAACTGCCCTACTTGCTCTTCCAAGATGATTCTTAGAAAGAGTAAGTTTGGAGAGTTTTATGGATGCGAAAAGTATCCTAAATGCAAGGGTATGAGAGGGGCTGACGGAGAGGAAATAAAGCCCAAGCCGCCTGGCGAAGGATTCAAACGAAGATTCTTTAAGGGGAAGAAGAAATGAGCGATAATCTTGAATGGAATGTAACTTCGATTCCCGCTCAAAGTATTAACGGAACTGTTTTTTCTGTTACTGTACCTGTTAGCGGTCCTCCAGTGTTTTCTGGCACTCCTTTTGACGGTTCTGTAGTTGTTTATGCCAATGATAATTCCGCGCTTTTTAATTCCGAAGACGATATAAGTATGAATGTCAAAATTGATCATTCTGATATAGCAACTATTAGATCGATAATGACGTTTATATACAATGAGTTTGGAAATGTTCATTCTAAGGTTTTCAATCTCAATTGTTTCTTTTATCTTGGCAAAGATAATGAGAAAATGTGTTTTCAACATCTAAAGAGTCTTCCTGTTTTTAGAATGTCTTTTCCAAAGCATTCTTCAAATTCTATTTTGTTCCATTCTGATTGGGATGGTCATCCTAAGGTTTTTGAAGGATGGGATATGATTGAAGAACAAAGTCTAAACGGCGGAGCAATTACCCACAAAGTTAAGAATTCATTTGTTATACCAGATGTTAGTAGAATATCTGTGTACAAATGGGGTTTTGAAGTTACTAATGAATCAGGTTCAGTTCAACTTATTGCTATTATGGCTTATGCCTTAGAAACAAAGTTTGACGCGCAGCTTGGAAAAGTTGGATGGAGACCTCCATTCAAACAAGAACTAATAGAGAAAGAACCTGATTTTATGAAACCAACTGCTGAATGGAGAAAAAGCAATGAAGGGTGAAATCCGAGGATTGAAGGCTGGTGAGTATTTGAGTAAGGACGGAACGCTACTATTGCGTCTAAAGAAGACAGATAATGGTGTAACGATTGAAATAGCAGACTTTGATGCCGACATATTCTATGCCGCAAACGTTGACGGCAAAGAAGTAAAGTTTGAATGGGGCAATGTAACTCCAAGCTCCCTAACTGACAAAGGAATGCAAGATGGCGAAGATTAAACCAGAATACAAGGAACTGCCAGAGTTTGTTGAGATTATGCAGAAGGTTCTAGATCGTTATCCAGGTGTTTTTCCTGATATTGATCCTGATCAAATTGCTGCTGTTCAGATTGTAAACAAGCCTCGGCCCGAAAAGAAGAACCAAGTTTGGGATCTTAAGCCGGTAAAGGCTCCTGTTACCTTGTTCTGTCCCAAGGTCTATTTTGTTGTTCTTTACTCTAGCGATTGGGACGTATTTGATGAGGCTCGTAAGGCTGCTGTTGTTGCAGACGTTCTGTTCTCGATTTCTCCAACCGTTGATGGCGATACCATTCCGTTTGACAAGAGAGACCATAGCATTATTCTTAGAACGCTTGGCGTTGACTACATGAGCGAGCCTGTCATTGCTAATATTCTCGAAGAAAACGTTGATTGGAAACAATAAGGAGAGATGAATGAAGTATCAACTTTGGAATCAAGACGAGTACGGAACAGGATCTATTGTTGGCACGTTTGACTCCGCTGAAAAAGCGATTGCTCAGGCGAGGCAACTGGTAACTTCTGCTAACTTTGGTAATTCGTTGTCTGCTCTTGAGCAGATGCGCAACATAGAGAGTTATTTTGTCGAAGTTCTTGGAAAGAAGAATACCATAGACAGTAATGTTGTCTATGGTGGTAATAGACGAGGCGGTAAGTTTGTTACTTATAAGGTTGGCTCTACTGATCCTGTAGAGTTTGCTCCTGAGAAAGCTTCCGTTAGAATCTATGTTGGCTCAAAGTTTACAAACAAAGGGGCAGCTAAAGAAGAGGCTAAGATTTACATGACTGATGATAAGGGCAATCTTATCTCTAGTATGAATCATAAGTCATTAGCAGGTAAGTCTGTTTACTTTGTTGTACCGTTGGCTTGAACGGAGGCTCGACATGACAGTGGTTCTTGGCTTTTCTGGTAAAAAGCAAAGCGGTAAAGACACTTTGCTTAGCAATATAACTCCGCACCTAAATGGAACTGTTAAGAAATACAGTTTTGCTGACGGACTCAAGAATTTTCTTGTAGACGTTATGGGCTTGCGACCTGAGCAGGTTTGGGGAACGGACGAACAGAAGAATACAAAGACAAACTACCTTTGGGAAAACTTCCCTGATTTTATGAGATGGGAAAATGGAGGTAGATGGGTTGATTTTGGAGGCAGACAGCTAACAAATCAAGTCCCTCTTTTTGAAAGTTCAATCGGCTATGGCGATTTTTCTCCAGAAAGATTGTATTGGTCTCTTAAGCATTCTGGCGGAGCCGTTCCTGTTAATCTGAAGTCTGGCAATATGTCTGGCAGAGAACTTATGCAAGTTCTTGGAACGGATATATGCAGAAGGATGTTTAGTCAGTATATCTGGGTCCATGCGACTTTTAGGCTTATTGCAAAAGAGAAAGTCGATTATGCGATTATCCCTGACCTAAGGTTTCCTTCTGAGTTGAATGGAGTTCAGCAACATGGAGGCCTTGTTGTGAGGCTAACCAGAGACGTTAGCCAAGGTGACGAACATCCAAGTGAAACCGCTCTTGACGGCTATGATTGGTCTCTTTTGGGGGATAGGGTGATTATCGTTCCGCCAGACTTGGGAATAGTCGAAACAAAAGACGTAGTTTGGGAATGGTTGCAGAAGAAATTAGGAAATCAAAATGAGTGTTCTAGCCAATAAATACAGACCCAAGAAGATAGCTGATCTCATTGGGCAAGAGTCCGTTACAAGGATTTTGACCAATACGATTATGTCAGGCAAGCTTCATCATGCTTATATTTTCTGCGGTAAGTTTGGTTGCGGAAAAACTTCGAGCGCAAGAATCTTTGCTGCATCTGTAAATGACAAGAAAGGCATGAGCCTTACGCCTGATTTGAATGATCCTGATATTCAGGCAATCTTTGAAGGTAAGTCTGTTGATGTTATGGAGTTTGACGCTGGCTCAAAAGGTAAGATTGAAGAAATCAGAGACCTAAAGGAAGCGATACGTTATTCTCCTATAACTCTTAGGCATCGTTTTGTTATTATTGACGAGGCTCATCGTCTGACTGGCGCTGCTGCTGAGGCTGCTCTTAAGATGATTGAGGAGCCGCCGCCAAACTGCATTTTCATTCTTTGTACAACCAATGCGGAAGATTTGAAGGACACGATTCATAGTCGCTGTATGCCCTTGCGATTTAACAAGGTTTCTTGGGACCAGTTGTATATGAATCTTGTTCGAGTTGCAAAGGCTGAAGGTCTTGATTATGACGAAGCTGCGCTACGAATTGCAGCCAAGCTGTCTAAGGGTTCTGTTAGAAACTCTCTACAGAATTTACAGACAATGCTTACCTTTGCAAATGGATCAAAGCTTTCTGCTGAAATTGCGCAACAAGCATTAGCAGCAGTTGATGAGAACAAATACTTCGATATTGTCGATATGATCCTTAAACCCGACGCCGGAGAGGCTATGCGCATCATTGACCAGACTTTAGGTGATGGGCGCGAAGTTGGGGAGGTTCTTGATGGACTCGTTGGACATATTAGAACATTATTGGTCATAAGGACCGCCAAAGACACTTCAAAGCTTTTGTTTCTGACTGAAGAAGAGAAAAAGAGATTCGTTGTACAATCGCAATCTACATCTGTTCCATTGCTAATACAGATGATAGACTTGCTTGGGGAAGTTATGAGAGGAATCTCTCTAAACATAAATCCTCAAACGATGTTGGAAAAGTTTGTTGTTTGCTCAATTATCTTCAACAGGACGGAGGCAAAAGCGGCATAAGGTTATCAACTGATGCCCAGACCAAAGAAAAATACAAAGAAGGCTGGAGCAAAAAGAGTTAGCAAGACATTATCAGCGGAAAAGCAAAAACTACTTGCTGATAAGGAAAAACTAGAACAAGATTACCAAAATAATCTAAGATGTATCAAACTGATCAATAATATCAGGAAAACGAAAGACGAAACAGAGGCAAATAAGGCATTTGAAGAGTTATTATCAATGCTTTTGCCTAAGATTCAGAAGGTAGTTTCTAAGTTTAACATACCTGGATATGAGTATTCAGATATCTTGCAGGAAGCTCTTTATGCTCTCCGCTATAAAGCAATCAAAGATTATGACAAGGCCAGAGGTACAGGCGATGGCCCTGCGCCGTTTGATAAGTTCGCTCTTTTATGCATAAGAAGACATTTAGCCACAGAGTTCAAGTCTTCTTATCAAAACAAGAAAAGAGTTCTTAATCAATCGGTTTCCATATACAAAGAATCCTCAAGAAATAGTGATAACGAAGAAGAAGTTTCGTTATCTAACATCATTTCAGATCCTGACGCTCTTGATATTTGCGAACTCACAGCAGAAAATGAGTATTACAAAAACTTGCAAGATTTATTGTTGTCGTCGCTTTCTAGTTTCGAAAAAGAAGTGTATCTTTTGTATGCACAAAAATACTCTTACGAAGAGATAGCTGAAAAAATCAACAACAAAAGGTCTAAAGTTAGAGTGAATATCAAGGGGGTAGACAATGCTCTTAGCCGAATAAAGCATAAGGCCAGAGAAATTCTGACGAAGTACGAAGAAAAGAAGTAACAAGGAGATAACGATGAAGTTTACGGCTCAAGTTGGCGGTTTGCTCAAAGGTTTGAAGCCTGTTTTGGTTGTTGCAACGAAAGGAATTTTGAAAGACTACCAGTTTGGCGGTCTAATTACCTTGAACGTTGTCAATGGCTATATTCAGGCAATTGCGGACGGCGGTAAGGTTAGCGCTACGAATGAAATTGGCAATGATACCTATAGCATTGATTATGTCTGCGATATGGACGGAACAGTTACTGTCAATGCCGTAGACCTTGAGAATGCTCTTTCTTCGTATGCTCCTTCTGATAAGATATCTTGTGAGCTTGTTAATGGTTCAACGGTAAAAATCTCCAGCATAACTGATAGCGATGAAGTTCAAACCATGCCGGTTGTTGGAACTCCATGTCAGTTCCATGACATAAATGCTGACGGACAAAAGCCGACGAAGCTTTCTATTCGTAGAGATATTTTCCAGAGCTACGCTAGCAAGATTATGTTTGCTTATGGAGACCAAGAACAGTATAAGCAGTTTACTTATTGGGTTCTCCGTTCATTCGGAACAAATTCTCTACGATTTGTTTCTGGTACAGGAACAATCTTTGCTGTCGCAGAGGTTGATGGAGCTAATATGACTGATGCTAAGGGCGACATTAAGATGTTGTTCCCTAATGAGCAAACAACAATCCTGCTTGGCATGCTTAAGGAGCTTACTTGCGATAAGATTTTGATTGAATCTGGCGAGCGATACATTTGCGTTACTTGCGGAGCAATCAGAGTCAATATTTATTCTTGCGATCCGAATGTTGAATGGCCTGACGAGAACCGCTTCCTCAAGAGAGACAGCAAGTATAAGCTGACAACGAAGGCTGCAAATTGGAAGAATGCAATCAAGGGTATTCTTGCTACAAACAATGTAGACCTCAAAGAAGAGAATAAGGTTCATAACTGCGTTCTCAATATTGACCTTTCTAAGAAGGTTATCAACGCAAAGACGGACCATACGCTGAAGTCTTCCAGAAAGGTTCCGATTGAGGACATTGGAACAAATGAGACGACAAAGGAAGTCAAGATCAACTGTGTTTCTAAGTATATGAGCGAGATTATCAATCGTTCTAATGACGAGGAATACTTGCAGTTTGAGATCGAGGACGCTAATCAGCCTGTTGTTGTAAGACATTATGCTGACCCCAATGGCGTTGGTAACTACTTGGCCTTCAATAAGCCAAGCGAAGACGGTCTTCAGGAAAGATACTCAGTGTTCTTTGCAACGCTGAAGGATTGAGTGGATTGTTGCAGTCAGAAATGGCTGCAACAGTTTTATTATGGCTGAAAATAAGAACAATGCAGCGTGGGTAAGCGG